TCGTCGGTATCATTACCTTATTATATCTGATTATACCTCTACTGGATGACGTAGCGTCGCATGACGCGCCGCAATTATTTTTACATCCGCTTACACATGCGGTACTACATGTAGTACCGCATCCACATTCAATAGCCATTTATTCAGCCTCAATTCTTTTTATTACCTTTATCTCCGTTAGTATTTGCGGTATTATGATTATTTCCATTAGGCGAGTATGAATTATTAGCACATGCTGCCGAACAGGTTTTATTACAACCTCCAGCACATCCTCCCTTACAGGAACCAGTACAACCTGATCCACAACTTGTACTACATCCACTACACTGTCCAGTACATGCAGATCCACAAGCACGTGTGCATATAGAGGAGCATCCATCACTACACCCAGTAGGGGTTGATGGGCCGCCAGGATTATTTGATGATGATCTACATGTTGATGAGCACGATGTCGTACAATTACCGTTACATGATGGAGCCTGGTTAACTGTTGAACTCGTAGCAGTATCTTTACAGCCACCAGTACATGTATCTGTGCATCCTGTACTAGCACCGCCTGTAGCACTACCAGTACATCCAGCGCATGTACTCGTACACGATTCTTCGCACGAATCATGTTTCTTGGTAGCGAATCCCGTACACGATTTCCAACAACCGCCATCACATTTACCGTTACATCCGCCAGTACAACCTGTACCACATCCATTGGTACATTTATTTTCACACTTACCCGTGCACGTGCCACTACATCCTTCACACGTACCACCACATCCATTACATGTTGTAGTACAAGCTCCACATGAAGTACATGCTACATTACAGGCAGTTGTACAAGCACCACAACCAGTACAACCATTGGTACATTCCTCACTGCAACCGTTACAGGTATTGATACATGTCATCATACATAGACCGGAACATGCAGATCTACATGAGATGGCACCGTTTCTGTCAGTATTAAGTGGGTTAGAAGTTGCAAGCATATCCTCGCTCTGAAGAAGCTTTATAAATGCGAGAAGTTCATTATATTCGAATGAATCAGGGATAGGGTCGGCCACTTCAACGAGGATAAGGTCTCCCTTATCACAAATATGAAGTAATGGGTCAATCGTTTTAGCACCCTGCTCCTGCGTAATAACATCATGAGTTCTTGGCACTACACTGAAATCATAAGCATCTTTAGAGAATTCGGTCATACGGCCATATCCGCCGCGACGCATCATCTCTTGTTTAATTAACGCTTTAAGTTCTTTCGCCTGGTCAGGCGTTACATGAAGAATCATTATAATCCTCCTTCTTATAAAATTAGAACCCAATGCAATTATAATTGCATTGGGTCCATTTATAATTATTTTGTCATTCTAATCCTATCCACTAACTTCCGGTGTCGGTGTTATTGATGGAGTACCCATGATAGTTTCATCGGGTTCAGCAGTAATAGGATTGTCCTTAATATTCTCACCCCAAATAGCATGGATTGGAACCCAAGCTCCATCATAATAAAATTTGAGGACAAACTGAGGTGTCTGAATCCACATCTTCTCAGTATCGGCTGGAGGTGTTGCTCCGAACACCCAGTTAGCTGCAGGGGCAGCACCGATTGGACGCCACTTCTTATGTGTGGTATCATAATAGTTGAGAGTTGCGGGATGATACACGTTTTCAGTATCCTTATTAAGCCATGGTCTTTCCAGGTCATGGATAGACATCCATACATCTTTGGTATAATAAGCCAATGCCGGTGGAATCAATCTCTTCCATGTCCCACCGGGATACTTATTAGTTGAACCTGGTGGCGATGGTGGCACTACAATGGCCTCTTCGTAATGTGGGTCATCTACACCATCGGATGTTCCCATACAGTGGTACAATTTGAAATTTTGTGTATATGAATTCTTATGATTGGGGTCAGCGATTGGACCGGCGGCTGGTACTTTATACCAAAGCACCTGATTCTCCACCGGAGGTTCTACGCTCTGCACGAATCCGCCGCCACCTCCGACTGCAACGAACTCATTTACGAATTCGCCCTTATCATCATTATAGACAATAGTCTGCTGATTTTCGATTAAGCATTTCCCCTGAGCATCATACGCAATATTTACTGGAACCTCATTGAGGAAATTTGCATTGTCAAATTCAGTCCACATGTCATAATAGCTAGGCATCCACTGAGTCGCATAAACACCCCATTCGAGCTTAGGAAGAGCAAAATGAGCAAGCGTGAGTCTGTTTACACCAAATGCGATCTTAACATATTTAGCGTTAAGATACTCATTGGTAACAGTAACAGATATTCTCTCCCAAGTTTCGGAATTTGGCTGGATTATTTCTTCGTATTTGGAGCCATTGATTCTCTGATGATTTGCATCTTCGAATGTGATCTGGATAAATACTGATCCATCCTTCGTGGTATTAGATACAAAAGTGGATGCAGTATATGTCATTCCATATATTGCTTCTGTACAATATGCATTGGACTGAGCAACTACTACTGATTCAGTAAGACTTATCAGTTTAGACGCGTCCATCTTAAACGCTGGTCTATCACACAGTGTCTTAGATGTATCTCTAGTGGCATAGGCTGCGTGAGTTGTACTCCATGCATCAAAACCACGCACAAGACCTGTATTATCGGCAAGATTAATATTACCAATAACAAGATTATCGATGATAGACTTAAGATGTCTACCCATATTAGCAGATAACGCAGCATCCGCTCTTTCAGACTTCAGATGGTCGATAACATCTACCTTCTGCACACCAAGGTCGATATGCTTCCAGCTATAGTCCTTAGAACCATCTGCAAGGTCAAGATCTCTGTAATAAAGGTGTGCACCAATGTACAGTCTCTGCCAGTGGTGATTACCTTCATAGGAAACCTGTAAGAAAATTGGAGATACCGAGGTTGTCTTGAAGAGAGTCTGCCAAGGCATCTCAATCTCAACATTATCGGGTCCAATATCATAATAGAAGAATATAGTATATTTACCAGGGATAGTAATCTGGAAAAGGTTCTCAGGCATATCCTGAGTCTCACCGATAAGATAACATCCTGGGTCAACATTCTCCTGATATGTATTACCAAGAATTCTGCCGACGGCAAGGTCTATCTCGTGACCGGTGTATAAGCTTTTATAAGCACCCATATCTAGTCACCTACCTTAGAACGACAGCATATATGGATCGATGGGATCATTTTCATCTTCCATAGTGGTTATCTTCTCTATGAATTCAGTTGTGCAATACTCATAGAAGTATTTCTTAGTATTTGGATTATATCTGCGCACTTTAAGTACATCAGTATCGCCGATCGTTTCGAATTCGATATCATCCTTGGTGAGCATTGGATAACCAGTGCCCGGGACATATAACGAAATGACGAAGGCGGTACTTCTAATAGAACGAACTTTCTTACCCTCTTTATCAAGAAAAGACTTGAGGGATGCATTTGTCCATGCCATATAATCACTACCTTTCTTTATAGAGTATGGATTATAATATGGTTCACCGATACCTGGTTATGGAGTCGGTATCCATACACCCACTTCATGCACGCTCTTAGTGATTTTGAATCTTTCCGGGATAATCTTCTCACACATATACTCCGGCTTATTAATCAGATACGTACCACCATGACCAATAACTGCCGAGAGTTTATCGAGATGCTTCTGAGTAATCTTCTTACCTATAGCAGAGTAGATAAGTGTGTTAGTGGTACGCTCAGTAGAATTATTCTCAGGTACACGAGTGATTAAAACGTCCGTCGTGTCTGGGAATTTATACCATCTCAAATAATCATGAAGTACATGCTCAATGGGTACTTCATCAATATATTCAAGAATTAATGGTTTATCAAGTTCAACATCGTCCGGATTGGATGGCAATGTTTCATCTGTATACTCCTTAATTCGGAGCACTGTAAATCTATTCATATCTTTCATCTCCTTACATAATCGATTAGGTTACCATATTTTCGGGGAGTATCAGTATTAAATCAAAAAAAAAACAGCGGATGTATTGTCCGCTGTTTTAATGTTAGTCCTTTTTCGCGAAGAAGCCCTTCGGCAACTTCTCGGAGATGAACTTTACCGCACCGTTGCGGATAATGCCACGGGCGGACTGCGGCATCGATTCAAGCTTTGACAGCTTCTTTTCGATGCCGAATTTCGATACCATGGATTCAACATCCATGGTATCTTCCGCAAATGAGCAGAGCTGCTCAATGCGGATTAAAAGGTACGGCGACTCTTTAGACAAGCCACCGAAGTTTGAGAGCGGTATTCCAACCGCTTTCGAAACCCTACCAAGATATTTCATCTCGGTAGGTCCGAACTCCACCTTGATGGTGGAGTTCTCATTTACGAAGGTAATATTCATTCGTCATCACCTTCACTTTCCGGAGACCCATATGGGTCTCCATAAGTCTCAATTTCTTCGGCATCGCCGAAGAAGTCTTTTCCGAATTCCATAATATACATCTCCTTTCTGGAATCCATTTTACATTTAAATGATATATATCCAGAAAGGAGATAAATCACGTATACCTGGATTGAGTTACAATATCAATGGATTTAGCAGCTCGTGATATTGCTGTGTATCGTAACGCCCTTACCATGGCTCTATCACCAAACGGTTCATCGATAAATAATACTCTGTCATATTGAGACCCCTGCGATAGGTGGGATGTAATTATGTTACCATACTCGAATTTGATATTCTTTCGCATACCGACATTGATTCGCTCTTCATGTGTCATGAGAAGATACTCTAAATCTATCTCAAGATTAGGATACGTGATACTAGGGTCGTAATCAGGAACGAAATCTATTTTGACTTTCTTCTTGCTCATCGAGCCAGGAATGATATAGTCTACCCAGCCAATAGTGCCATTGGTCAGGAAGCGACCTCCATTACTTCGATCCTTTACATTCTGACGACAGATTATCTTATCCTGCTCAACTGGATATTCTGGACGTCTACAGAGCTCTCTTCTGATAAAGTCATTGAACCTATCACGCGTGGCATTCCTACAGCAGATAATCATATCATAATCTTCCATAAGATTGGTGTCCATTACAACCTTATCCATTACACGACTGGTACCTCTGGGTCCTTCATAAGTTCCATATCTCAAATTTTTGTAATTGAGTATATCTGTACAGAACTCAACTATCGGGTCACCCTCAGCCTGTCGCATAATCTTGGTAAGGAAAAAGTCTGGACGAAGCATGTATGAACATGAGCCGAATATCGGTGGTAACTGATTAATATCTCCAATACCAACAACCGGAAGACCGAATGATAGAATATCTTCCATGATATTGTCAGGAACCATTGATAACTCATCTATGATAATTAACTTGGCATTGGAGGGCAATTCTTCTTTAGGAACGAAATCCATTCTGAATTCGGGTCGCCCCTTCTTCATAACAGGTTCACCAAACTCATCAAGTACCTTCTCCCATACTGGATGATAGAATGTACTATGAATAGTCTGTGCATGTAACCCTTGGTCACACATAACGTTTACAGCCTTGCCTGAATAAGCAGCTGCCAATACTTCATCGATACCAATATTACAGTAACGAAGGAATTCTTTAATAACTGTGGTTTTACCAGTACCGGGACCACCTGAGTATACGTATATTTGCTTATATTTTGTGGTCCACCAATGATGTAATCTAGACAGTAATTCATACTGGTCTTCATTAGGAATAAACGTACTAATATCTATACACCTCAATTCGAAATAGGTTGAACCCTCTATTAATACTGCCATTGGGAGGTATTAATATGGATTACTATAAGCAGGGAGATTATAGGTATAATAACCAGACCCCCTGGAAATTAGATGGGTATGAAATCGCATTTGCTCTTGCAGATAACTGTGTAAGAACTCCTGCAAATCGAGACCCTCAAAAGTGTTGGATACCAACCATTATGGGTCCAACACAATTACCGAAACCTAAGATAACACAAACGATTTTAGGCAGCGGCCCATTTATTAATGATACTGCATGTCGCCCTAAGCCATCTGGGACTATACAGTTTGCTAACTACATTGAAGTAGAACTCGGCGACAATGAATATTATGCACATCGATGGTTTGACCATGGTGCTGAATTATGGCTCAAGCCAATCAATGATGATATCCTTGAATTATATCTGGATACTGAAGTAGACCCGAGTTATTGTCTCAGTTGTCTTACAGAGCATCCTACATGTAATACGGTTCATGGATGTCACACTAAATGATAAGGAGAGTTTGATATGGCAATTCAACCTTCAACCAAAATCTCCGGATATCTTAACAAATACATGATGCAGGACACCAAGCTCACTGATTATTTCTACACTGAGTACTTGAATGACAACGATACTAATCAGTTTTATAATATGGACAATGTCACACAAGACCATGCTGGGTATCTTAAGCCACTCGTAAAGACTATGACATTCACGTCCGAAGAGTACCGCAAATATCGATATAATCCATGGAGATTATCCGATGACTTATATGGTACAACAGAGCTCTGGTTCATGCTTCTTCATATCAACGAGATGTTCTCGGTTAACGAGTTCAATCTCAGGACCATAAAGGTATATGATAAGGAAGAGTTGCTCAGTAGAATGGGCGAGATTGTAAATGTTAAGGCAACGTTCTTAACCGATAATGCTAATGCGATTATCGCGAAGAAGAAAGAGATAGAAGAGGGCATAGATGGAATGTGGGATTAACCACATTCCATCTTTTTGCCGTCATCCAGCATTTTGCATCTTATTTCCGCAACCAATTGCGTCTAATATAGATGAAGTGCCTACCTTTCTTACAACAGTTGGTCTTTCCTGTACAGACTGTTCATGTTCGTCCATCGACACGGATACGAGTTCAGATGCAAGCGACATGATAGATACGGATGCTTCCTTATCCACGTCGGTCATCAACTTAATCTCGCTTGCATTAGAGAATGGATGGTTGAAGTAGTCAGAGATTACTTCTCCCTGTCCAACGTATCGTTTCTTAGTAAACTTAAATGTCAAATATAATTGCTGGTCTTTAACCCGTCGCTCAAGGTTAATCATTACAGCAATATCGGCTTCTTCGATAACAGCCCAAGCACTGCCGATATCTGAATTACCGATAAACTTAAGCAAGTCTGCCTTACCGTCTCTCATTGCAGAGTCGATGATAGCATTACCATTACGGTTAACCTGCTGAGCGGTAATAACTGGTATATTATAGTATATTGCGAGTGACTTGAGTTCCTTAGCAACATAACCAACTCTAACTGTCTCATCACCATTGTGTGGATATACAGAGTCAATACGTTTGATATAGTCAACGATAACGCCAATTACATTCTGTCCATTAGCATGCATCTCATCAATAATACGGTAGATACGACCGGTATTGATTTCCATATTGGAATAGTACTGAATCTCAAGGTCAATACCTCTCTCATTATCAGCCACAAGATATTTACCCTTATCAAGAATAGTATTCTTGATAATCTCTGGGTCGGTTGATAAGAATGGCATATCTAAATCAGCATACATGTTATAGATACGCTCAATAGTTTCATTGATAGTATTCTCAGCAGTGATGAAGAGAATAGTGTTTCGTTTACCATCAACCAACTCTTCAAGATGCGGATTGAATTCTCTTATCTGGTCTGCAAGGTTAAGCAGTGTACCTGACTTAAACTTACCTGACATACCGAGGATAACATATAGTTTACCACCTCTAAAGCCTGGTCCAAGATTGGCATTAAGTTGTCTAATTCCTGTCTGAAGTATTGTCTGTGGTGCTTGCTCAACTCTGGCGATATTCATAATCTTCTCACCAATATCTGGGTCAGAGAAATTAATCTTACGTACGAGCTGAGCGCCAGTTGAACTGTTCTCCATAGTCACAGCAAGTCTCGATATCTTCTTATCAAGTGCCATGAGTGTTGACTCTGCAGTATCAAATCCACTTTTCGTACAAGCTTCCCAGAGATTAATAATCTCTGGCATCTCCACGTAGTAGTAATAATACTGCATCTTCTTGTCAATATATTTTGTCACCGAGCGAGCTTCTTGACCAATAATCGTATCATTCTTCCATTCCATAGAGTCACATAACTCTTTCATGGTTGGGTCGATCTCAAGAATTCGCTCCTTTATGATTGCGGGCATATTAACACCCTCGTCAAGTCTGATACCACATATCATATTACATAGTACCATTCGATTGTATATTTCGTAATTATATCGATATGACTCGATATCCAGTACCCCCAATAACTTTCGGAAGTTTGCTAAGTTTCCGAGTGATGGAGAGTACGATAATGTATAATCAACCAAGATTTTCATCATATCTTCTGAGATATTCAGCTTCATCTTGGATGAGTCCGATACCCTCTTTTTGATAGCCATAAGTTTTAAATTCCTCCGTCGGTTTATTTGCGTGTGTAGTTCGGTAATGAGTCTCTGAGCGATGGATACATCTCATCGATAATATCCATCATTTCTTCTGTAAGCGAATCGTAGTACAGAGCTGTGTTAGGGGACTTGCTAAGTGCTAGGCACTTAAGTTCGTTCGACGGATCCTTTACATACTTAATTCTTGATGGGTCCTCTTCAATCTGTGCACGGATGAAATCGTTCTCAACAAGTGCAAGATTGTTTGCTAAGAGTAACTCAGGGTCGGACTCAAATATCTGCTCCTTTACGTCAGCAGATATATATTTCTTTGGGATATAAGGTAATGCCCCTCTGGCATTACTATCCACTGCAATGATATAGAACTCCGGTGGGAGTGTCTTTCTCATTTTCTTCTTAATATAACGGATATTCTCTCCGTCAAGTCTTAATGCCGCCTTGATTACTTTCAAGGACGGCTTCGGTATATACTGGAAGATAGACGGTTCCTCTTCCATACAAGCAATATATACATCATCAGTTCTCCATCTCTTCTTAAGGATTGGAATACAATCTGGATGTGATGTTATATACTGTATAGCTAATGCGAATTGCATGTTGTTTTTTGATTCCTTCATTTCAAACACCCCTAGATATATTTAGTCAATAATGTCTTAATCTGGTCAATGTCAAGCAGCTCGTTCTCAGTATCCCTGATATAGAGCTGATATTTTTCATATATGGGTATATTATTGTCGAAGAGATATGAGAATTTTGAATGAAACTCAGCATTCTGCTGTCTCTTCTTTTCCTTCCGCTGCTTACCCAACTTATTATTGATTACCACCTTAACCGAACGGTTATTATTAAACCTATAGCTGATACTATCGATACACGACTTATTGATTTCCTTCTCATCTGTAATATATACATGGAATCTGATATGTGCATTAGGGTCCTTCTTAAGTAACCTATCGGCATCGTTACAGATATTAGTATAATCATGCATCGACCTGAATAGTGTCGTATCTATTACGAATGTGGTATATGTATCAGTATACGGATTTTCGATGCGTGTCATCTCATATGTCTGCGTGTCAGTATCATAATCGATAAGAACCATACCCTTTGGATTATCTTCCTCGAACTTATACCTGTTAGGTGAACGGGTATAAATCAGATTACCATACTCGCTAGCATCATGCCAGTGTCCACCAACCATTACGGTACATTGCTGGTTAAAGAAGCTATACTCAAATACGACATTGGGATTATCATTATCCCTCAGTATATCTCCAAGTATAACGTCGAATGAACCGTGGAAGAACATCATATCGATCGGGTACTTCTTCTTAGTATAGTCCGTGAAAAGTACCGACTTATATGTATCGAGATATTCATCACTATGTAACGTCTCATCTGGACAGTATATACAGTGTAAATCCGGCAATACTTCCTCATATGATGTATTGTGAAATATCCTAAACGTATCGTCAGTCTCGATATGTCCCAATGCTTCTAACTGGTCATTGTCATGGGACTTAGTTCCCGTAAACATTCGAATCTTAAAGTTTCCTTTCTCGGAGTATTCTTTTAACTTATCAAGCATGTCAAGGGCATACATACATGACCTATTATTCAAGAGCAATCTATGGTCAAAGTAATCCCCACAGATTACCAATAAGTCTATCTTATTATCATCTAGATATTCATAGATGAACTTTAATTCGTCCCGCTGCTTATCAGGGTCCATTGCTCCCCAATGTACATCTGCAAGACAAAGAACTTTATACTTCATACAAATTCTCCTTCCTGTGAAATCCAAGTGAATTATATATGTGTGATGAAAAAGTAACAAAAAAAATCACAGCCGCCAAGCAGTTCTAAACCGCCAGGTATGTCTACCTGGCGGCTGTGATTTAGATTCTCTTACTCTTCCGAGCAAGCGAATTCGAGGTCGTCCATATTGACGACCGGTGCGGACTTAATGGCTTCTTTGAGCCATTCCTTATCCACATTATTTTGAGGATGCAACTTGTTCCGCATCCTCTTGAAGAAGCATATCATACTAATAATGATACGCTTGTATGCCATCATAACCTTTTTAATGAAGGTTATGATCTGATCCTTATACAGGACCACCATAGTCACTGTGCCACCTACGATGTAACACACGCAATATATGCAATAAAACATACATGCGATTTTTGCAACCTTTGAAACTTTTTCGTTAGTGATTTCAAACTTTCTCATAATCTTTACCTCCTGATTATGAAGGGCTATTTTATACATCGCTAAGTGCCCTATAACCTAGCGATATTTCCTTTATTACTACTAATATGATATATATGCAGTATATGAGGAAAATACGGTGGCGGCATATACCCCGATACCTTAATTGGTATCGGGGTATATGTCATTTGTTGGAGGTTTATCAGTTATTGTTGCTGTTACTGCTGTGGATTTTCGTTGTTATTCTTGATGTATTCCTGAAGAGCTGAAGAGCCTTTCTTCTGTGCAGACACAGAGTTTTCAATCAGTGTCTTAACAGTCTCAGTAGCATCACCAACGAAATCGCCGAGTTCACTCCAGATCGTATTCGGGAGTTCTTCCATAATAAGTTCAACGGCCTTGTCACGGAGCATTGTAGCATCATCTTTATCAAGCTTACCGTCTTCAACAGCATTGAGAAGGTCCTTCTTATATGTGTCATTAAGAGCAGATACAACACTGTCGACAACGTTGAGAACTCTCTTCATGAGCATGTTTGCCCATTCATGACCTACATAAGCTTCACTCTGCTGCATATCGGATTCAATCTGATTTCTCTTAGTTGCCCAGAATGACGCAAGCTTGCTGATGAGATAAGCACCTGCAATTGCAAGGATAATAAGGCCACCATTGATAATTACTTCTGTAAAGTTTTCCATGGTTATTACCACCTTTCATAAATTATAGATTTATATGTATTATTCATACATCCAGTTTATTACTCTATTGGAGTAATGTCTTTGATTTCACTACTGATACTGATGAATACTAGTCCGTTGTACCGGACATCGTAATGTATCTGAACCATCTTGCCGACGTTTGCGAGTACAAACTTTTCCCACTTTCCGCTATCATCGGCTAATGAATACTTCTCTCTCTGGAGATTGTCTGCTTCACCAACGATGATATGGTGATGATATGATATAAGTCTGAGGGTTATATAGTATGTGTACGTGTCCATATCACTCGCTACGTTTTGAAGTATTTTCTTAACTAAATTAATAGTAAGAATCCACATAAGACATATGAGAGCGATATAGAGGTATATCTCCGTACTCACAGGTATCGCCTCCAATCGCAGTATTCTTATGGAATTGTTTTTGATAAAGGTATATATCCTCCCTAAGATAATTATAAGAAAGGATTGATTACATGCATATTTATGACGGTCCAGATGGTAAACAATACCCATCGGTAACCACAATAATCCATGAGATAATGATACATCCAGAACCCTTACTTGCTTGGAGTAACTCACTCGGATTTAAAAGGAAAACATATCAGGGAGCCCTTGACGAATCATCTGCTAAGGGAACTGCAGTTCATGATTTTATGTATAGCTACATGAAGGACATTAAAGAAGTCAAGACACAAGTACCTATGAAGTTCGCTAGAGAGATATTTTACATTGTGGATGAAGCTAAGAAGTTCTTTATCCAGCATAAGATGGGCCCTAAGACTACTACGGATGCTGAGTTAACTTTGATTGATACCGAACTTGGGTATGCCGGTACATTAGACTGGGTAGGCGTTAAGGACGGCGTTCTTACACTGGTAGACTACAAGACATCCAAGAAAGCCAGAGAAACTATGTACATTCAATTGGCGGCATATGATAAACTCCTACAGACTCAGAAGGGCATAAAGGTCGATGAAGCGTGTATACTATTATTACATGATGATGGTGTAAAGGAGTTCATACTATGTAGAGAGGCGATTGACCATTATTATGAGATATTCGACCTGCTTCTCCAGATATTCTATAAGATGGAATGTATGGAGTTATTATTACATCATGAGAAATAGCCGTCCAGGCTATTTCTTTTTGTCAACAAACCCTTAATTCTACAACGCTTTATGAAAGGTGGTATAATATGAAACTTATCCAAGAATCTGATATCTATGGTTTTATACAGGGCGGTCATACAGATACTATGAACAAGCAGATTGCTGACCTTATCAGCAAGGGTATGAAGATTTGTACAAAAGAAATCGATTACAATATCCGCACTGTAGAGAAGGCATTTAAGGACCCTCTCACAGTAGAAGCAATCAATGCTGTAATGGCCGGTACAATTGTACCATTTGTAGCTCTTAATCCTACAAATGCAATGCCTATGTATATGCCATTCATCAAGTATACAACTTCTAATGGTGATACTAAGGTTGCCATCGACCTTACACAGATGGCTCATATCAAACATGACCTTGTTAACGATACTTGGGATATCGACATCAATAATTCCAAGCTCTACGTAATGCTCGTATCAGCTTATGTTTATCTCAACTTCTCTAACAAGACTTCCGTACTTACACCTACTCTCATGAACCTCACAGGTGATATCTGGGCTAAGCTGGTTCTTAGAATTTTTGATAATAAGTTCGGCCTCGGCACTAACCGCGAACGTAAGGAAGCATTCACATACTTCGCTAAGAAGTTCTATCTCAAGAATATCCTCGAAGCGGTAGATGGTGTCATCGAGAATAACGTACTCAATATCTTCCCTAATAAGAAGAAGAGCCCTATGGTAAATGAGATTGAAGCCGCTATCGCTGATAGAGGTATCAATCTTTATGAGTCATTCCAGACATTCATCACAACTATGCTCAATTACGAGATTACCGGTCTCAATGTAAACCGACTCAATCTCCCTAAGGAGAAGATGGGTCTTAGCTTCTTCATGAAGGAATTTGTAACACTTTATGGTGCTCCTGCCGGATTCTCTCTTGCGGCATTCCCATACTTTATGTGGATGCTCATATCTGCAAATAACAGAGGTTGGATATTCAACGGTGAGAAGAATATCGAAGCTATGTCCAAGAACGAGTTCCCTAAGATTATGACTGAATTCTACAGAATGATCCGTCTCTAACAAAAAAAATTCCGCAAGGCACTAAGCCTTGCGGAATTTATCTTTCCAAATTAGCCCATCAGGGCCATTAGAAAGATAAATATATACCCGAGCAGTCCGAGAAATACCAGCCCGGTTATGTATGTGGCCTTGCAGACCACATTAAATATTTTCGCCTGGCGCATAGCGCGCTTTGGCGATTCGCCGCGAGATAATGCCGCGGCGAAATAATCCGCAACCGGCTGGTTGCGGTTATAGAATGTTTCATCGACGTAGTCGAGAAACTTTCCGATAAATGTAAATAAACTGACTATTTTTTTCATATTTTTACTTCCTTTCTTTTTACCCGCTTGTGTTCTTTGCGGGTTTGTGTACTAATATGATATATACATAGATACCCTGAATTACACGGTATCGAAACAGCCTTATAAATCCAATCTTTTAAAGAAGGAGATGAAATATTATGCCAGGCGTTAATTCAGGAGGCAGCACCGGCTGCAATAATGCGTGCTATACCAACTGTGCTGCTCAATGTGGTGCTGGATGTGGTGATTCCTGCTCCCAGAGTTGTGGCGGTGCATGTTCACGCACATGCTTCGATACATGTGCATCCATGTGTATTGGTTACTGCAGTGCTAGCTGTACTGGTTCTACGACTAAGTATGTTAATACTGCTCTTGACAATGGCAGAGAACACCGAGTAGGTGCTCAGCTATATGATTGGGAGTTTAACGATACCTATGACATAAAATCGGTCGCTAAGGATAATATGACGCTCATCGAGCAGTTGTATTCTCAGTGTATCAAAAACCAGAAGATTAGATGTGATATATCTCGTCTGTATGGTAAGATGAGCGACTTCGTTTCAGATATCGACATTAATAACGAATTGGGAGTTGGGTTCTTTTCTTATACTCTTGAAGTCCCAATGCAGAATGTTAGATGTCTTAAGAAGCTTGCACTTAAGCGAGCTAATCCACGTTTATATACAGTAAACGATACCTGCTCAAAGACAGAAATCTTCGAAAGAAGATTGATGCTCTTTATCGACGGTAGTTATTACCCAGATGTGAGATTCTTTATTGAATATGACAGATTCATCATGGTCATCGAACCATCAAGAACTCTCACTAATGATAAGATTCGAGCAATGCGTCTTGGCGACGTAACTTGGAGCTTATTAGTCATGCCATTCTCAACCACTCTGGAATTCATCGGTAATACCCAGATGATAAATGGTAGAGAAGGTGCAACGCTTACTAAGCACGGATTATTGATTAACAATATGAAGATGACATCGACTACTAAATTCACAAGTAAGAATATGTGGTTGGCGTCGGTTCGATTTAATAATCCGATTACCGATGGCTCCGGAAATCCTCCGGCATACAATTGGCGTTCTTTCTCTTTCATTACCAATATGACCACTGTCAATGGTAAACAATATCTGGTGATTCCCGAATCCATTAGAAAGAGATTAAATAGCGAACATGACATATACCTCTCATTAAGTGCTATTCCACATGCTAAGGGAAGCGTACATCTTGATACTGCAAGAGCATTCCAGATTGAATTAGATAAGAATCCAATTCCGCCAGAGAATGTTATCTGTTGGACAATCAACCAGGATGGTTTGGTTAAGTACGTCCACAATGCCGAAGTGACTCTGCATTATCCAAACGTATATGAAATCAACAATGTCCCAGATGAAGCTTCGTTGTTTGTGACCTGGTGTCACTGTGACGAGGCATCTACTACTTTCATTAATCCTCTCAAGGAGTATATGGAATACAATACATTGTATGCTTCGGATATTATCAATGACCGTATTCCTGAAGCTATCAAGGCTTATATTCCGTATAAACACGTGTACTATGAATGGCACTATGCTGAATATCACCGCAAGGCTACTCGTAGATATGAAGAGCCGCTGCTTTATTCATTCGAAACCCTTAAGGAGCTTCTTGATGACGACGCAAGACGTCTTGAGGGTCTTTATCTCAGGAATGTTCAGGATACGGCTTATAAGTGGCATAGCAATCCTAAGTATCACGTTCATATGAATAAATGGGGTTCAATGGCTGATAGAATCAGACGTACTAATGGTCGCGAAATTCGTCACGGCACATATGTCGACTTTGGAATGGATTGTGTTTATTTCGTAATCGAACATGAAGACGACCGTTCTTACCCAATATGCGTCACTATTGATGGTATCAGATGCATGAATCACTTCCAATATACTGAAGGATTCCGTACATTCGTATATGTGCCCGCTGCGTTCGTAACTCCTGATTCATTTATCGAATTTGAAGTTATGAAAGTTCGTAGTAACCTCATCAATGGTATAGATGTTAAGATGCCGGCTATCCACTTCTCTATGGAGCTTCCTGAGAACTTCCCAGATATATCTCCACAGAATTTCATGATTGCTATTCGTGAAGAAAAGCCGGATACTGAAAGTAATGGTGGTATGAAGTACTACTATAGAGTAGCACCTAACTATGAGATGTATTGGCTGATTTTCGGTACTACCAAATATATCAACGGCATTCCCGAGGATTATACTACCGAGTATCCCGTAGAGGAAGGAAAGTATACCAATATCCTAACATCATCTGATTCTACTCTCCTCGATGACAGGGGAAATGCACTCAAGTTGTCAGATGGTAACTTCTGGTATGGCGGTGATTACCACTATCTGCTCGAATACTGTAAAGGTTGTAAAGGACGCCCTGATTGCAATAGGTTATGTTGCGATAAATTCTGCGCCGGCTTATGCGACAATACATGTGGCTGTGAGCATATTCACGAATGCGGCGACTATATCAGTATTATCGAAACTCCTAATAAGACTGAGGGTCTTCTCGACGAAAATGGTGATCCTATATACCAGGACGTATATCAGGTTCGTGACCTCGGATACTACGCAGATGCAAGAAGACGATTCTATCAGTATATGCAGAATGATAAGTATATTATCACCGACGATAGAAATGATTTCGATGACAATCATATCCCAGATCACGAAAAAATGAAGATTAAAGATGGCGTGCTTTGTAGTGAAGATTGCCAGGTACCTAATCGTGTTAGGGAAAGAATTGACCCGGTGTATATCACACCTATTACAAGCTACTTTGCTCTTAAGAACGTCCGTATGGTAGCTACTGATATCTACAGAAAGTGGACATTCGTGATTGGTAGAAATGCTAAGGGAGAATTCGACCCGACCTTTAATAAGGTAACCATCGACGATTTCTATCTCGAGCCTTCACCAAATAAACTCCGTGTATATATGGATGGTAGACTTCTTGACCCATATACAGATTACGTCATGGACGCTTCTATCAAGAACGGCTTCTATCTTGGAAGCTCGGTCAATATCTATATCAAGAAGAAGTTTGTAGCATTTGCTGATATTATGGTAGAATTCCTGCCATATAGATACAATATGCTCTACAGACTTGAGGACGTATCTCTCACAAACTTACAGCTCAGAGAAGCTGTAATTACTAGACCATTCAGTATGGTATATTACGACGTCTATGTAAATGGTGAGAAACTTGCCCCAGAGGACGTTACTGTAGTAACACCTTCTAAGATTATAATCAATAAGGAACTTCATAACGATATCGTATCTTTCTACGAAAGATGTCATGACCAGGATATCTATGAAAATGACAGATATATGAAACAGGCACTCGTCGATGCGATTGCTACTGAAATAACAGGATTCCGCGAATATCTGCTTCCAGAATTCGCTAAGGCTGATATCGTAGATAATATCTATGCACCAGCGGGATGTTCCGGTACATGCACTACTGCTTGTACTACTTCCTGTACCATCATGTGTGGTTCATCATGTGACACATTCTGCGGTAAGGGATGTACTGGTTCCTGTGAGAATACATGCTTCAATGAAGCTGGAACCACTGCTTGTGGTGGATGTGCCGTAGGATGTTCGGCTGTTTGTTACGGCTGTGCTGGTACATGTATAGGTATGGCAAGTGCTAGACCAAACGCATGTAAGGACTGTACTACTCAATGTGGTAGTAGCTGTATCGGTACTTGCATAGGCACATCCGGTGGAGTTACTACATGTGAAGGATGTGCTGGTAATTGTGCCGGAACATGCTATCAGTCATGTAGTGGTACATCATCAGCAAATGGATGTTATGGTTGCGGCACAACATGCATGTATGAATGCTCCAACTGTACCGGTACTTGTACTGGTTCAGCAGAAGGACTTATATCAGTACCGGAAGCATGTAATGGATGCTCATCTTCATGCGGTACTGCATGTAGTGATAACTGTACCGGTACGTGCTTCAGCGGATGTAGCCAATCTTGTGCTGGATGCTCTGGTTCATGTGACAATACATGTGAAAACCATTGTACTGGAACATGTGAGAATGGATGTCTCTCAGATTGCTCAGGCTCATGCTCCAATACATCTGCCCGTGATACATCAGTCACATCTTGCTCCGGTTGCTATGCGTCTTGCCTTGGAAACTGTATGACAACGAACGCGTCTTCTACTGAATGTAGTGGATGTGGACACCTTTGCACCAATGCTTGTATTGGTAGATGTACAGGCTCTTGCGACAGCTTATGTCGTGGCACATGCTCGACATCTTGCGTATCTTCGGATAATGTAAGAACTATGGCGGCCCAATTCTATTAATCCTTTCATATAAAATCAACGGAAATAACCCCCAATACCATTATGGTATTGGGGGTTATTCCTTCTTGAAAGGAGTATTTCTTATGAGAACGAAAATTCGGAGAATTCTTCAACTGGTTCGATAGACTGGAGGGAAGCTGGTGAGAGTCCCTGTGCGTCTTCTCGACGGATTTCTTCAGAAGCACGTGCATCGTCCTTGATGATATTTCCTTCAATAAAGCCGGAAAGCTTTTCGAGAACAGCGTATGCTTTCCTCTGCTTTTCGAGAGCAGAAACATTCTGCTCATACGGCATTGTTTCATCGAGATACTGCTGCATTGAACGTGCCTTAGTATCAATCTTTACAGCTGTACGGTAATAGATTGTAATAAGACCACGGATAGCACCAACTACCGCAATGAATCCTGTAATTGAAACAGCTGCAATGATAGCAGCTGTAGAAAGAGCTGTTGCAATACCAATAACAGATTCGCGAGCAACTGTAGTGGTCGTCTTGAACTTATTGATATTTGTGGTACGGAACGCGCGAATCATCTTAGACCATTCACCGTTACCGAATACATTATTGAGGCTACGAACGCTCTTCATGAGAGTCTTCGCAGAATGAGCGGGCTTAATTGTCTTAATCATGCCAACACCCTTGGGTCCGAGAACTTCATTTTCAGCCTCGATAAGTGCGAGCATTGCGACATCCACGAGAGCCAGACATGCAGACTGATATGTGAGAACGATAAAGCTGTTATTAGTCTTATAGCCATACTCGAAGTCTGGTCTGAGTTCTACGAGATGTCGGTAAAGTTCGTCAGCACAACGAACTGTTTCATTATTCGGAGCAAATGATTTACCAAGGTCAATAGCCGATGCAATGTACTGATGTACATTCCACTTCATAATATTACCCTTAGTATTAGGAATAGTACCAAAGTCCACTCCTTCAGCACGCGCTTCTACTCTCTTAATAAGATAAGAGGCGTACTTACTTGTATATGTATCCTTACGATTGCCAGAGATTCTGTCAATCGCTTCTGTAGCAGCAGTCATATCTTCAGCGATGAACTGCTTAAGCTCCATCATTTCACGACCCTTGAGAGAATCGAGAGAAGTCTGTACTGCTTCAGTAGCACTACCAAAATTAAAGTACATAGCAATTCACCTCCATTAATATCCATATCTACCCTGAGTAGCACCCATAATCTTCATGGCTGCACTCATGGAGTTTTCATCAATGTCCTTAGCGGCTGTGCCCTTCATGGCATTGATAGTTGTTGTGGCATAATTATCCCAGGAGTCAAGCATTGTAGATACAATACCTGCATCTACATCGACAATCTGAACGCCGAGAAGATAAAGGGCATCCATAAGTCTTCTTGCCATTGCTGGGTCAGTAAGGTCATAACCAGCGGCTTCTTTCACACGATTAACTGTATTCATGGAAATACAGATGGTTGTGAATGGGTTTACTGTCTGATCACCAAACTTGAATGTTCTTGCACTGTTCTTACGGCGTCTCATAGCACCGAAGTAACCTGCGAATCTATCCTTTGTAATAGCATCCGATTTAATCTGAGAGATATTGAAAATCAAATCTCTTACGATCTTAGTCTCACCACGTGTCCACTTAACGAACTGGAATGCAGCATGGTTGCCCTGGAGAGCCGCAATGATATTGGCAGCCATAGCATCTGCTCTGATGATGGATGGCATACACTTTACACCGATAAGTGCCTTCTGTACCTTACCACCGCCCTGTGGATCTCTTACGAAGAACTCAACGGTCATGAGTGTAGGTTCAAGGGATGACATCTTATCGCTCTTAACAATAGCGGCATTACCGAGGGATTTACGACTGTCAGAAGCAAGCTGGTCAGTTGTACGACCCATGAATACATCTGCTTTATATCCGTTAGCATTTGCATCATTATACTTCTCACGGAAGGTTCTCTTTGTCTCGAAGTCGTTAGCCGCTTCGAGAGCCGCAGCGGTCTTATGAATCTTATTAACCATCTGCTCGGTAGGATTATAAAGACCATTGACGGATTCCATAGAGATATAATCTTCGACCTGGTCCCACATATGGTCAATATCATTCTTAGAAACCATATTAGGAACTGTCTTCATACCAAGAACTTCTACTTCATCGGACTCGTTCCAAAGAGCAGAATCTCTTGCAGGAGTTACCATTTCGTTAGTTGATGCTGGGAGATGACCACGGGACGGTGAGTCATATGTACCGCGGTAAGCGTTAATATTTCTTGTAAGGTTACCCGCATAAGAAATCATATCAGGTGTTTCTTCATTGAGATGATACTTACGAACGAAGTCACGTACACCACCGTTGGATGTAGGATCTACACCGAAAGCTGTGTCTGCAGACCAAAGAGCAAGCTGGAGTGCAGCATATGTCTTTTCGTTAGCCTTAACGAGAACCACCTGTGTATCATATGGGATATCACTATCAAGATAAACTGGATACTGCATAATGAGGTCCTTAGTGAGAGCACTAAGGCTGTTTTTTCTATTCATACCCTGTACTGTACGTGCAGCGGTAAGAACTGGCTTAGCTGTATTGGCGAGTTTATCGGTACCAATATTAAAATTGATATTGTTGATACCGCCAACTGAGTTCTCTGCCATGTTTATCATATCCTTTCATTAGAGAATGGTATATGCTCGGCTACCACCGAGCATACTACTTTAAAGTCCTGTTCCGGCACCATTCTCTCAACAAGAAAAAATAATACCCTATGCCCATTCGGACATAGGGTATCTTTAACAGCATTTATCTAGCCATCAATGCTTTCTTAAACGCTGGATTTCTTTCTGCATAAACACTGATAGGCATACAGCTATCTACATCAAGAACGTCTGGCTGATTATACTTGTTAATTTCTTTAACGAGCTTGTCAAGTTCAGCATTATGACGTCTCTTCTTTGTGCCCTTCTTAGGCTTTCTACCCTTAAGGTCGAATGCCTTGATAGCAGTCTGAGCAACACTCTTCTGGTATTCAGCATGAGCTTCTGGATTTTCAGCTCTTACTTCTTCTGGAGCAAGTGCCATTTCCATTGTTGTTGCTGGAGCCTTATTTGCCTTATGCTCCTTAACCTTCTTAATGAGCTTCTTGATGAGCTTAATAGCAGTAATTGTACCGCCGATAAGTGAAAGAGCTCCGAAAACAATCTTAAGTGGTCCTGCGGTGATGAAGAAGTTCTTAACAGCACCGAGGAGACCGAGAAGAATTGATTTAATTGCCATGGTCATTTCTCTCCTTTCCATTAACGCTTTGGAGAGACTATCCGTTTAATCACATCGCTATTATATATACTCGATTTGGCGGACCCTATTTTTCATGGGTCCGAAACACATCTGTAATCATCCATACAAATAATGAAATGAGGTGATATAAATAATGGTAAAATCTAACGAAGGTTCATTAACTAGAAACGGCGGTAGTGCGAGTGTTACTGAAGAAGCTCTATTTCCCGTACTTGATAAAGGTCTTGTATCTGTAGAAATGCCAGGTTCAAATAACCCTGACTACAATTTACAAGTAGACAGAGGTGTCGCAGATTCTATGACAGATATTCCTGGTGTGGACCCATTCACAATGAAATCGTTTAACCGTTACTATAAAATATTCCCGGATGATGAGGCAACTGCAGTACTCAACTATATCTTCATAGTGAGACCTGACCTCAATATGGATTATTGCGTAGCTCATGATTCATATTATAAGAATCTAGCAATGCAGTGCCCTAGAGTCATCATGAGTCTCACTCAATCATATAGTGGACCAAACGGTCTCGGAGCACATATGCCAGACCATCATTTTATCCCATGGCTCGTACCGCGTACTGTAAATGACCAGCTCCCAGATATATCTCTGAAAACGTACGATTATGAGCAACCATTTACAAACTTTCATAGTACGTATGCGGGCAATGCCAATGATTCTCGTTCTGGTGCTCAAATGACACTGACATTTAGAGAGACTAAGAAGATGGAAGTAACGAAATTCTTTGATGGATGGGTCAGATACATCGACGGTGTGAATCTGGGTTCATATAGTCCTAAGAGAGAATATTGCCAGTCTAAGATACTTAACGGTGGTATAATTCTCGATTATGCTACATCAGTATATCAAATAGGCGTATTGCCATCTGGCTCGGAAATCGTCTTCATACATAAGACCACGGGTCTTTTCCCAACTGAAGTGCCAATCAGTTCATGGGCTCATGAAGGTAGACCAACCGAAAATCAGCAAATAAGTATTACATTTGCTGGTGGTTTTCCCGAGGCATTTGACCCGTCTATATTCGCAGACTTCAACTATAACGCCGGAATGAAAGGCGTCACGGCAGCATATGCCGAAACTGCCGGATTTAATAGACCGGTTGTAGGAACTCCATTCATTACATACAGTGGTAAAACTGAACGTTATTACCTCAGATGGGGTAGAATGAGTTACTCATATTGAATAGAAAGGAGTGAGCATTATGAGTTATAAAGACTATACCAATCCGGCAGTCGCCATGAATGATTGGTTTGAAAATATTGCTCCAAAATACTTTAACTTTAACGTCGCAGAGCTCCATAGAACCGGTATATTCGGGTATACCAATGAAGTAATGTCGACGGTTGAAAATGATACAGCTCACGCTGTATCTATAGCCCGCCGTGAGTTTTATCCAACAACGGCTCAGTATACCAAGTCTCTTTATAAGATGGCTGCACTTCAGCAGATTTCATATCCTTTTGCACATGCTGCTCAAGCAACTGCTATATTACTAATACAGGAATCCGATATCATCAGTTGTGGAGAATATAATGGGCAGAGATATAGATTCGTACTTGATAATACCATGCTAATCGATGCCGGGGGAATACCTTTCCGCATGGACTACCCACTCGTAATTATTGCTAAGAAAAGAAATGTCGGGGATACTATATTATCAAATCCTCAAGAAGCTGCTACGGGTACTAAGGCTAAATATGCTTACACTGTAAGATATGATACATCTCGATCGAATGATATATCCAGACTTAATAACTATTATATCACATATCGTACGGTAACTTACAATAACACACCTTACTTATTGGTAAAAGTAAGTTTACATCAGTGCACGGAGATTATTATGACTGACATGATCAATAAATCTCCAGTCATCAATAATATCGAGATGGACTTTCCGTTTGATGGTAAGATATGTAACTTCGAAGTATTTTATTCGGACTCTGAAGGTACCGCAGTAACGCAGCTCACAAAATTACCCCTCAATTCAAACCCAATCAATGGTAATTTCTGCATGTATAGCATGGTCGATCCACAGACTCTTAGAATCACATTCCCAGAAAATCAGTACTTCACTCCAAAGTTTAACTCGAGTCTCACAGTTAAAATCTATACCACAATGGGTTCCGAGGGTAATTTCGCATCATACTCAGGATCACTGTTATGTACTCCAAGCAGTGAAGATTATCCGTATAACAATACATGTGTTATATCTGGTCAATTACAGGGAAGCTCACTCGGTGGAGTGGATTTTCCATCACAGGAAGATTTCAGAAATGATGTAATCACCGCTTATGCTACCAATAAGACAATCACTACCGAGAACGATTTACAGATGTACTTTGACTCAGTAATGACAGATACCAGAAATAAGGTTGTATTCCAAAAGAAACGCGATGATGTATTCGAGCGTTTATATGCAGCATATATGATTTTGAAAGATCTTAACGGCAATATCGTTCCTGCAAATACACTGAACCTTGACCTTGAGGAATCGCAGCTTGATGTCGTGATAGAGTCATTTGGTAAATCAGTGGTTAAACCGGGCCATGTCCTCCGATATCAGAAAGAGGGTCACTATTATCATTCATATTATGACTTATATAAGACGGATGCTAACCTCAATACAGATATCAATGATAACGTCGATGATTTCTCATATACAAACATATTCCTCATGCAGATTATGAAGTCTCCAAATATGGTAGGTTTCTATCTTAATACGGTTAATGAAACTATCGATATCACACCGGTAAGAGACAGATCCGCCGAGGATACCAATAATGATATATCGTATTTACAGTTTAATGTCAGTGCTGTAAATATCATGAGAAATGCTATCCGTGGTGAGAACTTTTATAAACTTACCGTCAGTATGCAGCCATCCATCGTAAGCTCAGGATTCGAGGAAATGGCATTTATATCCGCCGAGGATTTGAGAGATGGTGAAGTAGACACATTCCCTCTGGAAATTTGTGCAGATTACGGTGGTATAGTTGAGGGCTTTGAATGGCATGACAGTGACGGACCTAATACAGGTGGATCCGTATACATGGTGATTAGATATAAGCCCGATATCCCCGGTGTCACACGGCAGACTATAACTAAATATGTCGAAGAGGATTGGATGCCTAACGATAAGGACAACCCAGACGATCTCAGGGTATGGATTCGCGTAAATTCGCCTGTTTACTATACCGAAAATCCTAATGGTCAGCGTATTTTTGATACTCCTACATGGTATTCGACCGAGCTTCAGGCGGGTGATAAGTTTACCGCCGGTTCCATTATTGCCACACGAAAGCCCAAAGATACCGGCGTCCTTAGAGTAGTAGCTGAGTTTAAGACTGAAATCGGACTTTACGTCCCATTGTCATTGGATAGTTATGATCCGGATACGGATTCTTATACATTTGCCGCATATCTGGCTACTGAGGACTACATCAACGAGGATGGTAGGTTAGTCATCAATGGAAGTTTTTGCAATATGCTTGGTGACTATCGCTCCGCCGTTGCGATAGACCCTACCGATTGTGATATTTACATATCGACATTCCTGCAATATGACGATTTTAACTTCGAGCACAAGTTTATGAACTATGCATACTTGAAAAATCACACCCTCACTAACATATTCGAATCTACTGGTAATAAACTCAATTTCTTATTACCGATGAAATTCATCCGTTCCACGGTTTCATTCTTCGACATGATTAGACCGGATCCCAAAGGTAATATTAAAGTAATTATGTCTGGATCCGGCAGCATGTTTATCAAGACATATCAAAATGGTATATCACTAAATTATGGTGTAGCCTATGTTATGACCGATGATTATGGAGAAGATGACATTTACTATCTATACCGTGGGCCGTTACCACCTAACGTAAATAGTGATTTATGTTGCAATCATCCGGATTGTGATGCATATGTCAAACGCATGAATCTTTTACCTGGTATATATACTGACGCAAGCGGTAAGCATATATTTATCGAACCGTCGGAAGAGGATAGATTCGATTATAATATAAAGGATAATGAGGGAAAGGCGAGAAATACCCCCGCATGTAGAATATCTAGCATCCCTCTTATACGATCTAACTGGTTGCGAAATTCCGGCAACGTGTTCGATTTAGTACAGATAATCAGACGTAATTATGATTATTTGCTACAAATATACGATCTGCTTGAGAATAACTACTCTATCGATCTTAAATTCTTTAACACATACGGCAAATCCAGATTTTTCCGTATTGGTATTAAGAACGACGATATGGTTACGCTCAATAAGGTTAACGTCGTACCACGATTCGGTGTTAAACTCAATATGCTTTCACCTTACGCCGAATTTGAAGGTAGATTCGTCGCTTTCGTCAAGGAGTATATCGAGTCATTTAATGATGTTACTAATAAGGGTAAAGCTATCCTTATAATGGACCTCATAACTGCTATCAAGAATAACTTCCCGGAAATCGAAAGACTTGAGTACTACGGTATCGATAATTATAACGTAAACGTTGCACAAATCATCGATACTATGACGGACGAAGAAATTCGTAAGCTTGAATGGATGCAGTACGTGCCCGAATTTATCAACATTTACTGTGATTATCATGATAATATACTCGAGCCTAAGATCGATATCCAGATACTTGAGTAGTACCCAAAAACAAGCTAATAAATCTCAATACTATTATATTACAAAGGAAGTGTGATTACTATGCATAGATTAAATGGTCTTAAGCCAAATAGACAGGCAATCGAAAATGCTGTTGGTGATATCTTCCTTGAGAAGGCATTCGAAGCCGCAATTCAGACAATTGCGGCTAATGCTTTCCCAGGAATCGATACACTCAGACAGAGTAATGGAATTCATAAGTTTATGAAATTTACTCACAATGCTCTCGAAGCAGCTGGTGGATATCAGGCACTTCTCAACGCTATCGATACTGAGAAGGACCCTGCTAAGCTTCATTTCCTCACAGAACTCAATTATATCTGTGTGGATACCGCTCTTGAAGCATCTACAAGATTCGCTATGGAAGCTGCTGAAGATGAGATTGAAGAAGCAGTTGACGAAGGGGAAGACCCAATCGAGGGTATCGAAAACGATGGTGACCCAAACATTGACGACGAACTCAACGAAGAGGGCGAACTCGAAGAACCACCTGCAGAGGAACCTGCTAAGAAGATTCTTCCTGGCAAGGACCTTCAGACACTCGCACTCGATACTCCTCTTAACGAAAAAGAGCTCAAGAAACTCGGTTCTAACCTCAGAACCCTTGATACTCCTAAGATTGCAAAGATTGTAAACGATAAAATCGTCGATGCTATTGAGACTGAGAAGAAGGCTTACCAGGAAATTGATGAAGCTAACGACCGTCTCAAGGCAGCTCTCACTGAAAAGGAAGAGCTCTACAATAAGTCCGAGCAGGAAGCTCTCGACTCCGTAAACAGAGTTCTCGGTATTACTCTCGGTGAAGGCACTCCGCGTGACCACGTTTCACTCTTCTCTACACTCCAGGTAAATTCTGCTACAGCTCTTCTCTCTGCAACAGAAGGTGTTGAAAATGCCAGCATCGATAAGGTTGCTACAAGAGTACTCTGTCGTACAATTCCTGAGAAGTTTAAGGAGAATACATCCCTTTCTGCTTCTATCGAAGAGGCTATTGGTGCTCAGCTTGCTACAGCAAATCCTGCAATGGCAGATGCCGCTGGTAAGGAGAAGCTTCTTAAGCTCTCCACATTCATCTCTACGATGGTACTTACAGTTATCGAAACACTTTATACTCTCAATCTCCACAAGTATACTTGTCAGGACATTGAAGGTATTGTAAAGACAAAGGGCTTTGATAACTGCATGACCAAGTCTATCACTGCTAATGTAAATCAGGCTGCATGTGATGCTATCGAACAGTGTAAGAAACACGTAAACGGTACTAAGGATGTAGGTGCACTTGAATCTGCTCTCGAGTCCGTTATTAAGCTTCACGATAAGATTGTGGATATCGAACGCAAGGGTGTGGCTATCAATAAGGAAACTAAGGAAGCCATCGAAAGCGTTCAGACAGCTATCGTTGAACGCACTCACAAGCTTTCTGCAGAATTCGATGCTGCTACAGAGGGTTGTAGTTATGCTGCATCTCTCAGAAACGAGCTCGGCATGAAGAACGATATTGTTGCTATGGAGCACTTTGGTGCGCTTATTAATCGTAAGAAGCCAAACAAGCTCATCTGTACACTCTCTGAAGAAGGTGCTATGGAAGCAACATTCATGAGAGACAATAACCCGTACTTCACAAACTCCATTGCTCTCGAGGGTAGCTTCGAAGCTATTGGTGTAGAGAATTATGTCAATATGCTCATGAAGAAGGCTGGCGTTGATAAGATTACTTACTCCAACGACAGAAAGCCCGAATTCAAGATTATCGTAAGATAACAAAAAAATATCCCCAGTAACCATTACGGTTACTGGGGATTATTATGCCAGAAGCAGCTTTGGCTTACTTCTTAGAAGGTTTGGAAGATTTAAGCCATGCAGGTACCTTGTTAGATACGGACATAGCTTCTCTTTCCTTGTAGGTTACATCGAGACCTGTTGGAATGGACTCGTACTTACCAGGAGCAGTTTCTACAATCTTCTTTGTAGCAGTTGTCTTCTCTGGTACGGTATCGATTGAAATCTGCATTGAAGTCTGCTTTTCGCTCTTCATTGGGAACTTGAGACTCTTACCTGTACGGAGGTATTCAACTTCAGCATCCATTACGACGTCAAGCATTGGGTCAGTAACGGACTTCGGAATTGTTACGCCGTCGAGCTTGTCAGCTTCAGAAGCATCGATACCGTATGTCTTGGATACGAACTTCTTAAGCCCAGTCTGGAATTCCTTACCAGGCTTGGACTCTGCAACGGAGAAGCCGTTCTCGCCGTCGGGAACGATTCTCTTGGAAACATAGTCAGGGTCATTAGCAAGTGTGTTTACCATACCCTGGAGTGTAGATTTTGAATATACGCTCGATTTTGATGAGGCTTTAACCTCTTCTGTGAATTTTTTGAAATCTGCCATTGTGATTTCCTCCTTCGAAATATGAATTCACGAGGGCTGAGTCGCCCTCGATTTAATTATTAGTTACCTCGGGTGTATATTTACATATCCTTGATAGGAGTTGGATACACCTTTGTAGGCTGAACTGGAACTGTTTCAGGCACATTCTCTCCTGGTACAGCTACCAAGTCGTCAGATGGGTCTGTCATAGCATCAGTAATATCACCAATAGTTACTCCCCCAGCATTATGACGGATGATAATGTCTCCATCATCTTCATCATCGATTTCAATATCGCCATCAGGATCCTCATCATAGAGGTCCTTAATGATTGCATTGAAGCCGCTAGTCAGATGATTAACTCGACCAGTTACCTGTGACATTTCCTCATTAAGGATATCAACGGTTTCACCAATCGCATCAACGCTATTTGCAATCTGACCGATTGACTGAGTATTGGTAGTGATAACCTTGTTAAGGTTATTGATGCTACCAATAATAGCACTCATATTCTTATCCACTGCCTGTGGAGGCTTGTGGTTATGATTACATGGCTGTGCCTGCTGAGGTACATACTGTCTTGACTCGATAGCTTCGATTCTGTCCATTATGCCATTGAGGGCAACGCCGATCTGCTTGAAGCCTTCGGCGATTTCATTTTCACCTTCGTCTTCATCATCGTCGTCGTAATCCGAATAATCATCATCGTCATCGAACACATTACGTGATTTTGATGACTTACCACCGAATGATTCGAGGTACTTCTCGAGATTAGATGCTGGTACGTTTGATGTATATGCATCATAATCGTCATCGTCGTCATCATAACCGAAGTCGAAGTACTCATCGTAATACTCTTCGTTGTTTTCGATATATCTTTCAAGGTCCTTGATTGATACATCATCCTCATTTTTAAACTTCGTAATCTTGAAGTCCTTTCTGAGGATTTCTGCTGTCTTCTTGCACTTCTTAAGATGCTTCTTGATTTCCTTCTCAGTGAGGGAGTTGTCTTCTGCCACCTTATGATAGATAATAACAGCGGTTCTGAGAACTGACTTAGCTTCTCTATCACAGAAGAGCTTTATCAGTCCAGTAAGGTCGATCTTCTTGAGAAGATTACCAATATCCTTCTGCTTTCCGCAGATGAGTTTGGAGGCTATCTTCTTTACACCATACATCTCGTTGAGCATGAAGTCGAGACCCTTAATGTAACGAAGTTTGCCTTTGTCGTTCATAGCCATTATTTTCAAGTCTCTGATAGTCATAGCGACCAGAGCTCTTGGGTCAGGCTTCTTGGCCTTTTGGCCACTAAGGCCAAGATTCTTATTCTTCTTTGCCATAAAGTTTCCTCCTTAGTTTTAGTCATCGTAATCGTCATCATCGTCATCGGACGAATCAACGAGGTCGAAGTCATCATCCTCAGATTCGAGGTCGACTTCTATTTCATCGAGGTCATAATCATCATCGTCATCAGTAATCATGCTGCCAATCATGGTTGAAATGGTAGATGTCAGCTTATCACTGATTTCAGATTCAGCCACTGCTTTACGCAGAGCTGTAAGCTGATTTGTCTTTCTGTCTTCTTCGAAGAGTGACAAAGCTCTTGTAAGAATCTGGTCGTGGTCCTCTTCAGTAAGTTTAAAGTCAGCCTTATCCTCAGCCAAATCAAGCAGGCAAGAGAGTTCTCTCTTGTCATAATAATTGGTAGGATTATAACCGAGTGATTCTTCGAAGAATTCACTAGCTTCTTCACGGTTCATAGATTCCGGTGTAGAAAGCTTATTGATCACGTCCATTACTTCTTCGTCAGTTGTTGTCATAGCCGCTGCTGTAATAAGGTCAACTGTCATCGATGTACCATAAGTCCTGTCGAACTCTTCGCCGGACATCTTCTTACCATCGACCTTATATCGTCTTTCACCCTTAGGTGTGACTCTAGCTTCGAGATTAGCGATTCCTTTTTCTTCCATAAACTTAAAGGAATCTTCAACATTGAAGCTATTGTGAGCCTTTTCTACAAGGCTCTTCTTATACGTCTCTGCCAGTTTGCTCATTATGCTTTACCTCCATTTGTATTTATGTGTGTGTGTGATTAAATTAACTTGATAGTCTCTCACAGACGATGGCCCGCTACGGTGTTTCCATCGCCTGCTGCTATTAACCCGCTGATAGAATATATACTTTTAGGTCATCATGATATTACGTCTTATCTCTGACTCGGGCTCCTCATTCTGAGCAGGTGTTTGCTCCGTAGTGGAGCCGAAACCACCAGTTCTAGTGGCAGTCACCTCTTCCTCTTCATAAGCATATCCGATAGGAAGAATGATACCCTGTACGAAAGCCATACCCACACCGATATGTAATATCTGCTCGGGTGGTATTTCCGGTTTATGAGTAATCATATTCTCTCTCGGCATTGGATAGAGCCCATTTGCAATGTTAATCATAATCTGACCTTCGGTCTCTTCGCAATCATAATAATCGCTGTCGATAATACCAAGCGTACCAGACAGTGTAGTATGATAACGCATACCGAGACCTGATTTTGGAGCCATTACAAGTGCCCATCCAGGTTCAAGCTTACACTTAATACCGGTTGGGATAGTAACGTCCTGTAATGGTGGGAGTGGGTAGACATCGAGAGGTGAGAAGAAATCATAACCTACAGAGCCAACCGTAGCTCTTCTTGGAAGCTTGATATTCTCCCATATCTCATGGAGAGCTTCACGTTCCTTCTCTTTAACCTCTTCAATTGCCGGACCCATCATTGATTTGAGCCAAGTATCAAATGATACTTTCTCGAACTTAGCTACCACATTCTTAGGTGGTGTGGTATCGTGAGTTACGTCAACCATTGTTAATCCTCCTTCAGTAATATAGATAACACGTGTAGTGTTATCTATATTGTGCCACGATATTTAATAATTAAAGCAAAAAAAAATCAGGCTCATGAGCCTGATTTAAGTGCCACCCTCTCGCATTCTGATACGAGATACTGCTTAGTCCCTTTATCAAGTATAATAACGGGCTCTGACAGGATACCACGGTAGAAGCAACAACAGCGAACTACTGACTCAATAGCAGCTTCTATTGAGTTATCAAATATGGATGGTGAAATTTCTTTACCACCACATATGAAATTGGTATCGTCCTGTAGTTCTGCACAAAGGGCCCTTCCAACTACTTTAAGTCGGAAGGTCTTTTTTCCAACGGTGAATTCACCGTTGTCTGATATTTTTACCATCGTTTTATTCATATTACCACGTCCTTTCTACTCACATAATATATACTTGCAGTTGTTAACGCATATTGCCCAAAACACACTAGTAATTCCCAAATCTCAAAGAAAGGAATGGTGTTTATGCATCCAATACCGTCATTGTATAAATTACCAATGACACCGGCTACTGAAGCCGTTATGTATGGTAACATTAAACAGAACGTATGTCTCAAAGGTCAGGACCACCTTAGGCTTCCTAGGGACTCTGCCAATGAGATAATAATGGTAACACCTTCAGCAGATGTTACCTATAGAATCATCGATGGTGAATTTCCAACATTCTACCGCGATGGATATAAAGCATATATCACGGAGACCAAAATCAATAAGAAGATTGGTGCTAAGCAGATAAAGATTATTGGATATAGCGACTTCCGTAAGGAGTATCTCGAAAGAGTAACTGATAGAGCTATTAAGTTCTACAGCGATACTCAGATGGAAGATATCGTTAGTAAGGGACAGTCCTTCATATTCGATACTGGTAGATTCCATGAGTTATACTTCACAAACAGATACTCCAACCGTGGAGACAATTATCTCTGCGAAGATTATATGAAGTTCTTACTTGAGAGAATTGATGCCGGTGCTGGTCACTTTAAGAAGATTCTCTATGTACCAATAGATGAATGGATTAAAGCTACCGGTAAGATTGGTATCACTAAGGATTTACTTAATAACCCAATATCTATTCTCTTTAAGTGTATGATAAAGTATCCTCAGTTCATTGAGGAACTCATGTCACGTGAAGTTACAATACTCTTTGTAAATGCAGAGCATGGCGAAGTTCTCAAGTTTGAATTTCCTAGAGATGCTAAGGAACCAGATAAACTCAAGACTCTGAATCGCTCTGAGATAAAGCAGCTCTATGCCAAGACAAAGATACAGATTGAAAGAATGAATCTTCCATCGGGTTCCATCTCTAATGAAGAGGACCCAGATGACGAAGCTACTACACCAGTACCAACCACAACAAACTGTGCAGTCGCTGATGAGCTTAAGAAGGAACTCACAAGTGGTGCATCCGTACTTAAGGCTGATAACTCCGTGGAGTCTTCAGATATCGATGCCGCTCTCGATGATGAAAATCATGAAGAGAGTGCAACTGATGCTGAGATTGAAGAGGTTATTGACGAGGCTGTAGAGACCATACCGGAACTCACTGACGAAAACGTTCCAGATGATGAGAAGAAGACCATCATCGAAAATGAGGTCAAGAAGAATGTTTATATTGCAAAGTTCGTTCCTGAGAAGTCTAAGAAGCAGCTCGAATATATCGACGTTGGACAGACTAAGCAGGCTCGTGCACTGTCACAGTCTATTGACCAGATGAAATCTAAGATTATCGATGAAGAGGTTATTGATACCGATATAATTGATACCAAGAATGAAAATCTCAGACATGTCAAGTATGCAAATGCCGACAAATCATATGTTGATAAGAAGTATATTCCTGATATCAATGCAGCTGTTGCTAAACTTGCAGATGCGGATATTAAAGTCTTCATCGAAAGCATTGATGAAGAAGATACCTCTGACCAGCTTAATCAGAAGAAAACTCTGACATACCATCTGGTAGACGAGAATGGTAAGAAGCACACCGTGATGTTTGATATCCCTATTATCAGAGATGGATGCCATATGTATCTCGGTGGTGCAAATAAGATGATGCTTCACCAGAGAATATTTAAGCCGATTGTAAAGGTTCGTCCAGATACAGTCGAGCTCATTACCATGTATAATAAGGTATTCGTTACTCGTCATGGTTCTGCTTCTTCACCTGAAGTAAGTAATATCAAGAAGTATCTTACTAAACATGCAGAGAAGTATAAGGTTAAGTTTGGTAATGCTCAGGCTAATAACCAGAAATATAAAACATCTATCGAGTTCGACGACTTCGCTCGTTCACTCACACGATTCACTGTTCGTGCAGATGGTCTCAATGGTAAGAAATGTGATGTAACGGTCTTCTTTGACCTTAAGTTAGCTGAAGAGCAATACAACGCTCTCCCAGCTAGTGCTAAGACTAAGGGGGTTAATCCGTTTACAACAGAAAATATACCATGTGTATACTATAAGCCGGTGGGAGAAGATACACCTTATATGGTGCCCATTGGCGAGGAAGGTCCAGTTGCACTGGCTAATAAACTTCTCGGTACAGATATAGGTAGTAGTGGAAATATCACCAAGGGTGGTAAATTCATGTTTGCTCGTGCCAAGATTCTCAACGAGTACATCCCAGTTGCACTTTTCTGCTGTTACTGCGAGGGTATGACTACCGTACTTCGTAAATGTGAAATCGAACACGAATATGTAGCTACTACACGAGACCTTAATAATCTCACTAAGCATTATACGCGACCATCAGCTATTAAACTTGCAGATGGTATCCTTGTATACGAAGCCATTAAGATGGAAAATGTTCTCCTCATGAACGGTCTTAAAGGCCTTGGACTTGAAGCATATACAATTGCAGAACTCGACTCCAAGGATACTTATATTGACCTCATTTCACAATTCTATGCATCAGCTAATCAGGCTCACAACCTGGACAACTTCAGAATGTTCCTCATCGATAATAAGACAAAGGAAATTCTTGAAGACTTTGACCAGCCTACGGACCTTATCGAAATCATGTTCTATATATGTAAGCTGCTGGCTAATAACCAGTACCTGCCTGAAAATAACATGAATAACATGCGTATTAGAAGCAACGAAATTGTTTCTCAGATTGCGTATCAGTATATCGTGGCCGCATATAGCGACTGGGCTAAACCCACTGGGGCAAATAGACCTAAAAAGATTTCGGTTGCAAGAGATTGTGTTATGAGAGCTCTCATGTCCTCATCACTACTCGACGAGGATTCTGTAGTAAATCCGATTTATCAGATTGAAAAGGCGAGGGCGACTACTATTTCAGCATCCACTAGTGCCAAGAATATTACACTTACTGGTATCAATAAGGTAGACGGTTATGGCATGGATAAGCGTGCATATGACGATAGTATGGTTGGTATCTTTGGACTTACATCTCCAGCGGATGCTAACGTTGGTATCGTTCGCGACCTCGCTCTTGAACCTGCAGTAACTTCTACAAACGGATATCTCGACGTTACTGAAATGAAAGATGTTGATAGTCTTAAATCAACTAATCTATTTACTGCAGTAGAACTTCTTACTCCTCCTGGAGTACTTCATGACGACCCACAGCGTTCAGCGATGATGAGAGGGCAGACTTCTAAGATGGTCATGGTTGATAAAGCTCAACCAGTACTCATGGGTAATAAGGTTGAATCCATTCTCCCATATCACTTAAATAACGACTATTGTTTCACTGCTAAACAGTCCGGTACAGTTATCGATATGAAGGATGGTGTATATGTAGTTCAATATAAGGATGGCACATACGACTCATATGATACAAGAGAAACTGTTAAGAAGAATGCATCTGACGGTTCATATACAAAGATTCAGTTCGAATCTAAAGCCGAAGTTGGCTATAAGTTTAAGAAGGGCGAAGTTCTTGCGGTAGAACCTCGTGCATTCACCTTCAATAAATACGACAGAGGTGCATCATGTAATATTGGTGTACTTTGTAAGGTTGCAATCGTGTCATTATACGATACATTTGAGGATAGTGAACCTATCACGGCATCCCTCTCAAGAAAGATGGGATTCGATGACATTAAGAAGAAAGTAGTTAGCTTTGACGCTAATACTTACGTTGATAAGATATGTAAGATTGGTGACCATGTAAGTATCGGAGATCCTCTCGTGGTGTTCGATAGTAGCCGTGGTGACCCAGAAATCCAGCAGTATCTTGATAATCTCCGTAAGGGTATGGCTGACAGTGGTATCATGGAAGAAATCATTGAAGCTAATAATACAACTGTTAAAGCTCCAATGACAGGTACAATATCTGATATCAAGATAATTACAACGGTTCCTGTTGAGCAGCTCTCACCATCCCTTCAAAAGATTGTAAATGCGTATCACAGACGTATTGAATCAACAAGCAAGTTCCTTGATAAATATAAGAACCCTGGCGATAATCGCTACTACAAATGCGGACAGCTTCTGTCCGAAACAACCGATGTTGTTGAGGCTAAATTCGGTAAGGTTAAGGGCGAGTCAGTGGGTGAAGGTGTGATGATCGAGTTCTATATTAAGCATCATGATATCATCAAAAAAGGTGACAAGATGTCAAATTATATAGCAGCGAAGGGTGTAAACTCACATGTCATTCCTGAAGGTCTTGAACCATGGAGCGAATACCGACCCGAAGAAGAGGTCAGTGCATTCATTACACCTATCTCAATTTCTGCACGTAAAGTACCATCTATATATCCGGCCATGTTTGGTAATAAGGTTCTTATCGAAGCTAAGAGACAGATGGTTGAAAAGTATAAGAAAGCCCGCGGTTTAAAATAATAATATGTATTAAACTTGTATGTAAACGGATAAACTCCATACCTTGAATCATTCGGTATCTGTAAGCTTTGCTTTGATTTCTGTACGTTTGCATGCTTTAAGCGTATTCGGTGATTACACAGGGCGGTTCGAGCCCTGCTGCGTGCTTGGTATTCGGGATGCACATTATCCGTGTTCCTTCGTTTGCAGGGGTCATTACCCAAGACCCCTGCATTCCACCTTAATCACAATATCTTGAAGTATAATATCGTTCAATTTCGCAGATACGATATCTCGGAACAGTAATTTCCAATCTCATCATTGACTCAGATATAGCATTCAAGATGTGATATAAATCATCCTTATACCCAGGTATCCATATGGATACCTGGGTATTCGTTGCCGTTATAAGAAAAAAAATACCGGAGCATTGCTCCGGTATTTACATTACTTCTTTCTCTGTCTCAGCTTCTGTCGTATGGCTGCCAAAGTTTCATCACTTTTACCAACACGTGTCTTTGGATGACCGTCTACAGCACGGAACTTGATAGAGAATGAGCGAGGAGTTATACCTCTTTCTTCACCGCATCCATATATAAGTATATTAACCTTAAGCTTAGGATTAAGTGTATCTACAGCCAGATATATTATATGTGCCAGTCTCACCAACTGGTAGAATATATGGAATTCCTCATTCATACGAATTTTAATATGTATCGAGTTCTTATCGAATGTCATCTTCTTAATAGCATCTATTATATTACTTATATCCAGATTATCAGGGTCGAAATTACCTCTAATCGAATATACATTACTGCCGATTATTATCATGAAATTAGAACCTCTGTAACTGATGCTAATCGGCTTATCATCATTAAGGTTCTTTGCTTTATAATGTATCTTGTACATTTTACCACGTCCTTTCTGCAGTATGATAATATATATTTAACCCCCGTATGAGATTGCTCTCATACGGGGGTGGGTTGTTAGTTAAGATCCTCTATTTTTAACCTTATGGTCTCTCACATAAATTGCAAGAAATGATGCGAGGTCATTAAACGGACATCCTGGATGGTCAATACCACGCTTGACTCCTGAATGAATATCACCATAGTTTGGTATTGGATAAATATCAATGGTATGAATTCTTTTCGAAACTTTGGCTCGGTATATGTCCAGGGCTACTCGCTTTGCAGGTTTCTTAGAAACCTTATCAAACAGGGTCTCTGTCAACATCATTTGCGTAATCAACACTTTCGTCTCTCTGCTGGAGGAGGTGTGTAAATACCTTCACGAATTCAACGAAGTAAGGTACCGGATTAGGCTTGCCGACGCCACATACAGTGTTCATGATAGCAATAGCCGCGGTATCGTCTGTGTAGTTTCTACCATCGATAGTGATAACCGGAATATCAGTACATTCAACCTTGGATACCTTCAGTTCAGGAATACCCAATGCTCTGCATACGACAGATGTGTTATGAAGTACATCATCAATGCTGCACTTGTCAGCAACACCGAAGAAGAATGTATAATCTTCAGTAGCGAACTTCTTACCATCTTCTTCACGGATGGTGATAGGACGGTCAACTGCAAAGATAACTGGAATGAGTGTGCACTCATCAGCCTTGCAGTACTTCATCTTAGCATTGACAAATGCGATATCGGCAACGTATGGAATTGAATCCATTACCGAGCCATTTACGATTGGGAATGATGCTGGAGAACCGTGCTGTGTCTTAAGCTTGATATATGGTCCATCAAGCCAGTCAGCATTTACGCAGAGACAAGAGTGGTTGAAGATTCCATTACCAATCTTAAGCTGGTTTATGGAACCACCGCAGTTACATTTCTCATGTGGGATATAGAATCTGTCCAGCACATAAAGAAGTGTCTTCTTATACATAGCCGGAGTGAACTTTCTCCACATCTTGGTCATTGCCTCAATTGTTGCGGAATAGTTTGTGAACTGATTACCGTCAACGAGTGCTCTGAGAAGTTCAACGTTTACCTCGCCGTTTTCTCTGAGAAGAACGGATGTGGAAGCATTGCCGTTTGTTTCGAACTTCTGCATGGATGTGTCTTCTGTAGGTTCTACTACATTTAAGCTTTCACCTACAGTCTCGCCGATAGCAGCACCTGTTGTTTCGTCCGGACACTTACCCGGACAGTGTGGACATTTCTGATTTGCCATAGTGGGATCCTCCTTATGATTTTTTGATTTATCGTGTCGGTAGTTCTGAATTCTACCGCAAAGATACAATAACTTGTCTGAAGTATCGAGATATTTGTCCTTCATCTCCTGACTAAAATAGTCAGCACTCGTTCTACTTCTTAATGTACCGGCAATGGAGTATACCAGGTTTTCGAGTAACTGAAGGTTCTTCATATCATAATGCCAATCCCAGTACTTTTCTTTAGCTGCCATACTGATACCATTGTCGTCTGAACACGAAGTGTTATAACCGAGAATCCCAGCTAATCTCTGGGTGCCCTCATTGAATAAATCGGATTCGATATCATAATATAATACATTATACAGAGCGCCTTCCCAAGGATCCTTCTTACACTCGCGTTTATAGACACGTTCGCTAATAGCAATCTTCTTCTCGAGATCACGCAACGCCTCGAGTAAGAACTTCGGAATCTTATTGGTATAGTCCATGATAATGATATCACAAACGGCGCGGTTAGTATTTCCTGTAAACGGAAATTCCATCAGACTATGATAACAACCTTCATCTGTCATATCGAACGCGACGCAGAGCTTCTGCATGAGTTCGAAGAATTTGTATGAACCCCATTCATATTTGTGAAGGAGTTCTTCAAGTATCTTGGCACAATCGCCAGTATGAATTTCGCTCATAGAGCATCCTCCTTTTATTATAGGTTACAGTAGAGTTGTCATGATAATTTAATTTAACAAGAACGAGAATATAATTACCGATTAGTAAAGAGATAGAATCTCTCGGTATGTTTCGTCTATGAAGATACCGGACGTGGCATACCTCGTCGAATAATCCCATGGCGACTACAATCGTGGACTAACCAACCACAAGGGTTGTAGTGAGGCCGGGTACAAAATCATACACTTCAGTATGAGAGTAGTTTCCGGGAGAAGGCCTATACGGGTGGGGCTTGCCCCAACTTTCCAAATGTATCAGAGAGTCAGTGAGATTTCGAGAGCTCTCTGGAGTTTATAATAGTTATATAGAAACCTTTAATTACTGTGATACATATAACACAGCATGCTTAATAAGATAAACATCTATTGGTTATCATTAACCAATATTGGGAGAACTTGATTATATACTTCTCTATGGAGTGCGTCACGAAAGCCTAGTTGGCAATAGTCTTCATGAAGTATATAAACGAGCAATTCCACCACTCACCATGTGTGAAAGAACGGCTAGTACCACTTGGGGCGGATGCATATCCCTAGGAAGATATGTGTACGTATTCGCAGAAAGAGCCCTATGAAGGTGAGGTACCTGTAGCAGACCGCTATTAACCTAACTTTGAAGCAGGATTAATAGTTGGAACTCTGTGATGGCTGCCGCGGAGAAGTCGGGCGATGGCAAGTTCGTCATGCTCCGTATATGATTCTTCGGAGTCATATGTTGGAAGAATAGTAGGGTGATAAGTCTCTGGAGCACATGAGTAAATATGAAGAAGTAACAGTGGATAGATTATACGTTTGGTATCAGGCTTCAATGATGAACCACGTATCAGTATTACGACATTAAAAGTTCGATGTTCACGAATGTCGGGTACGCTCAATGTTCGCTATCAACAGTCTCAAATATTAAAGCTAACTTCTATATGATGCAGATTATTTACATAGTGGATTAAGGACCCATTATGTAAGTAATTTTCACTTTGTCTTAAAATCGCCGGCCTGCGTCCGGCTTTAAAGATTGGCAGTGCACGAAGTGCTCTAGTGCGACAGCACTACTATTGTCCGGCTCTGTCTGAGAATTACATCTCTACCGTTCCGGCATAGCCGTTGAGCGGGAGAGTGGAATTCGAGTCACAGCAACGTAAAAGCAATAAGGGTAAAAGCAAAATGCCGGACCCTTGCGGAGCGTCGCTGGCGGACATCAGGGGAGCCAGCAGCGGAGATAGCACACCGCAGGTGAAGCTCGCCGCAGGCAATGTGCATATCCATGAGACGAAGCCTATTATAAATTGATAACAATTGTTGACAGAGTCATATATACATTTGCAGCTCTTTCGACCGTTCCAATAAAGGTCGGAAGAGTGCAAATCAATACAAATATATGGCTTCGGCTGTCGCAATATTGTTACTATATTTTGGAAGGTTGGGGGAGAAGGTCCCTAGGAGGAGGGGTATCCCCTCCTTAACCTGCACCGTCCTCGTATAGTACCAACTCTTTTCTTCCAACAGCATTTCTTATACCAGCCCTTTTGTACCAACTGAAAGAGTTGGTACTATTTAGCGTCCGACCTCCTTTAAAGGACCCCTCGTTTACATGGAAAGGAAGAAGAGGGAGGACGCGTTCCAATGTATTATTAAGAAAAATAATGGCCGCCGCGTCAGCGGCATATTGTTCTTTGAATAGTAGATATTTAATATGGACTTCAAAGAGTATATATCATCACATATGAAAGGAAGGTGTGTATACCAATGAATACACGTAAATTAAGGACTTTGTATTATGGTTATTGGAACGACCAATTACTATGTATATCTACAGAGTTGAAATCTGTGAAGAGTTATCTGAAGAATACGAGACATTGTGATGGAGAAGCAGTAGATATAGATGAACGGCATAAGAGGTTCGAAGACCTTACAGTAGAGGAAGAGAACCTACTGCTCGCTAAGTATAACAAAAAATATATCACTGCTAAAGACGGTAGGATAATCCTCAGAGATTTCAATCTCTTCATGGATAATATACTTAATGCCGCAGATACATTAGAGTTCCTAGATAAGCTATTCAAGTTTAATGGGCTTGTAGATGCTGCTAAGATATGTAGGTACATTCTCGATACACCATATCTCAGAGGTAGACTATTCCAGAGATTCTTCAATAACCACGACCTTGTGAAGCTTGATGTTATATCATACTTACACATGAAGAAAGAGTGTCCGTCATATATGATGGACGATGAATAAGATATATCCAATGACTATGATGTCATTGGATATTTTTTGTACCAGAGCAAAAAATCAATCACCACCAAGGTATCTAGAACCGCCAGGTACGTACCTGGCGGTGATTGATTTATCTGTGCATTATATAATACGCAGATCGAACCCCTCGTCTCTGAGGGTTTTGATAGCTGGATAGAAATCTCTATCCAGCCTGATACACTTAGAATCGTGTATCATATTTACTATGTACAGAGAAGTGACGCCCAGGAATTCTAATGATTCCTTAATTGCACTGACAACGTCCGATGGCAGCAAAACCACAGATGTCGAGTAGATATCGATCGAATGGATCGACGAGTTCGTGAAACCTTTGAAAACCTCCACTCTCGTGGTACTCTTTTCGATAGTATTAATAGATTTCATTGTCATAAGTACTTCCTTTCTGCCTTATAAAGGCTATGATAGTTTTATTAGTTCGGAGACTATCAACTCCTTTATTCTTACTAATATGATATATATGTCATATACACGGAAATCACGGTGCATAGAAATACCCTAATGCCACAATTATTGAAAACATTCAAGTAATGATAAAATTCGTCAGAGAGGAGGGAATATATTCATGCCTGCAATGGATTATAGTACAATCCGTATCAGTATACTGAACTCGCTGAAATTTCACGAAGAATATGATAGAGCCATGAGAAGTACATTCATATTCATCTGCGAATTATATCTGCTGTGGCAGCTACTCATATATGGTATAGCAAGGTCATCAAGTCTTCCAACAAGCATAGTTGGATTTGTACTTCTTACATGTACATATGTGACTTTGCGTATCTATAGAAAGAATGCTGTAGAGCTTGAGAAGCATGGTGAAATCATACTTAGCTATCATACTAATGAATTTGATAATGATAACTTAAAGAAATTCGGCAAAGTTGCTGAGAAGTATGACATTGGGCGAAAGAGTATATTTGCCATGAATGTAATTAGCTCGCTCTACGTGCTGATATTTTCAATTGCCACACTGATAGTGCATTTATAATGAGGAGTTAAACCGGAGTAACCTATTATGGTTACTCCGGTTATTATTTGCCCTTACGAAGGACGCTGAAGTTAATCTTGCCGAGGTCTTCGAATTGTTTAAGTATCTCCTTAGCATTCTCTGGTTTCTTCCAGTACTTTGGAGAATTCTTAGCTGTTGGACTAAATTCCATCTTACAGTGGTCGACTATAAAGGATTCGAACGCACCAGCCGGTAATACGATAGGCTGGTCGAAGAAATCCTTAAAGTAGGTATTGAGAAGACCATCACCCTTAGACAGGAAGTATTTCTCCAGGCACAGGTCACCATATCTGATAACTGGCGTTATTGCATATACAGTCTTCCTAGGCTGCTGTGGTGCAGAGATAATCTGCTTTACAATTATCATATATTGGTGCATTGTATCAAGGTCTTTCTCAAGATAAGCAAAGAATATCTTACTTTCTCTTGTCACTGTCCCACTAACTACTGGACCTTTCTCGATCATTTTCTTGAGGTCCGTTACTAATGCAACGAATTCACTATCGATATTTAACTTGGCTTGCAATACATCATCAACTGAGTATGGCAGGTTTCTTTTAAACTTCATTAGAACTCCTCCTTTCTTAACTGTTATCCGGTTGGGGAAATATATATCATATCAGCGGCAAATGACTAAAATAAAGGAGATGTTAATATGAGTAAATTGGAACGTGATAATATCATTTGTCTTATGCAAGATGGGACATGTCAAATGACCCATAAGAATGAGCTAAGGAGATTCTTCAATAGTAACAATGTAGAATTTGCTCTGATACCTTTAGATAGTAAAGGTCATCAGTATACTGCATGTAATATGGTACCTAAGAAGTTTCGCTCATTCTATATCGAGTTCGACTTGTATCTTATAGCTCCTGGTGGAGTTGACTGGATTGATGTTGAAGATGCGATATGTGAAAATGTGCGGCATTATAGAATCCAATGTGATACATTTGTCGACTTTGTAAGATTCCTTCAGAGCGTATGGTTAATGTGCACTGTATCCGAGGGTTTTGATGTCGGTATAGATAACCCTATGTCGGCATACGTGTTCGAGTTTTCTAATGTAGCCTTCACATATGTTACTAAGAAGGAAATTATTAAAGATAGACTCAAAACCAAGGATGGGATGATATCGACATCATTTCAGTTCATGGGATTTATTGAAGCTATCATGGATATTGTGTTTGGTACACGAAAGGTTGATTCGGTATTTCTTGATGATAATATTATCATTATAGACTCGAAGACTAATACGTGGGAAATAACAGAATTCCCTAATTCCGTTACGGACTTATCTGTGTATGACCGAAAGCGATTTCATATATTACCGTTCAATGAGGTAACACTCAGTGCGGCAGATACATCGTACCTTGATTTACTAATGATAAATAAGTCGATGAGTATGATACCATTGCAGTTTGCGGCAGTGGTGGATGTGCATTCATATACCGGCTCACTGCTTGAAGGTCCCGGTAAGACATTGAGTGAGATATTACTGGATGTACACGGAGATGCATATGAGCGTGCATTGTCAATGAAGTCGTTCTCGGATAGCTTTGTTGATGATATACTGGAGCCTTACTATATTGCGCACATAAGCAATTTCGTGACCTCTAGTACTCTACTAGTTGCACTTCATGATTATCGACGTATCATGCATATTATAGAAATCATTACCCAGATAGTATGCGGAACAGGCGCTATTATCGTTATGCAGATATGCTCAGAGGTGAGAGGATTTGCGGAATCAAGTAATACTGCATTTCATTTCATATGCGGTGATATGGATGCATTTGATGGCGATGATGTATATGAATCATATCTGAGTGAGCTTCACATGTTCTATATGGACGAGTTACCGAGACGATATATTTATCGTAACCCGGAATCGATAACGGAGGCACCGTATGAGTTACCATTCTAAAGGAGGAAATGTAAATGAAGAAGAAACTTGACGAAGCTTTATCAGAAGCCGTCATACTACTACACCGTAACGGTGAGACATCCTTGGTTAGTCCAAGATTATTATCTGAGAAGGTACGAAAACCTATCAGAGAACGAGGTGCCGAATACGTACTGATTCAGACTGGTACCGGTGTACCATCATATGCATTTATTGAAACTGATAGTCTCCCTAAAAGGTTTACACCATTTAGAATCAGATATAAGATGAATGCGATTACTAACAATATCAGCGGAGCTACAGCTGCTGATATAGATTGTAAGACTATCGTTAATGAAGGTAATTGGGTTAATATGGATTGTAAAGATTTTCCAACCTTCATAGGTCTACTTTATAGTATGCAACGAATATATTCATTATCGACATTAATGTCGTCTAAGTATGATAATGTGAATGATTATGAAATATCTAATCGCAAATTAGTCATCGGTGATATTGAAGTATTCATTAATGGGCAACATATCATATCACCTAAATTCTTTCAGAGAGACATGGGGTCTATAATTGTCTTCCTTAGTGGGGCACTGGACTATACCTCCGAGCAGTTGCTGGAGTGGGTTAATCCTCCAAAGAAGTTATTCAGTATGCCCAAACGCGTTATTATATACACACGTGAGAATAGATGGTCGTTTATATCGGTCAAGTGGTTTGAAGAAGCGATAGCATCAGATGATAGCGAATATATGGTATCCGCACTGAGCATGTTTAGGAACGATCTGATATTTATCCATATTACAGAATTAGCTGAATTCAACAGGTTCAATATATGCGGTGGAGAAACCAGACTGGCAGTATATATGAGTAATAATGACCATACATTTGAAGAAACATTGGACCATCCGCTCAATGTCATGGACGTAATGCAACATCCCGAAGTATTCTATATACAGCATGCTGTAACCAGAACTCTGGTATCGTTGGATGATTTACTTACAGAGCTAAGTACTGCGAAGTATTTCATACTCATGGAGCGAATAGTTCTCGACCTTCTAGGGATTGATAAAGACTGCGAAATAGTGATGGATGTCTGTGCGATACCCAAGAAGGCTACACCGTTCATTATGTCATTTTATGGTCACGAAGCATTTGAAGAATATGGAGACCCTATATCAGAATTCACATTACTACTGGCTCAGAATTAATGAGTCAGTATCAGAAGTCCTTTAGTAAAGGACTTCTTTTTTTATATGGACCCGAACACACCATTATATTAAACGAAAGGAGGGATAAATATGAAGATCCCTGATTTACCCCAGAGCCCTGTCATGGTGAGGATACTCATGGCTCAGCACGCAACTGCATCAGAGGAATTACAAGCCTTCGTCAAGTTCTACGTTAAAAGCTTATTTTTCTGTGCACCGTGGCTACCATTATCATTAATCATCTTCCAGCAGTGGATACCTCTGGGTATATCATTAGCAGCGATAGCATACTGCTATCCGGCAATATTTAGAAGATTAAAGAGTATGGTCAACCTGTCTCAGGTTGGTCAGATTTCGTTTATAACATCAAACAACACTCGTCTTATAAATATGGAGGAAGTTCATAATACATCCCTCTTAATAAGTGAGATGAGGGGGTGTATCAAGGGCACTAAAGCTGTCCTTGTAGTATTGAACGTATGTCTAGTTTCTTTAACCTTTTTAAATCTCGTGATAAACGTAATAAATTTAATTCTAGGAGGAGTATTACTATGAATATGGAATCTAACCCATCTTCACTCTATCGCAAGCTTACAGATGGCCGTGCACTGACTGAATTCCCAGAAGAGTACTTCGCACCAGTTGAATGGATGTCAGGCAAGCCAGTAATCCGTACCTGTCGTCGTAAGAAGACGAACATTCTCGAATCATTCTACGAATGGACAATCTTCCTTACACGAAACTATGAAGTCGTACCGGACTATATGAACCGTCTTGCGATATTCTATCCAAACTTTTACATGATGAGATTCCGTTCTCGACAGAATAACCTGCTCGATATCGAAATCGATTCAATCTATGACCTTACATCTACTGCATATACACCAATCTATATCGATTCGGAAACTATGCAGGAATCCAAGAAGAATGCAACTGCTATCCTCCCATCACCAGACTACAGATGGGGTGGTACTAAGGTTGCTACAGTCCGTCAGGAAAATAATGAAATCGTCAGAAAGGTTGTACCTGTATCACTTACACTTGAATCGAGTAAGTCCTTCGGTATCATCTATGATGACATTAAGAACGGACGTATCCCACTTCCGGAGGTTATTGATTAGAAAAATCAAGTCCTCGGAACACTTCCGTAAACAGCCATAAGGTTAATGTATTCCATTTTAGATGGACCCCTTTTTGAACCCCCGTGAGTGATGAACTCACGGGGTATTTTCCGTCGTTGGACAATCATGTAATAAATATAACGATTGGAGATGATTAAATGGCAGTAATGCCCCAGTTGGAATATAAAGGTTCGTTTGCTAAGTGCGTTGGTATAAAGGGTACCGATGCTTATGATATTGCGTTCAATAAACCTATGGAGTACTTCTATAGTGCAGATAACTACACCCATTTTATCAAGGGTTGTGAGAAGATGGTTAGAAGTCACGAAGATTACTCCAGGTTCAAAGACTATGTAATGAATGTAATCGGTATTGACTTCTGTCAGGTAACGCCAAACGTACGCTTAGGTGATGCTACAATTGAGATGCACCATGCATTCTTCAACCTCTATGATCTTTGCGCAATTATTACTAACAAGAGATTGGAATGCGGTGAAAGAGTTAACACATTCACGGTGGCAAACGAAGTTCTTGATGAACACTTCGCCCTTCATATTCCGGTTGTAATGCTTGCTACGACAAACCACGAGATGGTAACCAATAGAGATATCTGGCTCAACGTTAAGAGTGGCTTCGGTTATATCTCTCAGTTTATCGAGAAGTATGCTCCATATATGACACCGGAACACAAGTACCGTATAATGACTACAATTAAGCTGTCTTATGAAATCGATAGCTTTGATAATAATATCTTTGATGATACAGAAAAAATTAAACGAGTACTTGCGCATACCTAACTAATAATACCCAGTAACGGATAATCCGTTACTGGGTATTGATTTAGGAAAAAAAATCACCGCCGCTAGGCTAACCAGAACCGCCAGGTACGTAACCCAGCGGCGGTGATATTAAGTAACCGGCTTATTCGGTAGGAGCCGGTTTTGGAGGATTCTGCCTTGCCTTCTTTTCATCCTTTTTATCCTCCTTGAGGAGGTTTATGAGGGCCCTCTTAAGCCCCTCATCCTGAGAAGCCTTTTTGAGGAGCTCCTCAAGATCGCCGGTTGTTACCGGCTTAGTTCTGATTCTACGATCAAGTCTCAGGTGGTGTGCGGGTGGGAAGTCCACCGCACACCTATAAAGCCCTCTGCCTGTGCAGAAAGCTTTATATGTCACCCCATCGGGGTGAATATCGGTCACCTCGGTGACCGTATAAAACCCGGGCTCTACTGAGCCCTTGATTGTCACACCGGTGTTGGTAATATCCAACACCGATGTTTGTGATGGCGATGCCGCGGCATCTCTTCTGGAAAGGCGCACGACCATGTGGGGGGTATCCCCCACCACAAGCTCTGCCCACTCGCCGTGGTAGAGCTTGTTGTCATCCATGAGCATCTTAACGATGCTTGAGGATGACGCCTCGTAATAATAGTTGTACAAAGGTCTGTTGTTATCGATCTTTCTCATAAGATCTCCTTTCTGCCTTTCGGCTACGGCGGTTTTGATCCTCGGAGACCACCAGTAACTCCTTTATTAAGGTGATATGACGCGGTAGCTATGCTACATCATTCACCTCTTAATGCAATAATATGATATATACGCCATATGCCCGGAAATTACGGTCAAATAATACCAACGTAAAAACTTAATAGTAATCCCTACTTGTCCAGGGATTACTATTTTAATAGCATAAAGGAGATGTTAGTTATGAAGATAACGTATTTAAAGATTAGTGGCTGGGATGGTGCAATTCGTTCATTCTATATGTCACTTAACAACTACACACCTGACCTTGAGATGGAAATCAGACTCGGTCAGTTCTACGAGGAGCAAAATAATGCCATTGATGAGGCTAATGCCCTCGGTCTTACAGATTCTCCACTTTATGGAGCTAAGAAGATGGAGAATGACGTTACTGAATGGTGGGAAGAGCAGAAACGTAAGCTCATCAAGTTTGGTAACAAGCACATTACATTGCTGAAGTTCCTTGATATCACTATGACGGTACAGGGTCTGCACAGAGGTGCACAGGATGACTTTGATGCACATGCCGCAAGATTCAATAGCCGTATTATCAGAACTTCCACAAGAACCAAGAATAATGAGCAGCTTATCGAGCTCTCAGATTTCTATAAGGGAAAGATACTCCCATTCCAGGATTTGGATAAAGCTCTTGACCTCCCACGCTTTATTGAGTATGAAGGTACTATGTATCTTAAGACATCACTTGGTTATGTTAACAAGGCATATATCGGAGATAAGGATGTACGTAGGGGACTTATTCCACTTGCTATTTCATCCAACTTTACAGTCAAGGTACAGGCAATGGAATACTGCCATGTGGTACGTGAGCGTAATATGGATGGTAATGCTCATATCGAACTCAAGCAGCTTATTGAGCAGTCTATCCCAATGATTACTGCACAGGTACCAGAGTTCACAAGAGAATGGTTTATGAATAGCTGCTTACAGTAGGAGCTGATTACATGAAATCGAATTATAGAAGTAAAATCGTCCAGAAATCGGATGTTAAGAACGCAGTCCAGGAAGAGTGGAATAGTAAGCTCGACCAACTGTACGAAGACGTTACTAATGACGTCACTGCACAGTTTATGGCGACTGTATTCTGCTATCTTAATATAAGATACCACTGGACTGGTAAAACCCTCAATAGTATTAAAGAGGGTATAGAGGACTTATTCACTCTAATGCAGAGAGACGGTATTGCAGGTAAGCCATTTAACACAGATAACTGTATTGAATATATGCGGTCTATAGGTGTTGAATTCGAAGACCGTCGTAATTCTAATGAGTCTGGAGATGCATAATATGTCATATAATAAATCATCGGAAGAAAGACTTATACAACTCGACTTGTCGGTGAACCTGGGCATGGACCTGGGTTCATCCAAAGTCACAGTACAGAATGTGAGGTTTAGTAAGATTATCGATAAACCTCACATGATTATATATTGCCGAAATATTCCGGATAACTTCTTGGAATCCTCACTATATGGTACACTGTGTATCATATACCAGCAGATTCTCGAGGCAGTATATGCAGAACCATCGGCGATTACTGATACGAATCTTATTAAGATTTGTGCGTTTACGTCTGCTGGTGTCCCAGTATGCCCAACTATATCCACGATGAAGAGAAATGCTGAGAGTAAACGAGAGTATACATTTAAGCAGGTTGCATCATTCTCGGCTCTTATCGGATACGAATTCTGGAGGGATGACTGATGAAAATCAGAATATGTATATTTCTTAGTTAGATTGGTCTTTGACCATTTTACCAAATGAATGGAGGTCTTACTATGAATGATGATGAAGAAGACGAAATCGATTACAGCGGCTTCATTCCAGGGGAATATGATGCCGAAGAATTATACCCTGCTCGAAATGCAACCGAGTTACAAGATACGATTCCGGAACTTGTAGTGGTTCCCGAGAGAGAACCAATATCGCTACGTAAAGAAGATTATAATCTTCAAGTCGATAATAATAATCAAAAATCGACACCCAATATTGATGAGCTGGTGAAGGGTGACCCCCGCGAATTTCCGATGTTCATTCCTGATACCAGTAAGCTGAGAAACGATCAGTTGTACATGTTTCTGAATGTCATATTAGATTATGTATCAGCCATCACTAAAGCACATATGGCCAAGCAATACATTTCTGTAGGTAACGAATTCTATATTGATCTCACAGATGCTGAGTTAGTATATGATGTATTGTGGAAAGTTTATCATGCTGATAAATTATTAAGTCAATTCATACATTTGTCGTCTAGCAAGGTGGACATCCTCGGGTTTGATGAGGCTCATAACTTTCAAAAGTATCGATTACCGAGACTGGTTAAATTGTATCGTCACTGTATCAAAGCATACATGCTTAAGTATGGATATCATATTAAATTCCTTATAGATACGGAATATAATAGATGCACGATGGCAATCAGGGTTACTTATGATGATAGCTTTTCAGAAAAGTTATTCAGAATACTTCATGTCCGCGAATTTAAACGTATTCAAGAGCTGATTAATAATGCGGATTACTATAAAAATATGCATGAGCCGAGACATACTGGTGGCGGTCTCACGATCGAATAAAAGGAGATGATATAAATGATACTTACAACTATTTGCATTATCGTAATTATGGCTGTAGCTGCACTGATATTCGCCATTACAGCTACATATTTCATCAATAAAGTCTATGTACCAATGAAATATAAGACAATGAACCTCACCACCGAGGAGATGTTCTCAGAGCTCGCACTTATCATTCAGAACGAAATCAATCTGTATGAGAAGAGTGTATTCGAGAACGGCGGTAAATTCCTCGATAATAGAGCGTTTGAGAACTATTATCGAGATATATGCAATAAAATAGGGGAAGATATTCCTCCAGAATTTTACGAGAGATTCCAGTACTATATGAAACCTGATGCGGTTAATAAGTTCATTGCACGTACAGTACGGGCATATCTCGAACAGAAAATATCTGATTAAAGGAGGTACTGCATCATGGTTATGGGTGGCAAAGATATTGATGGTAAACCAAATCAGAAGACACTTAATGACTACGATAAGAAACTCAAAACTATGACTATACAGACACCAATGTGCACTAACATCGTTGATGGTGACATCATTGAGCGTTATATGGCGGTGCCGTATGATTTAGGTTATGAATACCCCGAGATACCTGATGATCAGAAAGATTATAGGGTTACTGCACAGGCTCTCCAGACTTACACTAATCAGATTGGTCATGTTACCGATGAATATATTGATAGTCAGGTAGCTTACCTGGAGAGCAAACATGAGAAGCGTCTCGATACTCACGATGCAAAGATTGATAGACTGAAAGATATGACATACGATAACCGCATAATGTTTATACTCGGCATAGCGATATCATTCATATTAAGTCTCGCTATCATGGCAGTAATACTCGAATACGAAATCAAACCAGAAATAGTCGAGCAGGTTCGTATGGAAATACTCGCAGAGGAGGCACATAATGAAGAGGTACGATGAAAATGATGAGGGTGTAGGTGTTCTCATGTTCATGATCGGTGCACTATCAGCACTGATAGTAGTTGGTATAATTTTTATCATAGTACACTGCGTAGGAGGTTAATAGTATGGCTGATAAATCTGAATCATCAGTAACCAAAACTGAAATATCGAAGCCAAAATCTGAGAAGATGGAGTACTACGGTATTGACGAAGATGATGGAGTATTTGTAGTCATAATGATGTTTGGAATTTTCGTCGCGGTGGTAGCTCTTGGTATATTATACCTGATAGTTAGGAAGGAGATGGGAATATGATGGAAGGACCAATGATGCCGGATAATGGACCGGCAATGAGTAATACTGAGAAGATACTATTGCTTATACATGAGATAAATGATAAGGATGAGGAGATCCTCTCACTGAAACGAGAAATTGTCAAGCGAGAATTGTGGATTTTTATACTATCAATCATGCTTGGAATTTCATCAATGACGATAATATGCTCACTCATATTATCAGCCGGAGGTGCATGATATGCCAGATATACATGATAGAGACGATGATAATGTTGGACCCGTGATGACCCATTCCGATGATGAAATGATCAAAGTTGTAACGTTACAAAATCTCAAATCATTCAAGGAGAAGTACGATGTGCAAACAGACACTAAAATCAATACGGCAATTGATAAGCATGATTCGCACATCAAGAATCTCTTCATACTATTGGGTATATTATATATCATCATGAATGTCGCATTTGGTCATATGCTGGACTTACAGGACCAGCAGATACTGGAGCTTGAGAACCAGATAAAGTTATTGAGACAGGAGGTTCATTATGCGACCACGCTCACGGCGACAGAAGAAGCAAGCATTGATAAACAAGCTACTCAAGAAACACAAAGCATATCTGAAAGCGAAAGCGATGCAGGAAATGATTCCGTCGATAATTGACAAAAAATAAAGAGAGGTATGGCAATATTGCCATACCTCTCTTTTGAGTGTTAGTATTCTACTTTGTTGGTGAATGTATCAGATTTCTTTCTTCTCTACGAGTTCTCCATCAGGATTCTTGCTGAAGTCGACTGATTCACCGTTACCATCGAAGTCGTTTGCAGCTTCGGCAATATCGTCAGAATCTGCAATTGGTTCATTACAACAGCAGCAACAATCGCCGTCTTCACATTCACAATCGCAACCACAATAGTCGCAATCGTCAAAGTCGTGATAGTTCTCTGCCTCATAATCGTCAACCAACTTCTTAGCAATGATACCTGCTGCAACTCCTGCTCCCACGAGGAGAGCTCCTTTTAAAATACCCATAATTTTATCCTCCTTTTAATTTAAGTAATTTATATACAGCCCATGGGTTGGCTGAATATCATGTGTTAATTTCGCATAGACGGTAGTAATCTTTAGCGAGGTCTATGAAGTGTACCGCTACGAACAGTCTGTCGGCATCTTCATCGTCGTCGAATAGCTTAAGAGCCTCATCCAATTCCGATGGAGAGATTTCGTAATCCCATACATCTCCTGTCGATAAGCCTTTACTGCTAAGCACCTCTTCATATGTGTCATAACTGTTATCCGTCTCGGGTACTATGCAATCATATACTACCCAGCATAAATCAGAACCCGTGATGGCATGGTCGATTAACCATGCACAAAGGGTCTCCTTATATACATTAATTGATTCGGGATCATTACAATCCCGTATATCGGATTTGAATGCCTTAATCTTATCATCCGTCTCGTTTAGAATTTCTTCAATCCTATGCATACGGGCCATGGTTCTTTTAACTCCCTCCATTGGAGCACCTCCTTATACAAATAACCTTACGAGTGGTAAGATTATATTGACGTAGTTAAAGCTTATGTCTAAATCTGGAATGTCTATCTCAGATATGTTATCATATAGATACGATTCACCATCAAATGAAACATGAAACTGAGATGATGAATTGAATTCTCTATAATAGTCGAACTCTAACTCGCGTTTCTTGTATGCGAGTACAAGCTCACTGAGATATTTATTCATTACGGACTTATCACCATTTGCGGATATTGCAGTATCTACCACATCCTTTATCAGGTGAAGTATTCCGTTCTGATGCAATGATGCTTGCTTCTGAAGACCTTTAACATCTACACCATTATCGGTGATATAAAACTCAAAGTTTCCTATCATTAAGAATGAGTGGTATATACCTTTCGGTCGGAATGTTATTGGACCAAATGACGTCTTCGTTGGGGTCTTCGATATTATGAAACAAGCGTCCTTCTTGATAGTTAAGACATCGAGGTCGATATCAAGATTATTGGATTTGATAAACATCATCATGATTTCATCAAATCCGTTCTCAAGCTTTGTCGCAAGTTCTTTGTCACGTTGCATGAGAAGACCTACAGTTACTTTACGTTTATCTGGTGGCATACTACGAATCTGCTCAATAGACTTAGGTGGGAGTAGTTCATAGTACTCAAGCAGTGATACATTAGCTTGCTTTATATCGTATTCCACGATGGTACTGTTGAGTACCATCGTGGTTGTAGGTGCCATATTCATTAGAAGTACTTAGTTGTGTAATCATTGATTGCACACTTCTCATAGAACTTCTTAGCGAATGCGATGAGCTTCTTACGAGCACTCTTGGATACGGCTCCACGCTTCAGGCAGTTGCAGAGAATATCATCTGATACCTCATCGATGTCAGAGCCTCTCTTATTGGATTCAAGCTCTTCTGCAAGCTTTCTTCTCTTCTGACGCAGCTTCTTGAGCTTCTTCTCACGCTCATGAATGTCATCATCATCGAAGATATCATACTCGCCATACTCAAGGTCGTCGACAAGCTTGTCGATTTTCTTATCGAGTCTCTTGAGTTCATTAGCGATATTATCGTGAATATCACCATCAATGTATTTGTGAGCCTTGGTGAACATCACGCATACTGGGCCGTCCTCTTCTTCGAGCTTGAAGTAAGAGTTCATCTTTCTGATAAGAATCTTAGCACAGTGCTTGTACGCCTTCTTACCCATAACGATGAATACGTTCTTATTAACAGGCTCTTTGGTAATTTCCTTACCTTCAGATACCTGCATGAAAGCGATTGTTGCAATCGCTTTCTTTGCTTCGTTACATTCGAGCCAGCCCTTGATTTTCTTATCCTTGATATTTTCGGATACACCCTTCTCAGTAAGGATTGCTGGGGGCTCGAGAATCTGGAATGAATCCGAAGCACTTACTGCTCCGAGATTTGAGATTTTGTCATTATCAGTGGTATTGATTACCACGTAGCGACCCTTCTTACAGAGTCTGCTGATATTATGAAGGAAATCCTTCTCACTAATTACTACTATCATTTATATCCTCCTTTGGTATGAAGAGGGGCTGATCCTCTGTTGGTTTTGTTATCTTGGCATCTTCCAATGCTGTGTGGAAAGCCGAGAATTCTTCAAAGGTTAACAGCGGTACACTTTCAGTACTCATTCTAACCTTAGGAATGTCTGGCTCGTCGCTAGTGTCAGTGCTGGACGGTAATTCGTTAAATACTGACATATCTTGAGGAGTATTGAGAAATACCTCTTCGGCTGCAGCACGATCGGCAATTTTCTTCTTGAGTTCCTCGGACTCTTCTTTGGAGATGAACTCCATCTCACCAGTGTCTTCACCAGTGATTTTGATATACGTGATGTTTTCAGTGCCCTGATCATCAGCACTGACAACTTCAACTACCGCCTCATCATTATAATCATCAACGTCTTGATGCATCTGATTGAGGATTTCAAATGTCAAGTACGGCATCGCACATGACTTGTTACTACAACGATAAGCTGTGAAGTCTGCATTTGGTTCTATCCATGAACCGCACATATCACATCTCAGAGCCTCCTCGTTACCACTTATCTTATATAAGTAAGCATAATCGATGAAGACCAACTTATCGTTATCTCTCTTACCAATATTACAATAGTTCTTAGGTGTGGTACCTAAGTCCTGCATAACGTATCTTGCAGAGAGATAATTAAGCATATCTCTTATCTCACCTTTACGACTTTCGAACTCTTCGAGTGAGATGAGATTACAATATTCTGCTACAGCTATAAGACGGTTAGTCTCATACACCTTCGCAAACATATCAGGTTCTTCAATGGAACGTAGATATTCCGAAAGGTTATCAACGCATCCTCTCTTATCCATCGCAATCTTATAGACATAGTTATTCTTAAGAAATACGATACGGTTTGAACCAACACCTACTTCAGTAAATCCAAGAGGTGTCAGCTTTGCATTGATAAGGTCAGCTATATGATTAACATTTGACTGACCATTAATGTTAAAGTCACCGTTGACGCATTTGTACAAGAACTCTTTGAGTTCATTATCAAAGTACTCTGCAATTCTTGATCCTTTGCGAGAACCACCTTTCATCTTTTCGAGAATCGGGTTCTCATGAAACTTTAACTCATCTAATGGATTAAGTTTCATAGTTTACCTCCTTTTGATGATATCATCGAAAATCTTTCCGTCGATATCAGAAGCTACTCCAGATGAAGCTCTGGATAATGAATGTGCTAAACTTCTCAGCTGGTCACGTGTCTCTGATAAGCTTCCTTCATATTTCTTCCAACGCTTCTTCTGCTTCTTCAATTCCTTCTTGCTCTTGGTTGAGATACCGAGTTCTCGAGCAACGAAGTTTGCATATGATGCATCCTTACCACGAAGCTTCTTAAGACGCTTACGAACACCGCGCTCGAATCCATTCTCAACGAAGACTCTGCTCCAGTCGAGAATATCTGATGCCTTTCGATTACTAAGTAACCTCTGATCGGACCATACATAAGATTCAGTATTCGAAACGGTTTCCCATCCATCGTCCTTGTCATTATTCATCATGTCATAGTACTCTGCAAGCTCTGCTATGGACATCTTGCTAGCGTCAATATCATCGATATTCTGCATACCGAATCCTTCCTGACTAGCAAAGTATTGTGCAACGATGTCGTAACTAGCTGCACTATTTGTATCATTACCGATACGCTCATGTCTGTCTTTGGATGAGAATCCTCTCTCCTGAATCTTGAGAGCTCTCTTTCGGAACTTCTTTCGAGCCAGCTCAGCTTCAACCTCATTATCATCTCTCGATGTTGAGAATTGTGCATCTGAGAGGTCCCTGAGTTCCAAAGGCTCCAGGGGTTTAATAAACGTACCCATCTCGATAGGTACGTTACCGGATTTCATTATCGCGACATTCTTCTTGCTCATCTTCAGCTTTGGTCTGTCACGATAACCAGGTGGATACTCTCCGTTATGCTCTTCAGCATACATCATAATCATGTCCAATCCACCATAGTAGTCAATTATCTGTCCGATGTACTTGTCGTAAATGTACACTGCGTCCAGATACTTGTTAAAGTCCTTCGGAGACTTCTGCAAGTTAACGATTGCATAATACGCCTCCGGAATATCCGTATCAATACTCTCGTACCAATACGGGTCTTCATCGAACTCGTTTGTTAAAATGGTATTACACCACTTTGGCAATTCCATAATTACTCCTCCTTTCTGCATTATGGATGGCTTAATGCCGTTCGTATTATATATACTTCACGGCACAAGCGGCATAAAACGAGTAAGACCCGAAAGTCTTACTCGTTTATAAATACCATATTAGTTTTGTAAGTGAGCTGAGCGTTCCCTCTTTACAGAGCATCCGCCCTGTTCAAGCTTCTCAACAAGTGCAGAGAGCTTATGTTCCACAATACGGAGATTAGCAATCTCATCTTCGTAGTCCTTGATAGTCTTACTGTAGTCAGTAATATGAAAACCCTTACCGACGTATCCACTGAGTACCTGATCGATTTCATCGTAGTCGATAATTGGTCCATAACTATTCTTGATAATCATGGATGTCGTATGAATACCATTAGCAAGTGTATAAGCCGTACTACTGAGTCGCTTTATCTCGGCAAGCTCATTACTAGTAGAACGAGATATGAGCAACTCAGCATCTGCGAACACATTGTATGTATCTACAAGAAATGGATAGAACACCTTTGCTACTTCACCAGCAGACGGAACCTTATCCTTCCATTTGTTAACGAAAGCCTTTGCAACGGATGCGGTGAATTTAAAGCTATCCATGCTATTATAGAAATCCTTCTCGAGGTCAATATCATCTTTCAGTCTCTGACCGACATTAAGTACGTCTGCCAGTGTTGTCTGACCGGAATATGCCATCTGAGAGAGAATCTCCAAGTTAGTCCCAAGTTGAGCAATCAGTTCGATGACCTGATTAGCCATGTTTATCCCTCCTTTAGTAAAATATAATCGGTAAGCGAGATAACCCGCTTACCGATTATGATTATTCTTCCTCGTCATCATCGTCTTCGTAACGTTCTTTTTCATAATCGTTATATACGTGACGTACGTAAAAATCTTCGAAGCTGAGGACTCTACCCTGCAGTAACTTTGCTAGGTACATAGTAATTCCATCATTGATTTCGTTCAATGATTCTTCATCACGTATGTCCTCCTCATCGACAGATATCAGAATATAGTTCTTACTCTGAGTCCGGATTTCGATATTATGAGAAATCAGAAGTATGATTCCATTGACCGGTTCTATGAGGTCCGAGCGACAGATGACAGCTACAACCTTTTTACCATCAATCATGTCAAACCTATCGCTTGAGTTGATAGGGAAGAACTTGTTGATGTTCCTAAGGATGTCGCATAACGTCAGTCCGTTCTGGTCCAAATTCATATATACGATCTGAATATCGCTTACTGACTCAGGAAAAAATGTCTTGATAAATGCTTTCTTATCATTCATGCACATAACATCCTTTCGAGGTTGTGAATTTTTAAATCATTATTCTCTTCCTCTAGAATATTATCAGTTAGCCGGAGAATTTCAAATTATCGAACTGGTGCGTATCGGCACTGCCTTTGCACATGATGAAGTATTTACCCTTCTTCAGTTTATATTCCTTGATAGTTGTATATCCAAGCTTCCTATAGAGGTTAATCGCGGGCTTATTGTCAACCTTCACGAATAGATAGATACCTTTCCCGGGGAATCTCTTCTTCACATCAGAATGCATCACACCCATTAGATTGGTTGCAAGCCCTTGACCTCTATATGCTGGATGGGTTTCAACGTCAGATACAAGAATCCAATCGAAGTTCTCTCGGCTATAATCATGTATCTTCAGTGATGATATAGTCATACCATCTTTATTCTGGAAGAGGTATGTATTATCATACTGCTTGAGTTTATACTCTAACATAATTACTCACCTGATTCGACGGCCTCTGGTTCGACTTTAGCCTTTGCGGCTTTCTTCATTTGCTTTTCAGCCTTTTCCTTCTCTTTTTCCTCCTTGGCCATAGTACCACGGTTGGTAGAGATAGTTTCAAGCCATTCCTCTTTTACTTCCGGTAACGGTGTACCTTCGTTGATATTAAGGTAAACAAACTCTGGATTCGCAGCCTCAGACTGTAAGTCACCACACTGCATCGAGAGCTGAACCTTGAGAGCCAGCTTCTTCTGAATGTGCTCAGCTTTAGTTTCAATAATGTACTGATAGTGCTCATAAAGCTTCGCATAGTCGAAAAAGATATGCTGTAAAGGAATGAATACTTTATGACTGTCCACCAATTCATGCTGGGTTTTACTAAGCGGGATGAGACCCACAAGCCCAGCATAGTGCAGTTCCATGACACTTTCTGCAATATCGAGCGTATTAAGGGGTTCATTTTGCTCCTCTCTCCTCAGAATCTCCAGGTCTACGATATCATAGAGTGGAAATGGTTCATGATGGATTTCGACTGAATATTTCTTGCCCTCACCTTTTGTTACCGCGGGCAAGATGGCACAATGTACCATGTTGTACTCGTTCTTGAGAAGTGCGATATAATCTTTATACTCAGTAGAAGCTCTGATATAACGCTCGCACTGCTTGATAAGCTTATCTCTCTCACGATTGTTTCTTATAAGGTGTACGGTTCTTTCGGGCATCTCATCAACGGTAACGTTGATGGTTTTCGTCTTTCTCTTTGGTACCCTGTCCGCACTAATATTTCTCATTGATATAACACTCATTTTGCTGAAGTCTCCTCATCAATGATAGCCAGAAGCCTAGCCTCGTATGCTTCGACACATTTGCATATCTGACCATAGGCTTCTGTCGTATCATGAATTTCTTCCGTTAATGTCCTATACATAGATGAACCGCGTTCATATTTAGCTTTTGCCTTTTCAAGCATAGTAATAGTGGATGAGTACTCAATCTTTAGTCGTCTATAACAGTTGAGACTGTTTGTGACGGATTCACGTGATGCATCTATCATAATCTTTACCTCATAATTATTAGTAGTGAATAACGGTTAGAAAAGGTCGTTGATATCGTCCTTAGTGATAAGCGTCAGATCACTTTCATCAGGAACGATTGGAATATGCTCTGGTGGAATCTCTGGTTCATCAACACCTTCAATCTTATCGAGATATGCGACGAACAGATGATACTGTCTGAATCTGAAATGATTCTTCTTTTCATCATAATCACGTTTAGTCGTATTGAAGAGTGTAATCTTGATGGAATCTTCCGGTTCTACCTCATCTGCAGGTGGGTCGGTAGATACATACAGTTCATTAGATTCGAAAAGAATCCTGTTGAACTTACCCTGGTAGTCATGATAACCAAAGTCGATTTCATCCCAGCCAATTTCAATCTTATCGATAGTTTCAACCAGTGTTTCGGTGGACTCATATCCTTCATAATATGTATCGGTCGCATACCCGAAGAAGAAGAGCCTGAATGGGATTTCATCATGTTTAACAGTACGTGTGATGGTGGAAGTACCTGGCTGAATCTCGATTGTGGTATACTGCCAGTGGTCATAGTTGGGGCTCTCTGGAAGGTCAGGTCTATCTACTGGGAGGTAGAACTTATGAACTTCCTCACCATCTTCCAGACTAGGGAGCTCTACCTTTTCGTAGTCCGTGAAGAAAATAGATGGACAGAAATACTTAGTACCAATAACTGGGTCAAAGTCGTGGGTTGGGGCTACTGTATCATCCTCCATAAACACGTATCTATATGTCATTGGTGTTGACAGTGGATACTGCTTATAGCATGTCATAAAGTCCTCAAAGCTGTGGAAGCCATATGCGATGATAGAGTTAGCATAGTCCTTGAGTTCTGGGTCAGTGATAAGTGTAAGGAATCCTTCATTATCAATACATGGGCTATATGGCACGTATACATAATCGAGAAGCTTCTTCTGGAACATCTCGAGAATACGGTCCCTAGTAATATTGAATGATGTGAAGAGATATCCCTTATCATTCCAGCGGACATAAATATCGTGTGTATTATTAGTGTCAGTGCCTGGAGCACATTCATCGCAGAGTACCTCGCATGTCTTACAACCGCAATTACAGCTACCGTAATAGTCATATGCAATGAATCCATTAGGGAATGTGAATGTGGCAGTATTACCATCACCACGGATAATAGCAAGCTCGTTGAGATTGTTTACTGGGAGCTCATAATATCCAGGATAGAGAATCTTAACGATACTCTTGATAGGTGTAAGATCAGTTACCAGACGATGGATATCTGATACATAATTAGCATTTAATGAAATCGGAACCAGGAATATATTTGCGAATTTAACCTTGGAGGCTATTTCATATACATCGTCATATGCACCAGGGAAAGTAATAAAGACAAACAATGATGAGGACGCTGGGTCGCTCAACATTGGAATTGCGGTATAACCACCCTCCGGATCAGGAGGCTGAAATATACCTGTTAAAGCGAGTAATGGTATCATTATCGTTATCTCCTTTCACAAGGTAATTATAAGGGTGTTTCTGGTTCAGCTTGATAAGAACAATGCCGGAAACAGTTCGATAACCTAATTGAAAGGTGGTGTGACTACAAATGGCTAGTACCGAAATATCCGGTAGAATATTTCAAAAGAGTCTTATGGAAATGATTCATGGACTTGCTTGGAAGAATGGTTACTTAGCTAAGAAAGAAGAGGCTAAATGTGATAGAATCTATACTGATAGGTACGAATCTGCTGCCAGAAAACTTCTTCAATATTATTCGGTGTCTGACCTTAAGAAGATTGCCGATTGTAATGAAACCCGATTCAATAATTTATTGAATGAACTGAAGCCTGAACTTGCACATCTCCGTGATTATCTCATTACATTCTGGTCGTATGAGGAGCCCAACGCATATTACCGTATGTTATATGGTAAACCACCGTTGGATTTTGAGCCGAAATACGGCGTGTATGTGCAGCGTGATAATCCATGGGGATTGGATCATAGAGTCCCTGTCCATGATGCACCATTCAACATTTTAGTCTTGGTTGAAAATGCTGGGGTATTGGATTATTATAAGAACCTGATTGAGCAGGATAAGACATTTCTATATGTAACTCATATGACACATAGAAAGATTTATCCATTCGTAGCCAGACTTGCTCAGGACTTCGATCTTTTATATGTACCAGAAGCAGAAATAAGCGTATTATCACGTGATTTCCGAGAAACATATCAGATGTGTCGCGATTTCATTGTGATTAGATATTACTCTGAGGCATACTACAACCGGTATGAATATTATGAAGGTATGGTAGGTATGTCAATACTCTTTCAGACCATTCAGCAGATGCACGTTAAATATCTCGAAGCCGATATTACCAGAGACTTCTATGATCTCGACTCGATTAAAATCGTATATGAGGCATATTCGGTACCGTTCTTTGAGAATATACCAATCTTCTATCACCAGAAAATTATTAAGGCGATGAACCGCCTGCTTATGTATAAAGGCGGAAACCAGGTATTCTTTGACCTCTGTGCATTGTTCGATTTTGAATCCTTAGATGTATTCAAATACTACCTATGTAAGACAAATGCACAATATGATGAAAATGGTCGACCTATAATCGTCCCTACTCCAAGTGGCAATATCGATTACGAGCAAACATATAAGGTCTTCTTTGCTAAGGGACTTTTGGACGGTGATCCATTTCTCGATATCACTAATGAAAACAATCATCTTGACTATTGGCCAGTTACGGCAGCGGATCCATATTGGATTAACGATGAAGACCTCATACAAAAAATTTACCGTACGGATTACAACTATACTGAGACCAAATATATCGGTCTTCAGATGGTATTCAGTATGACAAAGTTTATGTTCGAGAGCTGTTACTTCATGCAGATGCTTGCACATAACAGACGAACGGTTTCCTATATACGCGTATCGCATGGCAAACTTGGGGCTGAAATTGACCTGTTTACACTGGTCGTTTATATTCATGCCATTATATATAGACGGCTTGGATACGTCGGTAATATCCCCAGAACACTTGAGCAGCGTGGTCGAGTGATGGGATTTAACTTTAAAGACGACCTTAGGCATGTAATTGAGGACCTTCGATACCATGAAAGTGAATTTCATAAATATCATTCATCATCCAGTACAGATATTAAGGTACATGGTCCAAATGTGCAGGTTAACAACGATAATATCGTTGAGGGCACAGCACGTATCAGTGACGACGGGTTTATTACGTTCACTCCTAATAAACCGGTAGATGGTGTGCATCCTAGCAGTGGTAAGGTCTATGTTGATACGGAAAAGCACAAATCGTATATATGGGACATAACCCTCGACAATCCAAGATATGTGGAATATATCGTGGATAATAAACATCATGAAGATTTAGATGGAGATGACCATAAATATAATGTCGGATCAAATATTTATGATGACCTGATGATGATTAGAGACACTTGTGATGTATCCAACTTACTTGACATCCTTGAGAATATGTATATTACAAACGACAGTTCATGTGTTAAAGTATATAATAACATCAAAGAATTGTATCAGCTTCTTGAGGATAGAATTCTGAGATGTAAAGACCCCGATACATATTTCGCATATAAGCATCTTTACAAACTGCTCCTTACAACCGAAGAAACTGCGGACATATTCCTTAAATCGGACGGTACCGTAGCGGATAACATAATCGAACTTCTCGAAGACTTGAACCCATCATTATCTGTCAGAATATCCATGATGACGGATACACAATTGGTACAAGAATTACAATACTCACTTGCTGCACTTGAAAAGATAGGTGCCGAACTTAAGTATATCCAGAGTTATGGTGGTATGCATGGTAAGATTATCAGTGAATATCTCTATCAGCTCATCAGGGTATTTAAATCCGCTAAGGTTGACCTTGTGGATTTTAGAGCCATCTATGTTATAGATGGCCGTATGACTAACTTGATTAAGTTCATGGTGAAGTTAAAGCTTCAATCAATGGAGCGAGATTTACCTAACGGCTCCACCATCGACCTTATCGACGACGTCCGTCTAAGAATGATTGGCGGATGTAATCGTGAGAATAAGTATGACTTATTCATCGCTAGAAATTCAGTTACTGGTAATTCTGAGTATAGGTCTCATACATGTACGGGACTTATGTCTAGACCACAGTGTGCTAATTGCACCGAGAAAAATAAGAAATGTGGGTGCGTAGTTCGAGAACCATTTATGTTCGAGAATAAATTTGACATGCTCTTCAGATTAAGTCGATATGTCGAAGATGATTTCGCTGAAGACTTCAAAGATATTATCATCAACAGAACGTTCGTCAGACGTCACGCAATCGCTAATGACAAACTACCACTTATTGATGATATCAATCTCGCTATTAGGGATTCTATCATTAAAGATACAAACATGTTTGTAGATAAGTTAATCAAACTTGAATGAAAGGAATGATTATAATGGCACAGATTTTAAAGGATAATCTTGGACTCTGTGAGATGATTAATCGTGACCAGGAGATTATTGCTAGAAAGCATGGTCTTCCGGTTATGAGAGGCGTTCTCTATAAGGTAAACATGGACTCCAATGGTGACCCAATTTTCGATAAGCTCGAAAAGGTCAATGAAAATACTGTAGTACTCGGAGGTGCCGTTCTTGCACTCGAGAAACTCTTCGGCAGGGGTGCCAAGTACCTCCCAGGTACTCTTAATGAAGAGTATAAAGTTAACGACGCGTTTGATGTCAATCCGCAGCAGACATATATCAGATGCTTTGGCGTAGGTACGGGTGGTGCTCGTGATACAATCGGTAGCGTTCTCGACCCGGACTTCAAGCAGAAGTTCCTGAATGATATGATCCCGTTCAGAATCTCTGATACAGAAGATCTTGCTGATACAATCGACCCCGAAGTTGCAAAGAAGTATTTCTTCAGACGTCAGATTTATGAGAATCCTAAGCCACTGTGGGGCTGGTATCTCAAGGAATTTGAAAATCCTGATTCTATACCTCAGCCTTCATCATACTGGAAAGATGTTCCGGATCCTAACTCTCTCGGTACGGAAGTAAGTAGTAATCCAGAACCATATACACTTATCGGCGAGAATGATAACCTCATCGAATGTTTCGGTGAATGTATCATCAAGCTCGAAGAAGATGACCTCAGACCTTGGTTCCAGTATAACGGTAGCCTTCCTACTGCACGATATAATACATTTGGTCTCTTCACTGGAGCGAAGACACCTATCGTATCAGGATATGTTGACTATGTTGGAGTAAGACTTTTCTCAGTGGTTAACTTCAACAACGTTGCCCTCGATATGCCTACATCTGCAACATATCTCTATCGTGTATATGCTGCTATCTAAATTACTTAAAAGAAAGAAGAAATTTATTGCTGTGCATGTAAATGGCTTTGTCAATTCAGATGGAACTGAGAATGTACATGGGAGGTTTCAATACGACTTTGAAGAATCACTCGTAGGATTTACGTCGAAATTGAAAATCATAGACACCATCAGTGGACATTATTATGTTAACACTATAGGACCTGAGTATAGATCAGAGAACTGCAGCTCAGTTAATATGCTCGAAATCTTTCAGCGGTTAAATTTATATATCCGCACTAACAACTTCAATAATGAGAGGATTATGTAATGTCGCCCTCAAGCATTATATGCGTTTATCGCACAGGGATTGACTTTTCTATTTTGGACAATGCCGGTATGAGACACCTCATCAACGCATATGGGCGATCCTCCTCCTCTCTAAACTGTCGTCATGGCAGGACCTACCTAAATACAACGATGATACCCGGATGCCTCCGTATGGGCATCCGGGTATTTCGTATCGTTTAAATGTCAAACTATATATCCTTACATGGTAAAAAAGACCGATGAGGTCGACAAAATGTCTAATATTGTAAAGGAGGTAGATTTCTATGAGACATCGTAGAATCCCCACTAAGGAGAATTATTATCTCGATATTGCAGAAGCAGTTGCAGGAAGGGGTACATGTATTAGAAGATGCTTCGGTGCGATTATAGTTAAGGATGACAGAATCATATCCACTGGATATGTTGGAGCACCTAGAGGTGAAGAGCATTGTTGTGATACCGGAAAGTGTATTCGACATGAATTGAATATACCATCTGGTGAACGATATGAATTATGTAAGAGTGTCCATGCCGAGATGAATGCTATCATAAATGGTACTGCATCAGATATGATTGGTTCGACTATGTATTTAGTTGGAAAACACGTCACTGATGACGGCACACTCGGAGAGTATGTGGATGGTACATCACCATGTAAACTGTGTAGACGTATGATAATCAATGCACGTATTGCTTATGTGGTAATAAGGAATGCTGATGGTATTACTTGGAGAAAGTATCCCGTATCCGAATTACCTGAATATAAATAACTTTAACTTTAAGATCTTAGGAGGGTCCAAATTATGGCAAAGAAATCAATGGATAATATTGAGGTTAAGATGGGAGACCCAACGTGGGTAATTCCAGCTATCAATAATCTCACTACATATTCGACCGACGAACTTGTTGACCCAGAGGGCAAGTTCTCCAAGTATGCTATTCAGACATACGGTAAACTTGGTTACTTCACTGGTACAGAATCCGATGATGATTACGAACTTAAAGGCGTAATTGATTGTAAAGACCCGATTCTCAGTGAAGAAATTCAGGCTCTTCGTCGTAAGATTTATGATATGAATCCAAAGGGTAGGAGATATGGTACTGATATTATATCAGCACATGTATATACCCGTGACTTTGATAATGACTGTAGAGAGGATATGCTTACTGGTAAAGGTTTTAGGATATCCAATCACGAGTCGTTCGATAAGAAGAATCAAAAGATACCAGACGGTCTTCAGAGCCCAGAATTCGGTAGTGACTTCGGCGACGACCTTGAATTTGCAGAAAGATATAGATGTGTATGTGGACTCAAGATGGGTCAGATGTATGAACATGAAATCTGCCCAGAGTGTAATACAGAAGTTCAGTACTGTGAGGTAGACCTTGAGAAGACTGGATGGATTTTCATCGAGGGTGGATTTAAAGTAATCACACCTATATATTACGCGAAGCTCGAAGCACTCCTCGGTAAGTATGATAGCCAGGACTCAGTTATCGGAGCAATCATCCGCTGTAACTATAAAGATGCAAAGACAAATGAGGAACTTGATGAAGCTGGTCTTACAGATAGAGACCGAGAGATGATTGTTAAGCATCCATTTATCCGTAAAGGTATGGCATGGTTTGAACAGCACATTCTCGAAGTTCTCGATTTCTATAGGAGAGCTAAGCCCGGTAAGGCTAAATGGTTCGAAGAAATCATTGATAATATAGACAAAGTATTCTGCTCGAGAATACCAGTATATACATCAGTTCTCCGTATGGAAGCTCCTGGTGCAAAGGATGAGAAGGTATTTAGAACCAAAACTAATACCTGCTATCGTTCAATCATCAGGTCCGCAAACATGATTAATGATTTGGTATCTCGTCACTATGTAAAGAATGCTGACGATAATGCACACTTTACAACCACTTATGATATCAGTGAAATGACATCAATTGACAGATTCAGCGCTCAGATTCAGAAGGACCTCAAGGACCTCTTCGAAGAAGAGTTCACAATTCTGTCAGGAAAAGAAGGATATATTCTTGGTAAGGTAGTATCTGGTAGATACAACTTCTCCGCAAGAAACATCATCATCTCTGGTGGTGCCGACCTTCACTCAGACGAAATCATGGTTTGCTATTCCACATTCATTGAGCTCTTTAGATATGAGCTCACAGCATACTATGCTAAATATAATAACTGTACAATATCAGAGGCCAATGATGCAATCCTGAAAGCACAGTCACGATTCGATAAGCAGGTATATTACACCATGCTCTATATGGTTAATACGAATGATATCCATGTAATAGTTAACAGAAATCCGTTAGCATATAGCGGCTCCCAGTCGTGAGGCTGGTGAGAAAACTCTACTTTATACGGGGAAATGCTAGCCACCTCTTTTGAGGTTCCGTGCTACATTTACAAGCGTTAGCATAATCCGTAGCCAGGTCTCAGTTTACTGAGACAAGGTTCAACGACTATCGAAAGGGTAATCCGATACTTACATCGGGTGAGTAACCGAGTAGAGTAGGGCCAAGTGGTAGGTTTCTAGATGATATTAGTCTAGAGTGATTCCTTTAAACCGAAATGATGAGCATCTCATAAGAGTTTATGAGTTGGTGATATAGTCTACGCAACATGGTAACATGTTGAACCCAGTACTGGGTTGATGGTAATTAACGACTACCATTTACTTGCACGGCAATTAACTATGGATCATTCCTTGCACTTCGTATCGTTCATGTTAAATCTGATATTGGAGATAGAACTCTCACCGTTAATAAGCGTATCCTCATCGTTATGGGTGCAGACTTCGACGGTGACCAGGAGAATATATTCAGAGTATTTGGCGACTCACTTAACGCAACTATTGCGAGACAGATGAACCCGAGATATACGCTCTTTATCGACAAAAAGAATAATCAACTCAATCGAGCGTTGATGCCTACGAAGGATGAAGCTATCGGCTTCTATACCTTCAATAATATCTAACGAAAGGGTTATGCTAAAATGCCAGATAAACTCGAACTCAATATTGCATCAATTACAATCATCATTGATGTGATCGAATTAACCATCGTATTTCTGACATGTATGCTATTTATAATATCTCGCAAGTATCTATATAATAAATTCGAGATTCGATGTGCTGTCACTAATGGTGATAAGCGTAAGTTTAATCTCATAAATCATATTATTACCGCTATCGTTATTGCGATGGCGGTAATAATCCCTATTGAAATAATAATAGATGGGAGGGCATGTTGGCCTTGGATATAAGATTCAATATGTATAAGGTCAAGTATGATAAGCTTGACCATTTAACACGTACGCTGTTTCATTCACAGCATATATCAACCGTAAATATATACATCAGTCTCGATGACATATATTGGCATTGCCGCAACGGTCAGTCCAATCACGAATTCCAGTGCTGTGGTAATATGGCACCAAAGCAGTTGGTGTCCAATGTCCTTAATATTATAGCACACTATCGTGAATGGGCGGTTAGAAAGAATTTGACAGTTAAGGTATATGCATACTACACAATGTCTACCATATTCGAGAACCGTAGCATACGTCACGATTATAGAAGTAATTACATTAGCAGAAGTGATATAACTAATGCAGACTGCTACTATGTAAATAACTGTATCCGTGAAGCTGCACCAATTCTCAAGACAGTTACACAGTATATCGATGGCGTATACGTTGTTGATACTAGAGGATTGGAACCTTCCGCATTTCCACATCTCATGGCTACCGAACTATCCGACAGTCCTGCAGATTGGAACTTCCTCATAACTAAAGACATCGTCGAATTCCAGTATGCATACTATGATAAGTTCTCGGTGATTTATCCGAAGGGTGATGACTCAATGCTTCTGGATACTCCTTCAACATGGAGGCATATTGCCAATAAGGAGAAGGTGGAGAGTGAATATCTCTACAAATACCCAGATGCGTTCTTACCAATAACACTCGCTATTGTTGGTGACAAGAAACGCTCCATCCCGAAGATAAAGGGACTTAGCTGGAGAACTATGATGAGAATGATGGATGATATTATAGTTGATAATACTGGACTTGACCCATATTCTCATGCTATGAAATTCCTCGACTCTTTGGAAGCTAAGAACTACAAGATGTCCGAAATCCAGACAAATCTTAATCTGGTTCAGCCATCCACTAATGCAGCACTTGCTAGTGATGTAGTTAAGGAGAACATTCGTCTACAGTTCATTGATACGCCCGACTATAATAGTTTAATGGAGCTTAATCGCAGTCCGGAATTGTTTGCATCATGCCCAATAAATATAAGGTTCCTTACACGGGTAGGAGATGTAAAACCAATAAGCCCGTTCAAGCTAAATTATTAAAAGAAAGCCCATATGGGCTTTCTTTTTTGTGTTAGGAGTGATATAAGTTGAAAGCAATAGATAGTATTAACTTCCGAATGTGTAAGTATAAAATGGACCGTATCCAGTTAACGGTACCAGGGTTATCTAAACCATATCAGGTTAATACTCTGGCTATAGGTGACCTCGTAATAGAAAAGGACTTTGATAATTACCAGTACCCATACTTTCGTGTAACTATAGGTGTACCTAATAAGGTGCGACGCCTCATGCGTAAGAGTCATACTCAAATAACTGCGTATGTTCGTATGGTATATGCATACTTCAAGACCCAGGATACGATAGGCTTACCGGATATGCATACGCAGGAGTATATATATCTATCCGAGAATTTCTATGTGTTTATGGAAGACCATAGCCCAGATGTAACTATGGACGTTGAAGAGCAGATTGAAAAGGAAACTCTTCCAGACGGTATCGTTACTGGTTTTGATAATCTTACCACTATAGAGATATTACTTTACAAGAAGGCCGACCTTAATCTGGTCAAGCAGACACCGACTAAGGTGTATCGTAATGTTACCCTTCTCGATAGTCTCGTAGATTATATGAATACCGTTGGTATGACCAAGGTATTGATGACACCCCCGAATAATAACCTGAAAAGATATAAACAGTTTCCATACCCACCCATTAGAGTCGACGAGCAGATTCTCAGAGTATGTGGGGATTATGGTATTCATAAATGCGGTACAACTTTATTTTTCGACTTTGATAAGACCTATCTTATCGAGAAGGTTAATAAATGCACTGCATGGGTACCCAATGAATATAAGACAATCTATGTAATTGAACCGACTGCCGCGGCACATGTGTCCACCGTAATTCAGGGATGTAGTTATGAATCTGATCATTGTGGATATTGTACGATGACAAGTGCTACATCATCCGCAGATTCGATGGAACGTGAACAGGTGTTCGGTTCACGAATGGATGTTATTGATAAGAAGACAGGTAATTACGTCGATGTGTCGGCAAACACTACAACTATTTCCGGTGGTGGTGGAAAATCACGTACTATTACCTCATATGACGGTGATGCGTCTACCGCATATGCTATACGACAGCGAATGATTGAAGAATCAAATATTCTCACTGCTGTACTCGATGGTACAGACCTTACAATGCTTGCACCAAACAAGTTATACCAGTTAGTATTCTTATCATCCAATCTTTCTAAACATAATGGAGCATATAGGCTGAAGAAATTCACATGTGCGTTCCATGAGAATGATAGAGAATGGTTTACCCCTACAGTACTTGCTACATTTGTAGGAGACAAAATAAAATGACGGTAAATACCCCAGTACCATAAATGGTACTGGGGTATTTTATGTAAAACTATAGAAAGGTTGCATGTCTAATGCAAGCATATGTACTCAATAACAATGACCGGCAAGGGGTAGCTCTCACATTAACAATATGAAATCATGGAGTGATTTTTAATGAAATTGCTTTATGAATACCTGAGCGCGGAAATGTATGTAACGTTCACGCTACTCTCAATACACGGGCAACTGTTCGCAACATCGTCCGCCGTATATATCAACGAGGTCTCGGCACAATCCGTTACAAGTGGCTTACGCAACATTAAGTAGATTAAGCTGTATTCATTAGTCGATGAAATCATGAGCAAGAAAATATCGACGGATGTCTTTGCGAAACTTGAACACGCTTTGGCCGGAAGAATCCGCCATTTGAACTTTTTATCACGTTAACAGGTCCTCGCCACGTTAGTGGTGTTATCTCCGGGCATTTTATCGGTATAAGATATCGGGTATCTTCGAAACTACCCGGCCTTTGTCATTGTGTATCATAATAGGACGCATTCCGCCTATAGTGAATGGCAAGTCGTCCTACATATATGTCATATGGTGTATAGATTTTAAATGAAGAGTTTATCATTCTCAACCTGCTTGAGACGAATACGAGATGAGTGGAATTTCTTCATACCTGCATTAACGAATGTATTAGGAACTGTAGCGAAGTTGATACCTACATTCATGAGGTCCATTTCATATGGTCTGGAGCCAATACATGCTGAGCATATCTTCTCACCAATACAGCACATTGGTGAACGTACTTTGATTGGTTTATTGATAAACTGCTTATAGTTCTCGTCGGTGACAGTAACTAATTTACCCTCACCTACGATGACATTCTGACCTTCAAGGTCACGCCAATTATCCTCGGTGTATGTCAATGTTAAGTAACCCTTAGTATGACAATCTGAACCCTCTTCGTCTACTACGGTAGCGCCGAACAGAGCATAGAACTGCTTTGTTACATAACCAGCATCGGCTGTACCTACGGACTTAGGATATGAAGCAGATACCACCATGTTACCAGCTTTTGCAATTTCGTCCTTTCTAAAGCCTTCTACATAGCTCGACTTAATAACGTCAAACTGACCTGTACCAGCATTATAAATAGGACCAATCATAGTATTGATATTCTTAAGCTGGTCATCGACTTTAGCCTTAGCACCAGATGCGAACAAAGTTCTTGATGTATCGGCATCAATTTTCTTCTTAAGCATATCTACAAGCTCATCCTCAAGAGCAGCCACTTCATCCAATGTCGGATTCGGGTTTTCTTTGAAGAATTGCTCCTTACGGGCAATAATCTTCTTGTCTGGAATAATTGTAGCCTCTGTCATAGACGATGCGAAAATAGTAGTTGTCTTATATGCATAGAACTGAATAGCCTTAAGGAATGGCCATACTTTATCCGTGGTAATTCTATCATACTTAATAGCTGTAGCTACAAGGGCAAAAAGTTTCTCATACCCCTTCTTATCAATAGGGATATTCCAGTATCCATCTGGGATAATCTCAACGATATATGGCTCAATGATAATCTTATTGAATGTAAGAATACCCAGGGTTGTTTCAACCGGTTTCTTATTGGTATACTGATTAGCAGCAAGAGTTACTGTATCATAATGAATATATTTGGAATTCTTAATCTTCTTGGTTTCAAGGTCGGTAGTCGTAGCAAACCATTCAGTTAACTTCTTCATACCAATATTCTTGTAGTTGGTATTCAATATCTCAGCAACAGCATGGGCTGGTGCAGGCTTACCCTTAGGGTTAAACTGCATCATAGAGTAAAGACCAAGTACACCCTCGTTACCCAGGGTCTTAATAAGTTTACCCTGACAGTCGATATAGTGCTTCTTAGACATGATAATATTCATTGTCTCGTCGTTAGCTTCCTTAGAGAACATAGCACGATGAGATGTTTGGTCGCCATCATAGTCACCGCCGATAGCTTCGAGGAACGAGTTATCCATATTAAGAGTATCGTTGAACGCTACTGCCACCTGCTCCGGTGGTGCATCAGGTTCTACTACTGGGTAATATGGAAACTCTTTCTCAATACCCTGAATTCGAAGCTTTATTGGTGTAGTTTTGATGGTTGATAATACATGAATCATTGATGGGAAGATACCAAAGTATGAGATAAGTGGATATCTAGTAACCCACGTGGTCTTATCTGACGAGACCTCGACCGCTGCGATATATAGTAAATCAGTCCAAGTGAAATCACGATCAGCGATAGGTGCCATACCATCAGCATTCGGATTCTTCGGATCAAAAGGTCTTCCTGCAAACTTCAGTGGAATAATCTTCTGACCACTCGGAGTCTTGATTCGTACAGTCACGGGTTCAAATCTTGTCTCATAGTTATCAATGAACTTATCAATTCGCTTCTTGATAAGATCTGCAGTATAATCCTGCATTGGGTCATCAAGCTCATATGATTCAACATTACCGCCTTTAAGTGCCAAATTAAGTCGGTTACCCGATACTTCAAACTGCTCAGAAAGGTAATTGGCTACCCAACGAGCAATGAATGGGAATAATGTAACACAAAGCTCAGCAAGTGGAATACCTGTATGATTAACGTCAATAGGCACTTCATCCGGAGTATCATACTGGTCAAGTACCATACATGAGATAACTGAACGGTGACCATAGTCCGGAGCTTTACCTACAACGTACTTATTGAAGAAACCATCGGATTTCTCAATGATACTTCTGAAGTATTTATGGAGTTCCAGAGTCTTAAGCTGAATGCGATACTTCGCAGCATGACCCATGAATAAGAATGTCTTATCATTCAATGACTTTGCAAGACGAATGATATCGATATACATATTATTGACCTGTGGAATCTTAGCAGGTCCATCGCCGGTTCTTTCCACATCTCTGTAGAATACCGGCTGTACTACGAACTTATTGATGAATATTTCATTCGGTTCAAATGACTCAATCATATCGATACGTTCGTTACGCTCTCTGGATTTATTACGCTTCCATTTAATCTTTGAGTAGTTCTTGATAAACCAATCCAATCCACAGTTAGCTGGATTAGCCTTCGGGTCATCATCTTTAAGTTTAATGAGGTCACCATTTTCAGTAACCTCCCAACACCCTTCGCCGGCGATACACTTCGATATATTCTGCTGAAGTTTAGTAAGGATTTCATAAACGAATGGATGTATGATAGTTGTATTGAGATCGATATAAGCATACTGGCGCTTACGTTCATCGACTGTCTTACCGAATATCTCTTCGGAGAATAATCCATCCACTGTAGGGATACCTTCTCTCTCAAAGGATACTGGATTGGTAACAGGCTTCATTCCGAGATACTTAATAGACAGGTCAATTACTTCTTGCGTCTGGATGTCTACCTTTAATGGGACATCCGGTCCGACGGTGCGGACATCTGGCATTTCGTTAGCCATTATATTTAACCTCCTTTGTGAAGTCAATTATATAGAGGTTTTCGAATCGGGTCTTCTAAAAGCAAAAAAATCAACACCGCCTAAGTAACTAGAACCGCCAGGTACGTACCTGGCGGTGTTGATGTTAGTATGGCTCACCAGAGAAGGCAAGCCAGTTTATCCTCGATTTCTTCGAGGAGCTGGCGAGTTCCCTCGCCGATATAGTACCCATACTTTTCTGCAAGTATGGATATGCTGGATGTTGGATAATCAGTGGAATTCATATCCACTAATACCGATGATATATCATCGGTATCTACTGTGATAAATAACGCCACATCCATTTTTCGTATTACGAAAAATGGAAGGAATGTACCATCACACTCGAAGAATCTTCCGTTCGCATGGATATTAGTGAAAGCGGTTATCTTTTTGAAGTCATCAACTGTGACAGTTGATTTCCGACTTTTATCCGTGGATAATTTGCGGATGATTTCCTTTGCATAGCAGGATGCTGTATTAAACTTATGATTGTAAGTATTCATAATTACCTCAACTTTCTACCACTTTATCGTGGCGGTCAAAATGATTTATTTAGAAGGCCGTATTACCTTCTATCTTACTAATATGATATATATGCCATATATACGGAAATCACGGTGCATAGAAATACCCCCATTACCTATTATAGGTAATGGGGGTATTTAATATTCATATTTATTTCTCAAGCATGATCTTCTGACCATCACTGAGCTCTATGAGGAATGTCGCAGGCGCATTTTCGGATTCATTATCAGGAAAACTTACTACCGTCATAGTTTTAATCTCTTCGGGAATTAGTTGTATTGCCTGACAGAAGCGAGTGAAGTTATTGTAGTTATCACCAAGCAACTTTTCGCATTTCTCGAAATCGAACGAACCTCCCGACCTCGTGAGCTCGGTGAATACATCGATGCGATCAATTTTCTTCTTGGACATCGGTTTCTACCTCTTTCACTAAGTATTATGGGGACTGTCCTGTAAGAGCTGCTGCGAGAGCTGATGCCGCGTCATCAGCCCCGCCGTTAGCTTTCTTACGTTTAATACGGAGCTCTCTCAAGTATCCGATTTCTTTATATGTCATCTTGAGTATTTGATCGATTGTAAGCTCTCCTTTGAAAAGGCTTAGCATCTCCTCAACGGTGGTCATAGATTGCTTTAGTAAGTTATCTCCGCCTCGATACTGCGGTGACGGAGAAAAACCAGCTGTGGAATGTTGAGGTTAAGAGGCTGTACATTGCCACAGTTTGGACACTTAGTCATGATAGTGAATGTTGGATTGTAATTCTTCTTATCAAGTGTGATATTGATAATAGCACGCTCAGTCTCAACGATTGTACGATAGTACTCGATGATTTCATCGATATCGGTGAGCTTGATGTAGCAGTCCTTACCATTATCATCTACTCCATCATATACATAGATTTCACGTGTCCACATTGCGTATACGTTGATGTAGTATTCAGGGTCATCTGTTTCCATGTTAGTTGCACTGAGTGTTGTAAGTGCATCATTGATGGTTGGAGCCGCGAATGTGTATACGTTCTTTGTGAATGTAGAACGAGCCTTGAAGGAGATGATAGTGTCATCACAAACTACCTTCATGCGGTCAAGGTCATCCTTAGCATCGAGAATGCGGTTGAGGATTTCCTTCTGAGTATCATCGATATCATCATACTTGATGATAGACTTGGAGTTATATGTAGCTTCGAACTGCTTGCCACGACGACGTTCAGCCGGTGGGAGTGAATCAACACACTTTCTGGAGAAGCAGTTGAAAGCGGATGTGATCATTTCTGTAGAAGATGCTACATAGATAGCATAAAGACCAGTATCAACGTCATCGAAACGGAACCAGTTACAGAAATCTTCGAAGGTCATGATAAGGTTACCTTCGACATCATACTTGTTTCTTGTGGTGGAGTTGTTGAAGTTGTCGTAAAGGAACTGAGCCTTCTTCTGGAGGAGAGAAATGTCAGATTCTGTAGATTCACCATTCTCATCAACTTCACCAATTACAGCATTTGTAAGCTGGAAGATGTTAGCACCATTAAAGGTAGCAAAGTCTCTTGTATTGTACATTGGGAGACCGTAATGTGAGAGACTGCAAGATGCTCTGTGGATAACCTTGAACTTCTCATCTCTCTGAACTTCACGTACGTTGAGAGTTTCGAGTTCCTGGTTATTAACAACCACAAGACGAATCTTCTCTGTACGCATGAGCTTAGCTTCCTGCTCAGGAGTAAACTCGATCTTGGAAGCGTCGCCAGCAGCAACCTCGATGTTTACAATCTCTGGGTGTTCATTATAGTAGCTCTGCTTCTCTTCTTCAACCTGTCTGTTGAGACGGTTTCTTGCAGCTTTGTCTGCTTCGTTTGGGGAAAGACCTTCATTAACGATGAGATTCTTTCTGTATTCCATAATCTCAGCAGCGAGCTTAGAGGACACTTCATCATAGTGAGCTGGGTCCTTAGACTTAACACCCTTAAGGGCATCTTCGATAACCTTGTTATAGTTATCGAAAGCGGATTCTTCAGTTGTATCCTTTGCGTTCAGATCAGCACCGACGATGATAGCATCTTCATCATCTTCATCATCGTCGATGTCAGATGTGTCCATTGTGATAGCACCTGTTGCATAGTCGGGCTCATCATCAGGAACTGTATCAGCAGGAGCCTGTGTAAGCTCCTCCATATCTTCTTCTGTAACAGCGAGTGGGTCATTCTCTGGCATAGTTACGTCAGTAGCACCCTGTGCGAACTGACTAATAGCACTCTGTGGGATATTCATTGTAGATTCCTCCTATTGAAATTATTTCTCATCAAATTTAGATATGATGTATGTAAGAATTTGGTCACCTTCAGTTATATCGATGGTTCGATATGTGATTACCGAACCCTCTATGAAGCCAACGAGAATGCGTATTACATGTATATTACGCTCTTCCCAATAAAATGTGGTCAACTTAAGTGTTCCTATTGGTATATCAGCCAAGTATTGTGCACACTGTCCTCTGATTTCACTTTCGAGTTCCGACATACCGCTCATGAGCTCTTCGAATTTATACATGGAGATATGTACTCCAGCATTAGGCTCATCACTATATGTACCTTTCTCAAGGAATATCAGTTCACATATAAGTCTTATCCACATATCGGCATTAACTGTTTCTTTCGGTGAACCGAAATCACCGACTTCAAAAGTCGGTTCCTTAACTACTGTAGAGGTAGTTGATGCGGCCATAATGGACGTTCTCCTTTCTTTCGAAGTCTATTTTACATCTCTGTAATAATAGCTAAAAAAATATCCGGTTTACCGAAAGGTAAACCGGGTGTTGTTATTTCTTATCGTCGTTATCTTCTTTCTTTTCTTCATCCTCTTCGCGGGATTCTTCCAACTCTTCCAGAAGCTTAGTAATGTCCTTAATTTCATGCATACCCTTAGTAACGGTCTTGAAGAGAATCATCGTATTCTTAAATGACAAGAAGAATCGAGTGATATCATCTCCCAGAGCACCAAGTATTACTGCAATGCACAGGTATACTTCCTCAGGACCCTTATCTGCAAATAGCGTATGAACGATAGTAATTATGATAGTTGGAAAGATTGCACTTACCACAGTAGTGGCAATTATGACACCAATCTTATGCTTTTTCTTTCGCTTACCAGTAGAAGGTGGTGCGTTCTTTATGAATTGTGACACGGCCGATCCCAGTAAGCATGGTATGAAATGAATCAGTGTAAGCATAAGAAAGTGACCAAGTGTGATTACTTCAGAAGGGATTTCCATGTGTTTCACCACCATTTCTTATATGATTGTAGATATTAACTGTCGGCAGGAGTAACATAGCCGTGCTTAGTCGCAGGGTCAATCGTCTGCTGGTCAGTTTTCGGATAGTACTTCTCCAGCTTCTTGCTGTTGAGGTAGTTGAGGTTAACGTAAATGATGAGACGGTATGTTGCGTATGGGTCGCTCTTATGTATCGTGATATCCATCGTATTCCAGTTGATATCCCAATCCAGCGATGGGTCCAAATCATATGTCTCTTTAATAAGCTTGGCCCTAAATAACAGTGTTACCGGATTCTCATGAGCTAAGTAATCCAGATATATCTGATAGTCCTCATCGCTTAAGAAAGGTTTGATATTGAATGAGTCATCCTGACCATCTTTATCCTTATCAGTACGGATAATGGCATTTGTATACTGACTGAATCCTTCCAGTTCCATATTCCTATCTATACCCATGAAGTTGAATGTAAAGATTGGAATGTAAGCCTGACTGTTCATAGGCTCGTCTATAAAGTGAATACACGATTGTATCTTATTACGAATAGCGTCACAACCGTACAGATAGTAATTGGCCAACATATTGAAATCGCATGTCGCTTTGAATGTTACAACGGAAGTATCCTCGATCATGTTCTTCTTCTCAGCCTCACTTACTGATAAGTCGGTGAATACTGTAAGGATATTCTGTAAGTAATATATGAAGAATTCATCTACGCTAGACGCATTATTCATCATATATGTTATTGGATATGACGACTGTGCCCTTATATAACGCAGGAATGCAGATACACCATTAGCGTCATCCATTTGTATTCCGACATACCGAGCAATGGTACGGAGTATATTACGAGGAATCAGTGACTCGAGTGGTGTATGGATATATCTTGGAACATCCCATGGCAGTGTATTCTTAAGATAATGGTAGATATCATATCCGGCATATGAAGTACTGAGCTGGAGTTCTATATCGAATGTCAATCTATAACGATTGATTCGAAATCCTACACCAAAACCACGCCTCTTATCCTGAATAAATTCCTGTATATCGTTACCTGGACCAAGCACCGCACCATCATAATTAGTGAAGTGTGTACCGCAAAGAAACAGGTCGTCGTTAGGTCCAACTATTTCGAGAGTTGGTCTAATAATCATACAGGGCTTCTGCTTTCTCTGTATGTCATTAGTAGCAAGAGTTGCCTTTCTATGTTTCTGAAAGTGTCTATATGCTACACGGGTAGATATAGAGCTATCTTTAAGAAAGTCTTTAGGGAGCATACCTTTGAGGTGAACCTCGAGAGCTTTAGCCACATTACCGTATACATGAGCAATGGATGATGTAGCCTCAGAGAAGATATGGTCCATTTGCATAATAACTCACCTCGCTTTAGTCTAAGTGATTATACTGCTGTTTCGACCAAATACTACCCTCGGTCCATACAAAAAAATATAGCCACGTGCATATGCACGTGGCTATATGTCAGTCATTTAACCAGAATATGTGAGTATTAGCATCCGATATTTCTTCAATGGCTATAAGCATTGTCTCGGTGAAGTATAAAGCATCGTGCATATGCTTCATTAATCTTCTTATGGTGAGTTTAGTAGCTTCATCTGAAAATATGTTCGATCTGAGCATCTCGCGAGCCCTATCTTCATGAACTATCTTAACGGTCATAGTATTGTCTTCGTACTCATCGACAGGATAGAATATAACGAATTTTGTACCACTATATATCACTATTAGTGGTATTATCACTCCGTTGTATATGAACGCATTGCCGTCTTGAGTAACCCCGAAGTAGTTCAGAATATTGTTGACCGTATCCATATCATCGATAGTAATTGTACCGTTAGTGATGTTTTCTACTAACTCATACATTAATTCTTGCATTGCTTTGATAGATAGTCTATTGCTATTTTCTGTACTCATAAAATAAACCTCCCTAGTTATAACAATTAAAATATACCCGTAACGCCATGAAGACGTTACGGGCAAAGCAGAAAGGAGTCACACCGGTTATGGGTCAACCCAGTGTGGTATATCTGAAATACGGGAAACTGCTGAATTAGTCAAGATACTTCTTACGTCTTGGCTGGTATGCCGGACGGTATCTTTCGAGATTACCATTGTTGATAGAAGCATAATACTTCTTAACAATGAAGCCTGTAAGGTTACGGTAACGGCGTCTATCAGCCTTACCTGTGAGAACATCGATTGGGTTCTCGTTATCATACAGGTTGGAGATGATAACCTCTACAGGTTTGTTGCACTTGTTCTGTGGGTTATTCTCGTTATACTTCACGTTTCTTGCATCGAAGAGAAGTGTGAAGATTTTGTTAGGATCGAGCAGTACGATGATATACTTACCCTTCTTACCAAGCTCGTTGAGAGGCTTGTCCTTATCACCCTGAATACCGTACATGTTTACGAACTTCTTGAAGTCCTCATTGTACTGTGGGATACCGTCGACGAATACGTTGTCCTTACCAACCACGTTCTGTACGATGTTAGTATTGGACTTAGGTACCCATACCTGGAAGGATGTCTGGAATGCTCTGCGGTTCTGCTTGGATTCTGTATCGTACTCTGAGTTCTTATCATCAACCCAGGTATCGATCTTGACAGTGAATTCACCATCAATATAAGTTGCAGCAAGTGCAGTGATATTCTTTTCAACGTCTTCCTTGCTGATAGTAAATGCTGCCATTGTAAGCGGACAGCCACATGTGTTGTATGCGAGAACGTCACATACGTTGTTATTTGCGTTTGACATTTGAGCTTCCTCCTTGAAATTATTGTTAGTTCTTTAATACCGTTAAATGTATTAATGACGTTATTCTCTCCATCATTAATTCATAATGTCTGAGAGCTTATCGTTATACATCTCTAGGGTCCCAGCCACTTTAGGTCCCCAGCTCTCATCACAATAGATAGGTCCTATCTCATATAGAGTTTCATATCCCTTATCTATGTACGAGTTCCTGAGTAGTTCAGCAGTGTATCTATAGCACTCAGCAACACTGTCGAATTCTCTAGGATAATCACCATCCATTATACCGCATGCATTATTGGCATTACGATATTCCATAGGCCAGTCTTCAGAGTCACATAATCCAGACTCCCATGTTGATATTGCGAGTATTGTTGTCGCTGATATTCCATACTCATCCTCTATAGCTATAAGCTCATCTACAGCTAGTGCTACTGGATGGTCTGGCGAATACTCGCGGTATCGTCGTTCTATAGACCACTGAATTAGTTCCAACAGATGCTCTCGAGATGCACCCGTTACATTCTGAATGTCGTTCCGGTCCATAGATAATTGTGCCACCTGTGGAGTAGTTTGATGTGATGCATAAACTTGAGTATCAGCTACTTGTCTTTCAATAGTCAGATTGTCAATATCCTCAAGTTCTTTTCGCATCGCTTCGATGGTATCCTTCATGCGGTCATTCTCAGATATCAAGTACTCGACTTCTTCATTGAGATTGTCGTTATTGGCCTGTAATAATTCCATCTCAGCCTGAACTTCAATCATCTCATTATGAATTCGTCGAGTCTCCGATATAACCGCTATTATCAGAAAAGCTACAGAGACTATGATGACCATCCACGTTACTATCATAGTTAACATGGAGTCAAACTTAGCCACCCGCTTCTTCTCTGATTCTAAATCAGTCTTTATCTTCATCGGTTTTTTCACCTCCTTTCGCAGTATTATCATATATACTTCTTCAAATAATAAAAAAGTCCCCCATATGAGCATAGACGGGCTCATATGGGGGTATATATAAAAACAAAACAAGAGGCACTGAATAACCAAACTTGTTTATTAGAATTATCATTCGCAGCTTATTGTGTATCCTTATGTCCTATGATAATTAAAAAAGTACTAGAGGAGGCACCAGCTGGAACTAGTGCCTCATATGTACCAATTTCATAGGAGGATCAACAATAAGCAGGAACTTCCCGGCACTATTGCACCAGGTCTTCAAGCAAATTGCAAATGAAGAATCAAACGCACTCGCAATCAGCAGAGGACGTCTATATATTTGTTGTATTAGAAAAGGTCTTCTAACGGATCGAAATCGTCGGATTCATATATCTCCTCATGTGCTGATTTCATTGCCACGGAAACTTCATCTTCAAAATAGTATTCGACGATGGATTCCATAGCAGGGTCGAAGTCTTCGTCACACATATGAATTATTGAATCGAGGGCGAGTGATTGCTGATACTTCTTCTTAGCCTCGAGCTTCATAACCTTCTTATCTTTGCCCTTCTCTTCAGCTTTGGCAATCTTACGATCAAGTTTCTTAATCTCAGCTTCGCCAACAGAACGCAGCCATGTATTGATTGTATTTACGGCAGCTGCGCAAATACCAGGTTTATTCAACTGGGATACAAGGTCATTTTCATGACTGAAGCCCCTGAAGTTATCCGAAAGGTATTTGAGAATCTTAATCTTATCTTCGAGTTTTCCGACCTTCTTATCCTTACCTTTAGCCTTAGACTTTTCAATCTTCTTCTCAAGGCGTCTTACTGTATTATCAATAACTGCAGGGCTTGTAATAGCAAGACAGATGAGAGATACAATTACGCCATTCGCTAATGTGATCGGGAGTACCCCAAGACTAGCCATAAATCTTGTTGTTGCAACTCCCAACTTAGATACAGTTGCTCCATTTAATGCTGCAAGACTAACGCCCAGTTGTGTCATTACACCCGTATTATACCCATGCAAGATTACCATGTGTAAGAAGGCTGGGATGGTTCTGATAGCACGAGCTTCTTTTTCACTCCTTGCCGCTTCGGTAGCGGAGAAGTCATAAATACCCTCAATACCCAAGATACTTTCCATTGCAGACATTTCTGTAGCAGTAAGGTCGGTATCATCAATACCGTAATCGATGTCATCGAAAATATCTTCAAATAATTCCATTTATATCATTCCTTTCGTTTATTTACTCTTAATCAAGTCACGCTTGATGGAGTTAACTATCTTACGGAGACCAGATACATACTGGGCAAAGTTCTTAACATCCTGACGGGATATATGATCGTTATCGCCCACAAGCTTACCGAGTCGTACATTGAGCTTTCTGCAGTTATCGTTAAGAAGCTTCTTACCAGCTGCTACGGTCTTATTGAATTCCTTAGTATCTTCCTTAGTCTTATCGCCAGATTCGTACTTAGAATAAGCTGAGATAATAGCGTTAGCGGCTTCATTGAACTTAGTGCTCTCATTCTTGATTACTTCAAGATACTTATCACAATCTTCGACTGTAGTAAGCTGTCTTCTGAGAGTTGGTTCGGTATGAGCAAGTAATTTCTCAACCTCCGTAGAATCCTTGGACTTATTAAATACTGCCGATTCGTTAGCTATGGATTCTTTGGCAGAGCTCGATTTCCGGTCGCGCTTACCTATAAACTGAATACCGTATAAGTATCCATCAAATCCCATATCGACCAAATCTATCTGGTACTCATTCTGTATATCTAGACTGGATAATGCTTCGCTCAATGCTTCACGAAGAGGTTTAAATCTAGGAGTGTTTTCAACCATCGATAATTTAACATTGTTAGTGGATATGATAGGTATAACACGATATTTCTTAGCATAAGAAATATCGACAGATTTTACGACCAAATTTACTGATTGTAGGCTGCTACGAAAAGTACTCTGCAGTCTTTCGAACTGAGCGGCAGTGTATAATTTGCGTTTCTTTTCAAGGTTCTTGACCAACCCGTCGATAGTCCGCTTATCCGCATCGCTTACCGCAGCAATACACTTATTGCCAACATCCTTAAATATTGCCATATCGGAACTATCTGTAATTTCTCCGAGCCTTTTAGCAGTGTTTATGATACCATTTCTATTCTGCTTAGCATCTACTGCATCTATAATATATGCAACGGCTTGATCTCCTGGAAGCCCATGGTGCATGACCCTTGCTACTTTCCTAGCGGTAGCACCCTCCATAGCCGCAGCTTCCTTGGCTTCCTGAATATTGTCGGTCATAGTGCCCTTGTCAACAGGTTTAACGTCTTCGGTGTGCTTTTCGTCGATATCTTTGACATCGTCGCGGAGTGTCATATAGAGCCAGTTATTCTTCTTATCATATGTCTTGAATCCATATGTCTTGAAGATACCAATGGCTTTCTTATTATCGATATGAACCTTGAGGTCTGTAGCATGGAACTTTCTTACAGCTACATCAAGAAGCTGGAATGAGAGCTTCTTACCTCTGAACTTCTTAACTACCTCAAGTGTGTCAATCCATACCTTATCAGAACGGATATCGATTGAGATAAATGCAGCAAGCTCTTTCTGCCAGAAGTACATACACCCTCTGAGCTTCTCCGCATTCTTATCAACCTTCTTAAGCTGGTCATATTCATCCTGATATTTCTTAAGCGCATCGTCGTTCATATGAACGCAATACATAGACTTCAGTGAGATTGGTTCTTCCGGATCTTCCTGATAGTCTCTTCTGAGATTAGTAGCGATTGATTCGAAAGCCGGGTCAACATGGTTGTCGTCAGACATTTCGAATAATCCTTCAAATAAATCGTTCATTGTTTCATCCCCTCCTGCGGCAGATTCTTTAGCATCTGATATGGCTTTAGCACCTTTAATATGAAAATCTACAGTAATACGACGGCTCTCGTAGCTATCGAGTGTATCCACATCCATTTTGATCGATTTACCACTGTTGGATTTTTGTATCTTGTATAACTCTTCCAATATTTCATCTTCAATCGGTTCACTTAACTTATAAAATGTATCGAAGTATTCGTCATCCCTCTGATCACCGGATGCGTACCACGCTACAATACTAATTGTGTAGTGGCCGAGAACATCCTCTCGATATTTAGAATACCACGTAATATTATTTACAATGGGTAATTTACCATCAAATGATAAATTATCAGCATAATCAAACTCGTAGTCTTTTGGAAGCTTCGACTTATACTTAGATACTACACGATGTACCATCGACATTATCTTTGGGTATATCGGTTTTATACCTTCACACAGATCCTTCTCATAGAGTGCTTTCTCAGCATCTTCCAACTTACTTAGGTTTTCGTCCTTCCTCTTCTGCTGTCGCTCTTCTTTAGTGGAAAATATGCGGTCAATGGCTTTATCGAAGAGCCCCTCCATAGCAACACTTTCTTTAGCGGCTTTGGATTTCTTATATTTGAGCACGTAAATATACTTACCTACTTCCATACTATCCATCTCGCAATTTGGATATTTCTTCTCAAGTTCACCCTTTATCAACTTATAGAAGTCGTATCCATAATTGGTAAGTCCGCCACTTACATTAGTTATATCGGATGTTGCGGTAACAACTGGAGCCCAGTGTTCATCACGCATCTTATCGTCGCTAATAGACGCATTGAAATCGAAATTAGCAATATTGCTCTTTAGAATTTTATCGTTCTTACCCAGCTTAACGATACCCTTGTTTAATCGGTCCTTTACAATATCTGGAGCCATTGATTTAAACTTAGACCTGCACCATTTAGCAGCCTCTTTGAGCTCTCTAAGCTCATCATTGGTAAGCTGACCAGCCTTATCGGCATCAATTGTATGTACCACGTGAGCAATGCCGGCTCCACCGACTCTTGCCACTGTAGTAGCAGCCATCATTTCTAAACCTTCGGTAGCTGGTTCAATGTATATGTCAAATAACTCGTCAAGAGACGAATAATCGTTCATTTGGGTTTCACCTCTTCTTTCTAATAGATTATATATTATACAGGTGTCTTAAGGAGGCGATAATTATGGATACTTCTATCAAAGAAGAAATCATTCAGCAACTAAGTCAGTTGCCAGTATATAATATCTCATCTAATGGTATTCAGCATACTGTTAGATGCCCATATTGTGGGGACTCAAACAATCCCACACATGGTCATTTCTCGATTCGAATCGACCCAAATGACCCCCTAGACCCAATGTTATATAGCTGTTTCAAGTGCCCCTCTTCAGGGATTCTTACAGCTCAGACATTAACGGACCTGGGTCTGGTTATAGATAGCTCCATCTTGTCTGGACTATCAAAGATATCTCAGGCATCATCAAGAGTGCATAAGATAACTATGATAAAGACTGAGCAGTTAGAGGTACCGGTTGTCAGTCCAAGTGAAGTAGCACTGAATAATCTTGATTATATTAACACTAGACTCGGTACTAATTATACTGTAACCGAATGTGCTGCTATGGACATTATACTTGACTTACATCAGTTCATGCGACATAATAAGATACAGTCATTGTATATGGGTAACCCGATATCGGACGCATTGATTAACTTCATAACGTATCATTACGTAGGCTTCATAAGCAAGAATCGCAATACTATAGCATTCAGATACAATGGTATCAATGCAGATAAGTTCGATGAGCAGCCGAAGAGGTGGGTCAAATGTAAAGTCAATCCAAAAAATATGGATACCAACTCATTCTATTCACCACCAGCTACTATTGACATCTTATATACGCACCCAATCAATATTCATATTGCTGAAGGTCCGATGGATATACTGTCGATAATGCAAAACTGTAGAATCACTGATAGTGATGATTACTTTTACGCAGTATGTGGATTTGGATATAGTGCGATACTTACTAACATAATCCGTATGGGACTTAATACGGGTCTCAATTTACACATATATGCAGACGGTGATAAGACTGATGGTGAGATACTTTACCAACTAAATAAGTCCAAGCTATTAGACTGGGTAGAGCACCTCTATATTCATCGTAATGGTACAGGTGAGAAGGATTTCGGAGTACCGGCGGACAAAATAAAGAATACCTATAGGAAGGTATTCTAAACAGATAATCCCACAAGCCACATGGCTTGTGGGATATTTTTTTGTTATTCTGTAGCTTCAGCTGGTTCGGTTGTGGTAGTCTCAGTTTCTTCTGGGATAGTTTCTTCACCCTTTTCCTGAGCTTCTGCGTTTGTAGCTTCTTCAGCAGCCTTAGCAGCTCTTGCTGCAGCTTCTGCTTCTCTCTGCTGTCTTGCAAGTCTCTTTCTTTCGTTCTTGGAGAGACCGTTGGGGATAATATTAACAGGAGATGCCTCTGTAGGTGTCTCAACAGCCTTGGATGTATCAACCGGCATATCAGGTGTAAGCTGGGATACGGCCTTAGCAGTACCAGTAACAGGTGTACCTGTGATGGCGTTATTAAGTGCTTCGCTTGTAAGGTCCTTCTTATCAGGATTGAAGCGGTCGCGGTCATTGAAGTTAGCAGTTGTAAGCTTGATAGACTTAACGGACGCCTTATCAACTGGTGTAGGGTATTCCTTTACATTATATCCGCCGTATACGAGCTTCTTAACGAGGTCTTCGCTAAAATATCTCGCACTTACGATTGGACCATACATCTTGAGAGGGGCAATCCAATCGATATTGTGTACGGTAATGAGTCTTGTCTTTGTATTAGCCATGATAATCATTCCTTTCTTTTATTAACCCTCGTAGCCCGGAGGACATTTCACATATACGCCATATGTCTTAGGGGCAATCTTCTTATCGAGAACCGCTCTACGCAGTTTCTGCAGAGATTCCTTGGTAGACTTAATCTTAGCATCGTACTTGTGATAGTCACCATTCTGTCTACAAGAGTCTTCGAAGTAGTTAAGCTGGTCTATCTTATGATAGATAAGGTCGAGCACATATGCTCTATCATAATGGTTTTCGATTTTGTCAATCTCAATCCATATATCGTCGATTGCGTAATCGGATGGAAGCACAGCTCTCTTTTTCTTCTTCAAGAAAGCTTCAAGTGCAACTTCATCACTTGTACCATATGCTTCAGCAGAAGCAATCTCGATAGCAGCTGTTCTTGGATTAGAACCTGTGAATGTGTAAGACTCCATTGCTGCCTGGAGGGTATACTCACCCTTATCGATATTATCGATTACACTTTCCATAGCAATGAGCTTATTAGTATAGCGGTCCTTAAGACCATAACCACACTGAGCACAGATGTTGAGGATAGCGAATCTCATAGAGTAGCTTGTAGCACGTGCTGCTCTGTTAATAAGTTCAGCCTGGAGCTGTCCTCTTCTTCTCATAATATCCTTGATATTGATATTGCACCAGTTGACGTCCACGTGTACTTCATGACGACGAACGTCACTATTTCTAAGCACCGTAGTGCCGTATCTGGCAATGATCTTATTGATTGCATTGTAATATATCTCCCTGTTAATCTGTGGTGTAGGAATCTCCTCACCACAGCCATTTTCGGAAGTGTAATTACAATTGGTTGCTACTGTTGGTGCAGTCGGATTAGCAAGCTCTGAATTGAGTGCAACGTATGCCTGAATACCAGTCATAGCAGTGATGAGTGGAATAGTATAGAAGATGCTGACAAGTCTAGCAACATTGGCAGTATGAATCATTGTCAGATACGAGTTAGTTGTCATAAACTCATCAAATACTACATGTAGTGGTATGCCATCCATAGTGTAATTGATCTGTGCTTTGATAAGCTCCCATATTTCATCTGGGGTAAAGTTGATAACAGTATTATCAAGCATATTCTTATCGATCTCGATGATGATACGACAAATCTTTCCCCACTCAGGGAATATCTTGCCGAAGTTTCTATCAGCGAACTTACGGAGAATTGGAGTCATCTCGGATAATTCTGGATATACACTGATACCAGAGAAGCCGTTCTTCGGGTCGATGATTTTGATAGTCACATTATATTTTTTGCTATCATCCTTAGTTGAAGACATCAGGTCCATATACTGAGCGATATGAAATCCGAGATCGGAGTTAACCGCACATTCATCCAGGTTAGATATAGCATTCTTGATTCTTTCAATTACGCCTGCCATAGAAGCAGAATCCATAGTTATCATTCCTTTCTATAAGGTATTATAGCGATTACTAAGCTGTTTCGGGAAGGGCTCAAGTTAACAAAAAAAAATGACAGAGGGTTGAGCAACGACCCTCTGTCAAAACGGAGAAAATGTAGGAGGACATATCACGGTTGGAAGGCAAAATGATAATTTGTGTTGTAGCGACCCCTAATGTCAATAATCGCATACAAGTAGGAGATATTTAATCCAACCGCTAATGTCCCATATAGAATATATACGCGAATTAGAGGTTCGTGTGAATGGATTCCACAATGCTTTCTATACGTTCCTTTAGCTTGCTCTCGATTGCATCTACCATGAAGTCTACCAACAATCCTCTCTTACGGAACTCGTCAGTCAATGCACGTTTCATATCATTATATATAGTAGCCACTGGAGTCGTTTCCCTAGTATAACCACACGTATCGGCAACGCATTGTACGGCAAGTATCGCCGATCTTAATATTGAATCATATGTATCATCATCACCGGGCAATTTTAATCCCGTATATTGAAACCTAGATACTATATCCGGTTGAGTCATGACTCTGTTAAATATCCTACCAGCCATGGTACAGCACCTATCAGTTTCATCATCATACATGAGGGTACCACCCATCCACCAAGGTTTTAATTTATATCCAAATGCAACAGCGACGGAACTATTCAACGACATTCTCATGAATAGTAACACATCGTTCGATAATGGTGGCACCGAATTGCGTATAGTTTCATCGAATAATTTCTCAACATTCTGTAGGTTGAGGTCTATTCGTGGCTCGTCTACATATACACCGTCATATTCATCGTCGTCATCGATATGATCATTTGATATTGGAGTATTTATTGGTTCGGGGTCACACCCGAAGCGTATCATTAATGGTATGGGCTCAGAAGTTCTACCATCACAGTAGCTGTCTTTGATTATGAATATTGCACCTTCGTCAAGCGCGCCGGATAATGTTATTCTGCGTGTTATTGTCTCGTGCGGTTTATTAGTACCCATCCATACAATTGTACCAGTATCCTCATCAGACCCGAAGAACTCATGTATGTTATGTATGATAAGCTGACTCAGGTAGATTTTAATCTCGAATTCTTCATCGTAATAAATAGGAGTTTCGTTAATTACAATAGGCTCTGCGTTTGTTTTAATCATAGTTAAACCTCCATAAAATAAAGTATATACCCCGGAATCCTGTGGACGGATTCCGGGGTTTGATCAAAGGAGATGCTCTTGCCACTTTATGGCATTTTCGCTTTCGGTAAAGTGAAAATCAAGCAGTTAATACGATTATGTCAGCTCGTATTTACATACTTGTTACATTTCGATTATTTATATAATGAGCAGGAATGTCTCGAATTCATCGATGATAATATCGATGTCGATGTCATCATTACTATGCTCATGAATAGCTGGGTCCATATCGACCCAAGTGAATGACGAATTGATGATAGTGGAAAGTATCTTCCTAATAGGCGAATCCTTAGGATTCAGCTGTTCGACATATTTGAACTTATTCTTCAGTACATGCTGGAAGTGAGCTGACTGCTCATACTTCTCAGTGAAGCGTCTGTTCTTAATAACGTTCTCCTTGAAGCGTCCACGTACTGTAGCAGTACATATCTGTGGAAGCAGAACCATTCCCTTATGCTGAAGGAATTTCTTGAGAACGATTGTAAGGTAAACTATATCCTTCTTGGTGAGAAGGTTGATAGCAGTTGTATCATGGAAGAAGTTAGAGTAGAACATGTGAAGCAATCTCTGGATGAGAGAATTCAACACGATATTCTCCATATAGAAATCAAACTCTTCCTGTGGTATGTGTATGTTGAAGTTCCTTCTGATATTCTTCATAACCTTCTCGGAACTTGCCTTAGTGACGATAGGATTGGATTCATTCCTACGATAGATGCTCATTTCAATAGCCTCTGAACGTGAGAGGAAGTCATCATCATCCCTTACCAGGTCTTCAGCAGCAAGCTCAACTGGTTTAGATGGGAACTTCTCATTTTTGAATTGCATATAGTTCTTAAGGATGATACCATCGAAATATGATACGATGGACTGCTCATAGTCAATCTTATATAAGCTCTTGACAACGATTACTTTGTTGATAAGGTCATCGAGATATGTCTCGATGTTATCACCGTGAATCTGCTGCTTCTTAGCAAGCATTGACCTGTCGCTACCACATCTCTTAAGAATACGGTATTCTACGAAGTTACAGAGTGCACCGTAGATGGGAATACTACGCTGCTCGAACTTCTTAATGATGTCCATAAAGATACTGATGAAGCAAGGAATATAACCGGTCTTCGTAGTAATGGTAGGGCTTACGTTAGTGAAGTGAATACAAGCGGGCATAATGAGTCTAATAGCAAATGATATTGCTAAGATAACACTCGCATGCTCGTTTGTAATCTTCGGAGTAGAACGATAGCTACCATTCTTATCAGTATCAATAATTGGAATGTAGAGGTCATCAACCATCTTCTGGATATTATCCATGAACTGCTCGGTCATAATTCTTTCGAGAATAAATGCCTTGAGTGATTCAGTGGTGAGGACCGATGTCTTGGTGTCAATAATATACTTCAGTGAAAGATATGCCATAACGAATTCCTTGTCAGTATCGTAATACTTGATGAAGTAATTCATATGTGCGAGAATATCAGGCATTCTCTTTACGAAGTGCTTGAGGATGATATGATATGTACAGAGACTTTCAAGGTACTCTGGGTCAATATCATGGTCATCGAAGAGCTTGTCAAATCTTGCGATTATAACATTCTCTTCATGGAAGAAGAATAAATCTTCCTTGTCGGGCTGCCAATAGTGAAGCTTTGGCCAGCCGTGAGGTGTAAACCTCTCTTCTGCAGTAGGTTCGTATGTATCTACTACTTCCTGCTGCTCGATGTTTTCATTAGCCATAAGTGCAAACTCCCTTCATTAAAGTCAATGCGATTATATATGCTTTACTTTATTAACCGAGCCAACTTTGGATACTCGCTGAACACGGGCAACCTTATTCTTATCGGTCGATAATGAGCCGTCTTTAGTAGTCACAACTGTCTCTTTCTTATCACTGTGACCCTGACGCTTTTTCTTATCCTTTTCGCTACGTTTTGTACGTACCTGCATTGCCTTCTCAGGACTACGCATATACTGTACAATAGCTTCAACTCTAGGTACGTTGGTAGATTCTTTAATCTCCGAGAGTACCTGGATAGGATTAAGTTCTGTCAGGTAGAGTGCTGTGAAGTAAAGACTCTTCTCATATTTTACGTCTTTCTTAAGCTCTTCCTCCTTCTTTGCTTTATCAGCAGGAGGTTCTAATGTTGCTTTATCGTAAAGCTGTTTAGCCCAAGGAATCAGGAATCCCTTGCGGTCAAACACCCTCGCATTCATGAATACAAATGATGGGCAGTTTGAATATACTCGGATATCATCTGTACGGAAATCCTTAAATGAACCATTCGCACGACCAAACTGGAATTCAACCAGTACGTCATAGTTCATCTTAACCTTTTCGGATGGTATTCTTAAGTGTACAACGATACGGTTCGTTGCCTTAACAGTAAACCATCTAGTGGCGATCTTATCTCGGACTTCTTCGTACCTTTTACGGTATTCTTCTTTCGTCTTAGCATCTGCTTTGACTTCTTTCATATACCCATTCAGTGACAGTTTGTCCAATGATGTCAACCCCTTTCATTTGATATAGGTTTAAGTATTATGTCCGTGGGATAATAAAAAGCAAAAAAAATATCAGGGAAGCTAATGCTTCCCTGATATTTATATGATATTGGAGTTCCCCCGATATTTATATGATATTGGTATATACTCTTTAGATAATCTAGATATATTATCGAGAATACATGTGTCATCAACCAGTTCGGGAATATATCTATCGATACGCAAACGTGCATTCTCGGCATATTCCGACGTGTGATATATTAGTCCGTACACGTCATATATTCCACGAATATTGTGGAATAATGGGAAATTCATTACCCACGGATACCTATTAATATCAACACCGATAACAAATCTCAATAGTTGCTTCTCATTCACTGTTAGTAAATTAGGAAGGTGTCTTGCAGCATCCGACCAGATATCTGATAAATACTTGGAGCCTATCAGCATATTAAATGCAGTAGTACCGCACATATTCGATATTAACATATCATGTCTAGGGCCTTCTTTTGGAATTATGCGATCCATATTGGTAATATGACTGATGTATGCATATACCCTCTGCAAACTACAGTATGTTGCATATACTGCATGTATTACATTATTATATATCTCAGTATTCTCAGATACGGCAAATGTATTATATCCTATATCGCAGTAATGCATCAACACTGTATTGATAAATCGAAATATAATGTCATAATCATTCTGGTTACTACATTTATCCAGTAACGGGATCAGTTTTCCGATAGATAAGAAGCTAGTCGGAATCTCACAATTCCATAATATGATAGTAGCACCTGCCTCTTCTATATTCATGAGATTGATTCCATGCATCATAATGGCAAATACGAAATCGTCGTAATACTTTTGGGCCGGTGCCACCGAATTCCTAATGTTCAGATTACTGATTCTTCTAATGAGGTTTTCATGGGCCATACTACCTCCGTAACAATTATACCCTATACTGAATGATACATGTTTATGAGCACACACTAACGATAAAAGAACTCTCAGATTATTATATTCAGGATGGTTCTTCCCATAATATTCCATAAATTAATCCTCCTCCATTATTTCCCATTCAGCTGCATGCATTTCTAGGTCTGTCATTAGATAATCTTCAGTATCCATCATCCTGAATACCTTGACCAGCTTGTCTTCGAAGCCCAGGCATCTAGTATTATAACTGCTGCGAATCCAACAGGATTCGTCATAATCACCGTAGTTTTCAATTACTGTCAGTATTATATATCTAACACCGTCGACGATATTGTAGCTAAATACCACTTTTCGGCATTCGTCCTCAGTAGTATCGAAGTCGTTGAATTTGCCTTCCCATATAAACTCTACTTTATCGAGGAGTGTTAAAAGGTCTAAGCTAGTAGCCTCTTTAACTTTAAGGGCCCAGTATCCATCCTTTCCACCATAATAAAAGGGCGGTTTGGTGGTAATATTGGGTAGGGAGTCCACGAAGTCTGTCATATATTTGAGGGCACGAAGTTGCTCTTCAAACGTATTCCATCTTAAATAGAATGCGAGTCCCATCCATTCACCGGTCCATGCGAGAATACATGGTTCGATACCGTTATCTTTTGCATGTTCGGTCGCCGATACGAACCTATCAATCACAGTGAATGGTTCGGCCATTGACTTAACATCAAACGCGATATATACATCATCGCCATCCTTGAGGATTTCTGTTGTGCGTGTAACGTGCCCGGAACAGCACGCCTTAGTATCATAACCTTTCTCCCAAAGGGTTATGATTAATGGAACCATGAAATCATCAATCTCAATGAGTTCCGCCGTCGTACAGTCGGTACGTGGGCAACGATTACCCACGTAACTATCTCTGTAGCTGCTCTTACAGTATTTACATACCTTGGCCATATTTTATTTCTCCTTCCACTCATCTTCAAGGTAGTACTTCGTATCTACAGCAATCACGTTAGATTCCATAAATACCATGTAGCCTTTAGGGTTACAGTTAAATACCTTGACAATTTCCTTGACTGTTGCTGATACTATAGAAAGGCCATCCTGAGTCTGGAACTCTGGATTATAAAGAATCCTTGCAGAAAGCTTTACGGCATCTTTGATATCGTTGGACATGATTTGCATCATTGTACGACTTTCACCAATCATACATGATACATATTCACTGCCGATGAATATAGTATCGCCTGGCAGTACTCCTAAGTAGTGCTGAACGAATACTTGATATGGAATCTTACCATTGAATTTGTCATAATTCTTCCACATAGCTGTCAGGGTAATTGTGGGGTCATTGAGGTCTCCTGTTTTTGTAACCATATACGGTGCAGGATGTGACATGTAGATGTCATTACTATTATCCATAACCACGATAGTACCGGGTACAATGCCCCTGTCGGCAAGTCTTGTTGAGCCTACGAATCTCGATGCGTAAATTTCGCTCATTCTGATAGCGATATCATCAGTTGTAGGTATCGTTATCAGTGGTAATGGCGCTTCATTAAGCGCCGGATACATAATAACAGTTACTGCATCGACCGATTTATTTTCACCTACGAGAGCCTGACCCTCATATTCAATCTGCAGTTTCGGGAAGTCTGCATTGTCTTCATAGTCCTTAAATAAAGGAAACATGAGAAGTGAATACCTATCATGCTCTTCGTCGTAGAATAAGTAGTTTATCGTACGTGATACGTCAAGCTCCTGAATCTGCTCATCGTTTTCATTATAAAATGTGATGAATTGCAGCGATGGTCTGTCACTGTCATAATGCCACTGCATGCAGTCGACATTGGATACGTGTGAGAAGAACTTACCACATGTGATGTATACACTCACGGGTTCTTCGAACTCGTGGCTGTATTCGAGGCATCTTTTGTAGCCCCTTTCAGTGTCAATATGTGTTGGGTTGTAATTGGGATGATGTGCAAGCATCATCCCTTCAATATAGTTTTGGAATTTCATATCCATTATTCTTCATCCTCCTCTTCTTCCTCATCCTTTTTACCGAATAATTCCTCAAAGAAATTCGCTACGTTCATGCTACCTATCGTAGCGTTCATAATTGCGTTAATGTCTCCCTCTGTGATGTAATAGTCTCCGGATGGTATTTCAAACAGAATCGATTTAAGTGGGAACTTCTTTCGAAGTGCTTCCACCATCGATTTAACAGCCGGTACTGTAGCAAGTTTTGGTTCGAAACGCTCGTTCATCAACTGCAACATCTCATCATAAGTATACCTAGGTATTGATAATGTGTCAAGGCTATATGCCATAACCATCCCATTCATGAAATATGTCATACGCTCCTTTATCGTATCGATAATTAATACACCCGAAGAATATACCCCGCGATATCTAACCCAGAACTCGGTAGGGTTCATTGTTAGAGTATACGGTCCTGACTGTTCGTCAAACAACTGCAGTTTAATCTTTCCGTCAGGAGATGGGAAATTGTCAGATATCTCTGTTATCACAGCGAAGTCTCGCTCGATATGTTCCCAGCCAATACAGTGATTCTTTGCCATCATTATAACAGCACCAGGGACTATACCCTCCTTACTATGATGGGAAGAATCCATATTTGCCTCGATATATTCTCTCGAAGCCGATACCGATTTATTATCCTCAGCTTGTGCCAATGTATAATAGATTACGGGGGCTTTATCCTTAGCAATCTTCATATACACAGTGATCCTAGATGGTCCGTAATCTGTCTCATTAGGAGACATGATGAAACGTTCCTCTTTGTTAACCCAAATCATTGGGTATCTTTCGGCATCCTTTTCATCAATCCCTGAACCGTCAAACCAGTTAGGGATTGTGTCCATCGTGATATGAACCATATCCAGTCCTTCACTATCAGGGCCAGGGAACGTTACATTCACGAATTGGTTCTGTATACAAATTGTCATAGGCCTATTACTAAGGTCCTTATCTGTCCATACCTCGATGCCTGCGATATTGCTTCTGATACATATTGCATAAGCCCGAACTGTCGTGATTGTCGAGCTGTGCTCAAGTACGAGCATACAGGGTTTCTCGGTACTTTCATACGCGATATACCCATTCATATCTTCAACAAATGCCTGCTTATTTCGTTCATCAGACAGTGGCTTAGCGTTGATGAATACTCTGTCAAGATATTTGATATCAATCATGCCTGCTCACCTCCAAGCCATTCGTTATACATATTGTGTACCATACCATCTGTGAGGTTAAAGTGATACTGAGACATGCCCCAGTTATCATTCAGGGTAATTTCGAGAATCTCTCTGAAATCTCTGATATTACTGATTACCACACCAGATTTTTCAAGTTCTGCTTCTGTGACGGAAGCATACACTTCACCATTCTTATACAGGTGAATGATTCCCTGACTTGGGGTAAGTCTGAAGTTTCTTACCACCGATACAAGATAGTAATCGCTACCGAGCATACACTGACCATTTTCGTATAATGTGATTTCTTTCATTTTACATTCCTCCGTATTTAAAATATATGCCAGTATGTATTCTGACATATAGATGATATATACTTTGGTCACTATATCGAAAACATCGTATTAAAACGGAGGTGATGGATCCCATGGATACTCTAATTATGAAGCATCCGCCCGAGACCTTGGAGGTGATCCGACACATCTACCAGAGAAATTGGTAACTCTGGTTGACTCCAACTTTACCCAGTAAGCTAAATATTCATAGCTTACTGGGTATTACTAAAAACAAAGAAAAAAATACAAAATATAAAGGGGGTACGGTATCGTACCCCCAACTTGTTTGTACCACATGCTACATGATACACTCCTTTCTGCCCCTTCTCGGGACTACAACGGTTTTATGGTATGGAAGACCGAGGTAACTTCCTTTAGTAGCAGATATAAATATATCCGGCTTGAGAGAGTTCCGAATGGAACGATAAGCTGCCGTTATGATATATTTATCTACCCCTCATTCAATTATACTATATATATGCACAATATTCCGATATTACGGTCTAATCCCTGGCACATAGAAAATACCCAGATAACCATATGGTTATCTGGGTATAAATTACAGCAGTTTCGTAGTATGAACGCTGATAGGATTTTCAATTTTACTATTGACTGTGAGGGTCGGTAAACTGAGTCCTGTGAACCTCTCGAGTCCCTGCATGAATCCTGTCATCTGTGCTTCAGCATCCTCAATTCTGAGAGACTTCTGAATTTCCTTGTTAATCTTCTTATCATATCTCTTATTGATAGAGAGAAGCTGATTGGAAGAAAGGAGCATTGTGATGATACTTGTAGTTGCTCTGAGGATTTCACTATCAGTAGCAACGGAGTTGATAACTCCAGTACCAGCAGGTTCGAATTCTTCGGTGACGATATTGTAACCAAGATTCTTAGTTACCGCATACTCAAATATAGCACACATGTCATATTTGAGCTCACGGAGTGCTGCATTTTTTTCATGGTCACAGAGACATCTGAAGAACGGATGCATGTGATTCTTAATTTCATTTCTTGATTCATCATCGATACCGTCCCATGTATATACTGTTGGGAGACATGGGTCATCTGCAAACTTATTGAGCATTACATCGATAGATGTAAGCATGAATGCCTCTGCAATGTATCTGAGGATAGTATGGTTGATATAATCATCCGGTGTAGAATCCTCATTAGCTTCGATTGCTGTAACAAGGTCAAATATAACGGACATAGTTTCGAGATTGAAGCCTCTGATATAACCGTTCTCATATGCCGAACGACATGCGAGTGTCGCGTCGAGCACAGCGTCTCTTGTGCATCTCTTCTTGAGTTCGGAGTCTCCACCAACGAAGATTACGCCGGTATCACCGACGAACTTAACGAGTCTGAGGTGTGCCTCCATATAATCCTTCTCAAGTGTCTCTGCATGATGGAATACCTTTTCCTTAGCAGAGTTGAAGTCTTCCTTGAGTGCCGCAAGAGCCGCCTGATATGCAACTGTATCCTTTGAGTAATCTTCAAGAAGCAGATACTTTTCAGTAATAGTAAGTCTTGGGGCTCTACCGGCAGAACCTTCAATAATCGCGGATGGTTTCTGGCATTCCTGTGATGGGAACATCATATGGAATTCATCGGAGTCTCCGTAATAATGCTCGTAGTTTTCGACCGTTTCATCAGATGCGTTCGTCTTAAGGAAGTTAAACATACGCACCTTTGTATAGTTAACGATTTCAGAGCCAGTGAGAATAGCGAAGTCAGCAGCATAATCCTTGAGTGCCTTACTTGTAAGTGAAAGCTGGAAGAGCATTACTGAAAGTTCACCGGCATTTACAACCTTCTCAGCAGCACCCTTAATAGCAGAACCGAGAGCAGAAAGAATCTGGTCATCATAACTTGGTGCAAAGATGATAGCCTGAGAATGTTCGCTGTTAGCCAGGTTGACGATATCATTGATAATGCTGTAGTGTTCGTTATACTTCACCATGTGGTCGAAGATGAAGACACGTGGATTACGAGTATTTACGAACTCCTTATCGCCTCTGAGATAGAGAGGTGCCCAGAGCAGGTGACAGTCGAGTTTGTAACCTCTGTTAATTGTGTATGTAGTCTCATCAGTATCGGAGAGTGTAACGTGAATGTTAGGGTTATGAGTCTTCTCATAAATCTCTCTGATAGTTTCGGATATCTTCTCGTTACCATTGGAGGAGATATATGCGATATTATAGATATCTTCGAACTTACAGTCGTCGCCGGTATCTTCGATGATATGCTTATGGGTGTCCTTGTTGAGCTCGGTAATGATTAAGTCCTTCATAGACTCAATCTTTTCAATAAGCTCAGCCTGTCTGATACGTGAGTTGATTTGGCGTATCTCTGCCATCATCTGGTCGAAGAGCTGGATGAAGTGGTTTGCAACGACAAGAGCAGTTGTCGTACCGTCTCCAACTCTTGAGTTGAGAGTGAAGCTAATACGCTTGATATAGTTATAAAGTACTGAGTGTACAGGATCACCGAGTAACAGGTGGTCCAGAACTGTCCAACCGTCCTTAGTAGAGAATGCATTGACTCCATCATCAAGTACCGTGGTACTGGCATATGGACCAAGTGTTCTGGTAACTACTTCGGCAGCAGTTTCGCAGATTGCACGCAGAATTGCTTTATATTCTGCAGATTCGATGAGATTAAGACTTGCACGAATTTCGTTCTTAAGCTCCTCATGTTTTGTCATTTGATTCATCATTCGGTTTCTCTCCTTTAAAGTATACTGTAGATTTGTCACCCTTGTAGTCAGTGACATATTTTAACTGAAACCAGTTAGCTTCGCATTTGAAGCGTTGCTTGGTTTCGGATAAGAATTTCTGATGCTTATAGAAACTCTTATCCATAGCATCAGCGTCGACTCGAATATTCGGCAATGCTGATATCAGGAAGAGTTTCTTATAGAATTTATCAGTCCCCTCAGGTTCCGATTCAATAACCTCGAGCACCTCATCGGCCGAGTCACATATGATAGTGGTAATCTCAGGTTTAGCTGTTATGATATCAAGTAACGAGCCTTCCAGTAAGGATATGCGTGGGCCATTTGCTCTACCAAATGAGTCTCTTAAGAACTTCTTAGTGATATCAGAGAATGCTGTATCGTAGATATAAATCTTCTTACAGAAGTCATATGTTAGGAACTCATGTAACATTATCTCAACATTTGTAACTGATGCAAAGTATGGATTAGATAGTGCCATTAGCTTTGCGTAATCCTGAGACGCGTTGCTAAATCCAAGTTTATTAAAGTGCTTGAATGATAAAGCCATGAACTTTAGAAACTCGGCACTTGTAAACGGTGAGAGTAAGTTAAATCTCTCCTCGGCAGACTTGTCGAGTAAGTTGGCAAACTTTGTGTAGTTTTCGAGCCAGTACGACTTGAAGTCCGGTAACTGTGTTGCTGCATTATAAAGTAGCTCTCCGGCATTCTTCATACCGCCTCGGAATTTAACAAGAAATACCTCATCCCTTGTTTTGGTTACAGGTCTTAAGAAGTCAAATTCCATGTGATTTCTCCTTCAAAAAAATCAGGCGTTGAGTGATATATCAACGCCTGATACGAATTCCTTAGAATGGATTACTGTCGCTTGCTCCGGTCATCTGCATAAACGCCGCCATATCACCATCGAACTGCTTAAGCTCAAGTGCTGGTGGAGCTGACTGTGTGAACGCTTGTGTATTTCCAGTCTTCTGCTGGTAAGCAGGAGCCTCAATCTGAATACCATTCTTCATGGCAATCTGATTGATGGTTGTGCGAGTCTTATAGTTGGTATTACCATATCGGCTTTCAATCTGATGAACAGTGCCATTACACTGAGACTTTACAAACTCATCGAGTGCTGTGATGAATGTGATAATCTGTGGATATTCAGTTTCGATGGATTCAAAATCACCTGTGGATGGATCGTAACCAATGATAACTGGTACTGTATCGGTCATCTTGAATACCTTAACTGTCTTAGGAAGACGTGTAGCCGCGTCGATGTCTGTAGAATATACGATTTCTGGAATATATGGGCCAGATTCAGGTTTACCTGTAGAAATAGAGAGCACGTTGGTAAGATCCTTATTGGTTGCGACACCGATACTGAAGCCCTTATTGAAGGTGGTATCATCATTTCTCGTATCCACGTATTCCTGGAACTTTGGTATGAATTCACTACGAATGCGATTCATAAAAGCTGCCGCCTTTTCGCGGGTAAGAATAGCTGAAAGGTCCTTATCTCCGCCAGTTGGTCGTGGGAATGAACGTTTACCGTTTTCATCGTATTTGGCATCCCTGAATGATACAATACAGATATTATCACTGAACTTCAGTGACATCATTACGTTATCACTGAAGAATATAAGTGACTGTGTGTTAATTGGGAATCTTTCGGTTCCCCCATTGTTGTTAAAAGCCATTGTTAAACCTCCTTGTATAATCAATCAGCCGACTAGCTATTGTCGGCTGACCTATAGCCAATATTTTTCATTTGTTATTGGTACCGAGTACCTGACGTTCAGCTCTGTCCTCGACACGCTTATTCATATACATGAGTGCGATTTCGAGGTGTCTGAGAGCTTCAGCATTCTCTTCGCAAGCAAAATCTCCTCCCTGGAAGAACTTAAGACGGTCTCTTACAATTTCGAGCAGGTCAGTATCAAGTACGCCTCTGATACTCTTCTCATCCTTACGAGGTCCCTTCTGGAATATGATAAGTGGGAAAGAGTAGTTCTCGTTATCTGCACAAACGATACGATACTCATGATGAGCCCCGCCTGGACCGATATCGTCTTCACGAAATACTCGGTTGAGCTTATTGTGCTTTTGGATTGTGATTAATTCTGTGCCTTTTGACATAAGTATTCCTCCTATGATTAATAAATATTTATGAAATCTGTCGCCGGTGAAGTATAAATCAACCGGCTCAGATATTCACGATGTTAGTATAATGCTGTGTTGTTGCACCTGTCTTCTGAATCTTTGGACCAAGTGGGTCGATGATAGGATTGATAAGGTTAACAACGTCTGTGATAATTTTGGATGAGTTGATTATATCTTTCATCCATGCTGGTAGATTAGTCATATCACGCGGTTTAGCTATACATGTGATAGACATAGTCCATTCATACTCATTAGATGACATAAGAATGTTCCGATAATAATTCTCGAAGATTTCTCTGTGCTCATAATATAGCTTCTTAAAAGGAACTGCTGCATCGGATTCTTTACTATTAAAGAATGCCTCTGGGTCATCACGCATCATGAGATACTTCTTCTTTGACATACCAGTATCCAGTGTAACTGGAACCAGGTCGACTTCAGCAGGGAATGCCATCTCTTCTGCAGGGTTAAATGCGTTCCAAAGATGCACCGCTTTATATCCCTGATTAGACAATGGAGCTTTATATCTTGCAGCGGGATGAACCGTAAGCTGCTTATAGAGTGAGTTATCACCTTCCTGAAGCAGTACCTTAATCTCTGCTTCATATTCTCTTACAGCTCTTAGAATATTTCTCAAATCGATCTCCGGTGCAAGGATAATCTGGGTATCAATAAGCTCATGACATTTCTGTCTTACTGATTCCTTAGTACCGGCTTTCTTAAAGTCAAACCCAGCAACTACACGCTGGTTGTCGATGCCATTGATGAATTTACCCTCTTGGAGTAATACCTGACCAAAGTATCGTTTCTTAGCAGTACCAAATACGATAATTGGCCAATAAAGCTCGTTCTTCATTGCAAGCTTCTTACCCCACTCAGGGGCAATCTGTCTAGCCTCAGTAAATGATTCAAATGCTTCTGAGATAGACATAGTCAGAATCATTGTGAAGATATTTACCGACTTAAATGTGAACTCATCCTTATTCTCAGTGATAGCATTCTTAAGTGAGTAAGCATACATAATATACTTAACTACCGAGATGAAGTTAGAGTCCGTGTCGATATAAAGTACCGCAGACTTATTAGTGTATCTAGTTCGACGTACTCTATCGAATATCTGGTGCTTATAAAGTACGAATACTTTGAGCATCTTAATGATTTCAAGCAGTATTGATTTAGAATCGTCACGTGCTACAGTATCACACCATTCTTCGCCCATAAAGTCGAATGTATCGATATCACCATTACGGAGAATGATGATAGAGTTGAGAAGCTCAGTATTAATTGACTGACAGAAAGGTATATTGAGGAATTCGAAGAGATTATTCTTATAATACATCAGCTTGAGACAGTCCTCATCGGCGGAAGCAATTATTCTCGATATAATCATTGCCTCATCTTCAGTGATATTAAAACCGACCTTATCTGCAAGTCTATCGGCTACCTGCTTAGATGTTACTGGTGGTACTCTTGAGAATAATTTAAGCTCCTCGTCCGTAAGCTTTTCATAATCATGTATGATATTCATCAGATATAATACAAACTCTGTCACGTTGACGAACTTGATATTGTCCGATATGAAGTTCTCGAAGTGACATGTTGCTGTCGAGATGATTGCCTGACCCATAGCAGTAGTAGCCTGAGCAAGGTTGACATTGAATAGATGAAATTTCATGTAACCGAGGATACCATAGAGAGAGTTAAGCATAATCTTCTTGTTATTTTGTGCTAAGTCATACATCTGCCATTCTGTAGTACCTTTATCGAACGAATCCCTCTGTTTCTTGAGAGCCTTACGCTCTTTCATCAAGTCTGCAATCCATTCAGCAAGCAGACTCAGTTTCTGGGAATGTTGTACAAACATGCACCCATCCCCACCAAGGACAAGATTGTTTGTCAATATGAGTGATATGACAACGGTCAATGATGAGCGTATGGATGTATTGCGATAGTTATTAACCATTGTACATTTAGGGTCCTTGACCTCTATATTATATATTTTACGTAGGGTCTTTTCCAGTACCTCTTCATCCCAATCAGGATGTGCGGTTCTAAGAACTTCTGAAGCCTGGGATACCCATTTATCTTCAAATCTTAGTGCCATAATTTACCTCCTATATTTTTGCGTTATACTATTGATGATAACATCATTCTTCGCTAGAATATAGACTTGAAATGATTATTAATTAAACAACTCATGTAATGTATGCAAACATATGTATGCACAATATTAATCCTAAAAGGAGGAATTGTAATATGTCATCTTTTGATTCAATGTTCGAAGGTCTCTTCGAGAACAACGATGAAGATATTGCTGCTGGTGCCATGGAATCTACAGTAGGCGATGATTTTGCATTTCTCGATGAAGGTGCTGCTGAACTGACTCCCGCTGCTGAATCCGCTATTTTCCTCGAAACTCTTATGGATAGCTTCGATGATCCTAACGAGTTCGCAGATTATGCTATGGAAAATGCTGTATACTGGGAGACATACGGTCTCATCGACAATGCTACAGAAGCCCTCGAAGCTGTTAAGAAGTTCCAGGTTGATAACTGGAAGCAGGTCAACTTCGAAAGACTCTGGAAGAGAGAGTGTATCCGTATCGAAGCTCGTAAGGATACAACTACTTGGAAGAAGTATGCTCTCCACAGAGGTAAGATGAGAGAAGCACGTGATGAAATCTTCCGCAAGAACAAGACTCAGGCTATGAAGAACGTTCGTGCTGCACAGGCTAACTCTAAGAGAAAGGTTGCATCCATGAACACATCCGGTTCAAAGGACCTCCAGTCCAGACTTAATAAGTCTATCTCTAAGAGTACTTCTGGTAAGGATCCTACAACAGGCAAGCCTTCCTAACAGACTAATTATACCCAGATAACCATATGGTTATCTGGGTATTTTCTATGCACCAAGGGGGGTATGACGTAATATCGGTATATAGTACGTATATATCATATTAGTGAGAAAAATATATTTATGATTATCAATTCTCAGTTGGGACACCGGACGCCCGATCACGTCCGGATTCTATATGGTTGTGGTATGACGATCATATAGTCTAGGATTTTAAGATTGGCGTGGTACATACCGACTGCGCCCCAGGGCCGTGGCCTCCTACCAAAAACCCACGGAATATATCAGGATGACCAAACTGGTCATCCTGATATATTTATATTTTTTTTGTTAAATGAGACGTCTAAAGCACTCCTCAATCTTGTCCTTGACTTTAGAGAAGTCGCTTACTGATGCTACGAACTTATCGGCAAACATAGCCATTCTGTCAATCGCATAGTTGAGATTATATCGCTCAACTTTCTTAAAGATATTAATATCTCCATGAGACAGTATGGATTTACGAGAATCGACTATTTTGTTGATTTGGTAATATACATCATGTCGATGTTCATATACGACGAATCTGCAGAATACTAACAGTGCGTAGTAATTTTTATATTCCTTATTGATAGGCATTGCCATATCTCGGGCATAGTGCCACTGTTCGTTGATGAACTCTGATATATACATCATACGGTTCTTATTAATATCATCTATCACTCTGTCCGTAATAGATTCGAGCTGGTCGAGCTGGTCGATATATTTAGACCTAGCATCGTTACCATCAGTTATTGATAATATATTACGCATAGTATCTGTATACTCACCATGATACCAAGATAGGTTTATAGTTGTATCTTTCTTAAAGGTCTTCTTACTGAGAGTAGCGAATTCCTTATCGAGTTTCTTGTTAAGGTGGATAGTAAACGGGTCATCTCTAAATACCGTATCCATGAGTTTCATGTATACGTCATATTCCTTAAGGGATGTCGGGTCATGATACCCACGCATGATTAAACTACTAGACATTTTATTCATCTCCTTCCACTAATATGTTAGAATTACTCGGTTGTTTCCCGAACCTTCATATAATGAGTTTATAATAAAGGAGGAATCTAAATGGCTAATGCTCCATTATGGACAATCCAGCAACTCATTCAGCTTATTAAAGATGACCTTGAGTTGCACGATTTACCTAATACTATTACAGATGAAATGATTATAGAGCGTATACAGCAGAGTTCTCTTAAGGAGTTCTCTATTGTATACCCAAGATTCGAGAAGTTCAGACTCAGCTTTGGTGACCTCGTTAATCCAGAGATTCGATTTCATAACCGTTCACGTGGACTTGAGTATTATATACCCAAATACTTCTTGATGCAGTATACTCCGGTTACACTCATAGATGTCGAACCATATACACATAAAGACTTCTATGGGGACGTTCTCCCATATGCACTTGGATATGAACCTGCTGGTTTAATTACAGATATCGCAGGTATCAAGGGGATGGCTGGGATGGCTGGCAATCTGGCGAATTCACCTACACCAGATTATGATAGTGCTCGTCAGACTATCACTATATATAACGGTTATAGTGAAGGATTATATGAGGTAACTATGGGTGTAGCTCATGACATCAACCTCAGAACCATTCCAACTACAGCAATGGTGACATTCCGAGAACTTGCTACAAACGACGTTGGTGCATACATATATAGCAAGATATTCCGTAAGGACGGCATCGAAACTGGCGTTGGTAATATTACACTCAATATCGACAACCTGAGAGAATGTAAGTCCAGATATAAGGAAATGATGAAGGAACTTGCAGATGAAGCAGTTCTTGATATGGATACAATCGAATTCTTTTAATTTAATCCCAGTAAGGCATATGCCTTACTGGGATATTTTTATGTAGGGTTACCTAAGTTCTTACCCACATATGTAGTTACTACTGAATAATTATGAGAGACTCTCATACAAATCTGAGATAAGTTGTAAATATACTGACTTGCAAACTGACAGTTGTTTGCGATCTCTGGATTAGTAGCAACATCTGGGTCACTGCTCCAGTTCTTAATAGTGTTACTGAAAGCTTCATAGAATTGTGCGGACTTCTCAATAGCATGTGCACGCTTCTCAATCTTTCGTAAGAATGCACCTACTGCAGGAATACCGTCTCTACAGTAGCAAATGATATTACCAGCATGACGCTTAAGAAGGTTCACGATGACTTCCTTAACCGTAGAGTGTAATCCATGTCCCTGGGACTTAGTAGCACTTGCAAGAGCTGTGAGCACACCATTCTTATACATGGTTTGTATCTTAGTAACATGAGTATTGCAGCTATCTGCAAGAGTTCTCATTCTGTCCATATCAACACGGGTCTGACCGAAGTCTGATGGAGGATTACGAGGTGTAAATCCTTTAAGTGTGGATATGGTCGAACGCTCGTATCCAGCAAGTTCATTGTCTTTGCTTATAAGCTTCTCAGCTTCTGCAGCGATATCACTAAATGCTTTCTTGACATTAGTCATGAGTACAGTTAGGATATTATTGAGTACGGTCGCACCCTTGTCAATATCGGCATCAGATACATTATTATCAACGGTACCATTATATGTACTAAGCCCAGGTATTGCCGAGATATCAAGGGTTTCACGTTCAGTCTTTGCTGTTTTATTAAGTATCTTACGATACTCCATGAGAACCAATTCGGATGCAGCATCTGCACGCTGAGATGGCATCAGGAGCTTCTGAATCATAAGTATAATCTTGCGGACGAACTCCTTAATCTTAGCTACTACTGAGAGTATCATATTCTGAAGCTTCTTAAAGAAACCGGTCTTGGTTGGGGTGGCAGGAAATATACCATCCTGAGCTAAAACTTCAGCAGACATTATTATACCTCCTTATTACAGAAAATAACCAGAGAACCGAAGTTCTCTGGTTATGAATATAATCACGATGAATATTAGTCGTGAAGCTTGTCAATATCATTAGTGTTCTGAGCACCCTTAAGGATGAACTTTCTCTTTGTCTCGGTAGTAAAGAAGCCGAGGCTGACACATTCATTGAGATTTCTTGCCATTCTCTGGAATACTACAGAGGATTCCTTATAAATCTTACAGGATTCGTAAGCAATCTTGGCAGGTGTGTTATCAGTCATTCTGTTCTTCACAGCATTCATGATAAAGTCACATTCCTTGACATTATCCTGGCATACCTTCTCAACCTTTTCTACTGCAGTGAGAGCTCTGTCGATAACAGCGCCTTTTTCTACGAAATGTGCTTTAGCAAGGATTTTTGATACCTTCTGAGACAGTGTGAGCTTATTGTTAACGGAATCCTTCTTATTGCCGCTTACGAGACGATCGTTGTCACGCTCTTTCTGCCATTCTTCTTCAGCCTTTTTATCGGCCTCAGATTTTTCATCCTCCTTGGACTTGCCATGTTCCTTCTTAGACAGAGTGTCTTTACCACTGCCATCTTCTTTGGTAAATGTGATGGCGTCACCCTTAGCAGCGAGACGTTCGATGAGTTTATTATACTGAGCTGTAATCTCTGCTACCGCAGATTCGAGAGCTTCATCAACCTTCTTCATATTATCAAGCTGAATTCTGACATGCTGAAGCTCTTTATCAGCAGCCACTCTCTTAGCATTCATATCAGAACCGTCGAAGGAACCGCTGAACTTTTCTTCATATGCACGTGCAGCAGCAATTGCCTTATCGCCACCTTCACGCTTCTCCTTATTTGTCTGAATGGAATCAGAATTGGAGAAACTGTGACCTTCGCTCTGCGCAGCCTTAATTGCAGCAGATACCTTCTTACAGATATTTTCAATAGCCTTACAGTCTGTTTCAACAGATGTGTTGAGGATATTGAATACCTTATCCGCTGACGCTCTGACATCACGTGCCTCAGCACAAATATCTTTTTCAGCTTCAGTCAACTGCTGTCCCTTTGCAGCATTAAGGGTACTGTTAACCTTGGCTCTCTTTTCCTTGAACTTAGCAGCCAGTGTAGTGAACATATTCTTGATTGCACCGATAATACCGCTGATTGCCTTTCCGATCTTAGAGCCTGTTGTTTCACCGGCAGCTTCAGTGGCCGCAGATGCTACAGGACCCTGAGTATCTGTGAAAAGTGTGGCAAGGAAATCATCGCTGTCTGTTGCAGATTCGTTCGCTGGGATAGCAAAACCGGCTGCCTCGTCGCGAGAGTAATCACTTGCAAGATAATCTGGAGTAATGTCGTTTTCAACTTCGAAAAGTGTGATTGCAGATTCGAGTGCAATCAGGTCGAGAGAGAAATTATCGAACATTGCATTCATGATTTATTACCTCATTTCTTATAAGATTTGATTTGAATTGATCATATTCTCATATCGAAATACGTCATTCATTACATTTTATGTTTACCATTTTCTCATCAAATGGTTTATATCCCTTCTGAGGGAATCCTCGAGTGGGATAAATACGTGACCATTAGCAGTACCTACGGAGAACAGGCCGGAACTGTCAATAGTTGCAGATTCCATAGCTGGCTCAAGACCATCAAGTACATACTTACAGTTATCACTTAAGTTGTATATGTCTCCTGCAATCTCATCGAGAGATATACCAATAGAGACGGAAGATTCGGAAGCACCGGAAAGTTTATTGACTTTCTTATTGGTGATTTCGAAGCTCTTGCTACAATCGGCAAAAGCAGTGGGGTCAGATGGGTATATAACCCTGTCCCAACAAATAACACGACCAGGACCAACTACATCTATATGACCATCAGGAGTTTTAGCCTGAGGGACGATTGAACGTACACTTACAGATGGAATCAATCCCTGGAGGATGCTACGACGGAACTTATCGCCTGGTCCATTACCATCGTCAAGAGTCTGAAGCACACCATAGCATGCATTTTCACCATCCCATTCGATAGATTTGAGGACCAGACACATGTTGTCTGGATCAATTGTAAGTAATCTTTCCATACTGAGTTTTGCACCCTGGGTCTGTACAATCGGGTGACCGGCTTCACCAGGTACACCGCCCTTTTCATAGAGCTGTTGTCTAAACCATGGATGCATCAGGGTCTGTCTAAAGTGGTTAGCAACCCACTTACGTCCATTACGGTTATAGCTACCGAATGAAAGCAAACACTGACGCCACTCAATATAATTGGACTCGCTGTTTTCGGATTTTGGATCACCTATGATTTCGAACTTCTGTTCGTCACCACGGGGAGCCTCTTCGATTACAGCATAATACTGAAAAGATTTAGTATTCGCCATGTATCCCATCCTTTCTGTATAGACTTTACTTCTATGTTCGTATGTAATACTTACGCCGCTTATTTATAGACCGTAATTTCCTCCTAGACCGGGTATATATCATATTAGTAGAAATATAAGAGATATCGCTAAGTTATAGGGCACTTAGCGACGTATAAAAATAGCCCTTCATAGTAGGAGGTAATACTATGAGAAACGTACTTGCAAACGCATTATCGCTCAATATGTTCAACCGTATGGTTCCAATGGATAACGATTATGGATATGCTGGTTTCGGTATATCCGTAAAAGAGGTACGTCCAGAGGACGTGCCAAGGGACTGTGTGTCCATTATAGGACACACCGACACCGCTGCGGTGGTGTCATCAATGCTGGGATTTAATGTCCCAGCAAACCGAATAGCCCATACAATAGAGAACGGTGACGTTCTCTTTGTGGCCCAGTACACGGGGCCACGACTCCCCGAGGGAGCCTCGAGGCTCCCTGAAGGAGGCATTATCCGGTTCTACCGGGTAATGGAAGTCGATCCGATACCCGACAACAACGGCTGTATCGGAGAAAGGAGGTTTTTCGTCGGCGAGTAATTGCCGACGAATACCAATACCAGGAGACGTGTCTCCTGGTATTTTTTTTGCTTTTAGAAGCACCAATTCCAAAACCTCTATATAATCAATTCCTAACAGAAGGAGGTATAATATAATGGCCGATATGAATGCTGTCTATAAAGATAGATTACATAGTAAAGCTGATTATCTGATGCAGTTATCCGACCCTAAGTTGGCTAATGAATTCATTACAAGTGGAATGCATTGCGAGTATCTTAAAGAGTATACCGATAAAATCGTAAAAGATGATGACGGTATATGTGCCTGGACGCTCAGAACTATGATGCAGTCTGCTATTGATAACTCCAATATATTATGGAATCAGCCTCGATACCTGGTACCACTTATCAGATATTACGAATCTTTGATTAATACCCCAGCTATCGGTGGGGTATCTGATTCAGATGGTAGAATGCCAGAGGTTGCTTACCAATACACATTGTGCAAAATATTTAGATGGCTTAGTCCATCTAAATTTCTTCAGGCGGTTACTAAGTTTAACCTTGGTAACGATCTGCTGGCAAGCTCATTTAATGAACTTATCAGAAGTGCTGTCGATGCTAATGATGGTGATAACTATGAGGATTACACAAGTGACATCGAAGTTCTGCACGAAGTACTCCTTAATGATATCACACCAGTTCACCGTGTCGAGAAAATGTTCCATACCGGTAATATGGGTAATCTTGATATAACACATATTTCTTTTGATGCGTGGGGACTTTCCGATAGAGTACCTGAAGCATCACAGACTCAGGGAGAGCCTTTAATATTTGGAGATTCCGAGTATAATCTTGCAGTAATTAAACTTCTCTTCCGTGAATATGTAATCTCTGAATGGGACTTATTTGCTAAGAATTCAGATGTCTCCAGATTCAGCAGGGAAGAACTCAACATCGTTCGTCAGATGTTACAGTCAATGTACAATGTAGAATGTGACGATACATATATTCGTGATAGAGCATTCACTACTATAGAAATGCTTAGGAACGATACAGAGTATTCGATATTCCCATTAATGCAGACTATGATTCTCGCGGTAGGTAAGTTTATCGAAAGATTCGCTGTAGTATTATTCCCAGATATGACTCATAAGGATATGAAGTTTACCCTCAACGTTAGACGTTTCGCTTCTGCAATTACCGATATGAAATCTGGTAGGGAAGCCGAGAAGTATGAAGACATTAAAGGTACTATGGAAGGTGCATTACTCGAGCTCGATGAACTCATGCTGGATGAACCAGTTGAAACTGTGGCAAGGGTCATCCCAGTATATAATCCTTTTGGTATCATGACAATAGTGCCAGCTACCGAAGCGACCAAAAAGAGCCAGGCTCTCGAGTCCGAACCAGAAACTCGTACGAAGACTCAGCAGAAGTCAATCGACAAGCGAAATGATAAAGACACCTCACGAGAAGAGCGCTTGCACCAGGCTGCTGCCAATATACGTTCGGGAGTCCGTAAGGGTTATAATGACTACAAACGCTATACTGCAAATGCAAAAGCCATCGATACACAGGTTGGTAAGATTTTTAAGAATCTCTCCAAGAAAATCACCAATACTGATGGTGAAAAATACCGTGAGGAGATACTCGGTGGTAAGGAACCATCACCACTTAAGGTTCTTGGAAAGGTACTTGCATACGCAGGCGTATTTTCCGCAAACCCGGTACTCGGCATCATAGCACTGGTAACCAGACATTATAATGGTAAGAAGACAAGACGTGTGGAACGTCGTAAGGCAATGGTCGAGCTTCAGAACGAGATGAAGCTTCTCGATGAGAAGATTGCCGATGCCCAGGCTGCTGGTGATAGAAAAGCCAAGTATGAACTGATGCGTGTCCGTAACGCATTGGATTCATCATATGATTCAATCAGGACTAATATGAGTAGAACTCCTGATAAGGATTTGCTTGCTACTAAGAAGTCACTGATTAATGTGGAGGTGAATGCAGGTGGCAACAAGTAATTTTTTTGTACAACTCAATGATGCTGAAGAATCGGGCATAATGCCCGATCTGTTCGGCGATGACGATATGTATCCTGCAATGGAAGGTCTCGATGATGACTTAGATAGACTCGGTCAAGTCGATGGTTCAGCAGAAGCCGAAGCTGAGGCGAGTGCTGATGCTGAAACTGAAGCAGATACCACTGAATCTGAAGAACCTGCGGAAGATGATGTTGGTGAAGAAGCTCCAGATGACGAAGGTGGAGAGACCGAAGACCTTGCAGCTGCTACTGATGAACAGCTTGAGGAAGATGGCGAAGCTGTTGATACTTCAGCTACACCAGATGACGAAGGTGGAGACCTTGACACTAACGATGATTCGTCAGATACTGATTTAACAAATACTGCTTCTGACCCGCTTCGTAGTGTGGCTGTTAAAGAAGCATATCGTACCAAATTCCTGAAACTATATACTATTATTATAGACTCAGTAACCACTATGAATACCTTTACCCCAGAGTATACTAACTCTGAGAGTAAGAAGTATTATAGACTTCGTGAACAGCTCAACGAACTCAAGGAACTTATCTACATCATCTGTACTAAGAAGTTATCTGCAATGACAGTCGATGAAGTTCTTCGTAAGTATTCATTATGTAATATGACATATGATGCTATTACAAATGAGATGAAGGAGTTCATTGAAGCGTATAATAGACAGCAAAAGAAGGCTCAGACAAAGGACAGAAGCGAGCGTGCTAAAGAGGGTGCTAGACGTATTGCTAGTAGCCTTAATTATGAAAGCATATCGAAACGTCCAAATACAACAAAGTAAGTAAAATACACTTTCTCAGTCGTATATTTAGAGTATCTTCACAAATGCTTTAATTAAACAGTCATGTAAATACGATTAGAAACGTATAATAAATTCTATAGAAATGAGGAGGAATTTAAACCATGATTAATTCCACAGTAAATTCTCTTGTTGGAACAATGTCACCGGTTGCTGCTTCACAGGCTTTCAAAGATGACGTAGCTCACGTTATCCAGTCCTATGATCTGCAGGGCGGCAGTGCCATTGACAACATGCCTGTTATCGCAAGAAACAGCAGATGCCGTAGAGACTTCGTTGATATGGTAATGGAGTCCGTTGTAAACGATCCACAGCTTGCTTCTGGCGATGCTTCTCAGGATCCATTCTATTCTACATATGCTGACAGACTCGACCAGCTCCTTGAGAACTCTCTTATGGAAATGGCTCGTGAATCTGTTATGACAGGTTATGCTCCTATCCAGTCTTATGCACCATTCATGCTTAAGAGACAGTGGGTATCCTGCGTATGGAAGGACGTTCTTGCAGCAGACGTTGCTAAGTCCAATATCATCAAACTTCAGATGGAAGAAAGATGGGTAAAGGATGCTGAAGGTCAGAGATACAGAATCCCTGATGTATACTACAACAAGGATCTCATGGCTAAGCTCTTCAACGATGCTACAGGTATCAACCTTAAGCACGGCGAAGAAGACTTTATCGAACTTCCACTCCAGAACGAATGCCTTATCGCTCCTGATAAGAATTACTTCGAATCTGCTATCACTAACCCTAATTCCGAGACACTTACACATGATTATACAATCTTTGAAGTAGTATTCGAAATCGGCGGCAAGGAATACAGAGTTCCATGTGATATCAAGCCTGACCTCTCTTCTCACGTACTCATCAACGGCAACAATGTTAAGTGCGTATACGAAGATGAAAACGGTGAAATCAAGTCCGAAACAGACTCCATTGTTGGTAATGTTGACTTCCAGACAGGTACAGTATCCGTATTCTCTACAAACGGTCTCATCAAGAAGTTCCGTCACAAGGGCAAGGCTGCTAACCGCTTCAACCACAGATCACTCTCCGTTGAGAGAACAATCAAGCCGCTCACATTCTACATGCCAGAATCCGGCCCAAGACTCAACGCTGCAGTAACTATCGAAGAAGCTCAGGACGCTATCGTTCTTAATAACACAGACCTCTACGCTGATAACACTGATATGATGGGCGACGTTCTCGCTAACCTCCAGGATATCGGCATCAAGTCATTCGTTGAGAACTCCTATGAAGTTCACAGCAAGGCAATCCAGGGTCCATTCGGCTATGAAGACAACTTCACAGCTTCCGGTTCCTTCAATGCAGTTCCAATTCAGAACTTCTCCATCGGTATCGACGCTTGGATGAACCAGGCTAAGGAATACTTTGAGAGAGTCGTTGAAGAGCTTAAGTATAAGCTCAAGACACCTGACATCATCATCTGTGCTGTATGTCACCCATCTCTCGTAAGATACCTCAAGGCCGACGTTCGTTGGATCTTCTCTGACCAGACAGATGTATCTGGTGTTAAGCTCGCATACAAGGTTGGTGTTACAAACGCTAACGGCGACAGAGTTCACATCATCACATCTACATACATGAGCCCTGAAGACCCAGTAAGACTCATCGTTATCCCAACAACAACTGAATGTATCACATTCAAGCATATCATGCACTCCGCTATTATTGACAGAGGTTACCAGAACCCACTCGAGCCACTCGTACCAAACGTAATGGCTACTCAGAGAACTCTTACTTTCGAAGTAACTCCAGTTCAGGGTACATTCGAGATTACAGGCAGAGCTGGTAATACAAATTACGTGAATGCTAACGGCTTTATGTCCGGTCACGCTCCTAACGAGTACAACGGCGCATTTGTTGTAAACAACACAACAGCTGGTGGTACAGCAACAGGCGGCACAACTACAGATGAAACAACTGGCGGTTAATCCGAGCTGTCTTTCATTTTAAGGCCTCCATTCATATATAGTAAACCCGTAGAACGTTAATTCGTTCTACGGGTTTACACCGTTGTATACCTCAAAACATTCCTTTAATTACATTCATCCATAAAAGGAGTGATTAGATGGCTACGGTAATTAGTAACTCGCGTTCAGAGTTCGTTCAGAACGTGATTCGTAACTATACTGAAAATCGTATCGGGCAGTATTCTAAATATCTGGATACCGACCCGATATATGTCACATATTACGCAATCAACATGGTTCACAGTAGGGCGGACCCGGGTACTGATGCTATCCAGGATATCACCGGCTCATCATCCCCTATAAGATTCAATAAGATTACCAGATTCCCGATATATATCAAGGGAGGATTCGAGCCGGACACTACATTTGAAGATGGTATCATCTCCAACGATATTGACCTTAACGAGATTATCATTCTTCCTAATACGCTGACTCCAAGGCCATATGACCATATCTATATCGAACTTCCAAACATGGTTCCGTTCTTGGTCAGAGTTAATGGCTATAGAAATCTCTCTATTCAGTCGAATGACTTCTTCTCAGCATCTGGTCATGCTGTCAACTTTGGTGAGGATATCACCAAGGGTATTGATAAGTTGGTAGTCGAGAACTATATATGCGTATTTGAGAATATTGGTACCCAGAATGCATGCTTCATTAGAAGTGAAGATTATGATAATGCTAATACTTTGGCAGAGGGTATTACCCAGATGACTGAGCTGTACAATGCATTATACTTTAATGATGAGGTAAACTCATATGTGTATAATGAGTCATTCTACAATATTCCGAATCTCGTCGATCCGTCTCTTAACTTCCACCACGGCCCGTACGTATTGCCCGGGGTTGAGAGAGTTCATCCAGCAAATCTGCCTGGAATGATGCCCGCAATGCTTGCTTCTGCAGAGGTTGCTAAATATAGCAATCCCAAGCCGAGAAAGAGATTCAAGTGTTTTATACGCCCGCATTGTAATATCATGACGGATTCAATATACGATATGTATATGACCAAATTCATCATGGAATCAGGGCTCTTCTATAATTCAGACAATTTCGATTCCACATCGGCAATTGTATATGAAGACCTCGAGCCTCTGATGTTTGACTATAACTTTAAGAGGTCCATCTGGCATGCGGTCATGACCAAGGATACAACACTTCTTGACCCATCTCTTTATTATATACTGACACCTATTCGTAAGGCATACTCAGCATTGTTACTTGCGAGATTCCCGTCTCCTAAGTCATTGAGTATTGTGCGTAATAGCAATGTATGTTGCTACGATAACGAGTACTTCTCAACAGAGCTTCTCAATGACCTGAAGTACGGTAGATCTGATAAAGAGACATGTAAGTGCGACCCTGAAGCTGATAGGGCATATGTCAACATCGCATCAGTTATCAGTAATCCGAATAAGGACTTTAATAAGGAAGGCATTAGCTTAAAGGAATACTCTGTTAATCCTCCAACCAATGCTGAAGAAGAACTGACAGATGAAGAGAAGATTATCAAATATATGAATGATATTATCTATAATTATATCAAAGGGCTCAATGTTGAGTTTGATATTGATTATCTCATGTCCTCTCTGGCAACTCCATCGATTCATATGTTTGAATACTTCCCATTGATACTTTATATCATGAAAAACCATTATAATGGTTACTTCAAGCAGGTAGCTTGAGTTAACAACCATATAAATCGAAACTATCACTACGAAAGGAATGATATACATGATTAAGTTAGATATCTTTGATACAGACGACTCTATCTTCGAATCTGGACTGAGAGATGATGCATATGGCGTTATTGAACTCGGTCTTGGTGTTGAAGGTGCAGTGAACCCAGATATTGATGATTCTGAACTTATCGATGATGATCCAGATGATACTGGTGACCTCGAAGGCGAAGACGTTGTTGCTGGTGTTGATGACGACCCAGACCCAGAAGAATATGAAGACGATGACTATGACGATGCCGTGAACGACGTTCTTGTAGACGAAGATGACGATGATGATATCGACATTGATGCTGCAATGGAAGCTCTCGACGTCATTGACCCAGTAAACTGTGCGTTCAACGACGACCTTGATCTCGAAAACGTTACAGCATATTCACTTTTCGACAGCGGACTTACGCTCGAAGATGAATATAACGTATAAGTAATTATTATCCCATTACCTATATAGGTAATGGGATAATTTACACCGTAATTTCCGTATATACTGCATATATATCATAACATTGTACAAGAAGTAGCAAACGGCTATGGATGTACATAGTTTAGGGCCACTGATGACGGTGGCAGAAAGGAGGCATCATTATGATGTCCGAAATGTATAATTCTTATAATAAGGTGATCGCAATTATCGACAATGTGTTCAACACGTTTGTATCCTCTTCCGAAGAGGATAAGTATATTGCTAGTGTTAACCGCGCTAGCTTTACACTTAACGCTCCACAGATCCTTATGGATCTTGAGAGGATTGGTGCAATGAGTGCCGATGACATCGAAGGTTTCGTGCCGAAGTATGTCGAAAACTTTAGCTCTGCTTATAAGCAGAGCTTTATCGTGAGCAGTGGTTTCGGGGAAGCTACCGCATCTCGATATTCTCATCAGGCAGCTTCCAGCATGATGGAAATTATTGACAGTTATCTCGCAATGAGATAACTGTCGAATCGGGGTCGCTTCGGTGGCCTCGATTTTTTGCTCAAATATGTCCCTAGACAATTTCATAACCTTGAATGAAAGGAGGATATAACTTGGCTACTATTATAAATGATTCCAAGGTCAGGGTATTTAGAGATTATCATCCGGACTTAGATGATGATAATCATAAGCATGTCCCTCCGATGAATTTGGAATCCGATATAGGAACTATGTCCAAGGATATGGAACAGGTTGTAGCTACTACTCTTCATGAGCATAAAGAAGCTATGACTGAATTCGATAGAAAGAATAACAAGAAGAAGAAACTGTATCAATGGACCACTAGGAATAAAAGCTTCATTGAATTACATAATGACCTTAAGGTACTTGGGGTGAAAAATAATAAATTCTTCCTCAGATTATATGATGAAACTCTGATGGATATTGACCCCTATGCACTGGTAGTACCACCGGAAATACAGGCTCGTATCATTATCGAATGTATCCGTAACCCATGGTATTTCTTACGAGAAATATGCCGTATCCCAGTAGATGGTAAACCTATCTGTCCTGGTGGTGGTACATCATTCATTGCCGATAGAAATAATATCGCTACATGGTATCTTTTTTTGAATGGTATTGACCATTACTCATCAAAGCCTCGTCAGAGAGGTAAGACACAGGACGCCCTTGCTAAACTCAATTATAGCTTCCACTTCGGATGTACATCTGCGACCATTACATTGGCTAATAAAGACTTCACTCTTAATAAGATGAATCTTAGCCGACTAAAGACCCAAAGAGACATGTTGCCTTTATATCTTCAGATGAAATTATCTATCGACCAGACCACTGGTAAGGTTGAGAAGGAACAGAATAACGTACTCTCTATGGGTAATCCTATTAACTTTAATAAGATTCAGTTGCTTCCATCTGCATCTACAAGTGCTAAAGCACAGTCTGTAGGACGAGGTGTTACATCTGCTATCGTAATGTATGATGAGTTTGACTGGATGCCATATAACATGGATATCTACTACGCGTCATCATTCTCATATAAGACAGCGTCTGATAATGCTAAGAAGAATATGTCACTCTATGGACGTATATTCACATCTACCCCTGGTAATATGGAAACCAAGGAAGGTCAGAATGCTGATATATTCATCAATGGTGATACTGATAATGATAACCATGGTCGTCCAATGCTCAAGTGGAAGGATAATTACTTCGACCTTCCTATCGAGAAGCTTAAGAGTATAGTAAACTCTAAATCGTATAACGGTATCGTCTACGTCGAACATACGTGGCAACAGCTTAAGTGCGATAATAAATGGTATGAGGAAGCATGTCGAGGTGTTAACTATAACCCTGAGCAGATTGCTCGTGAAATTCTGCTTAAGAGACTTAGGGGTTCTTCCAAGTCACCGTTTAAGAGAACTCAACTCATGGGACTTCTTAACAATGTCGAGAGTCCTATTGATGAGGTGGACTATACTGATAACCTCTGCCCATTCTTCTTCTATGAGAAGCTTAATAAGCGAACCCCATACCTTATTGCAATCGACCCCGCTGAAGGTCTCAGCGGAGACAACCTTGCTGTGGTGGGCATAAGCCCGTTTACTGAGAAGGTAGCATTCGAATTCAAGACCCCATATATCAATCAGACTAAGATGGCTAAAATATTGGTCAAGTTCATGGACAACTTCTGTCCAAGAGGATTGATTATTATCGAAAACAACCGAGGACGAGAACTTATCAACCAATTACTTCTTACGAAGTACGCCGACCACTTATGGTATGATACAGATAAGCTTGATAAGAAAGAAACTATCAATACAAAAGATCTTGACCCTGAAGCAGAACGAGCGATTGGTTGGAATACTAGTCCGAAAACTCGTCCGATGATGATGGCAACTCTTGAGACTATTGTAGTCGAAAGCCCTGAGAAGGCTAATAGTAAATTCGTAGTGGACGATATCTGCTCACTTGAAAGAGTCAATGGTTCTATTAAGGCTGCACCTGGCAAGCACGACGACGTCGCTTTAGCATTTTCCATGGGTCATACAGTTTATCGTACTGCCACCAATTTAAGTAACTGGGGTATTTATCCGGGCATGAAAGAAGCCCCGAATCTTGACCCTAGCGACCCACAATATAAAAAGAATGCCCTTGCTGCACTCATGGAATATCTGCCAGATGATCTTAAACAGATATTTGTCAGGGGTGTTAAGAAGGATGTCAATACTGATAATTCATCGATCAGAAGTAGTATCGAACGTGAAGCTGCTATGATTCATATGCAGGAAGTTGCTAGGAAATCACAGTTTGATGAAGATGCTGTCGATGAGACGATGATTGATAATGATGAGTTGTATGAAGAGGTATCAATGGATGAATTCTATAACCAGGCGGTATATAATCCAGATGCTAACCTCGACTTATCAGACTACTTTTAATTTCAATATCTCTATTAACATGCCTATAAATTAATCATTCTATAATGTGAAGAAAGTCGGTGGATAAATAATGTATGATGATTACTCAATGGACGGTATTGAAGACCTTCTTGATTTCTTCGATACCGAACGAACTGCCAAAACTATCGAGCAGCAGATAATGACCGATGAGTTCGGTCTTGATGCACCGATCGACTATTATAGGCCATACTATACCAAGTTTAAAACACTTGAAGTTGATATCGATAATGGTATCACCGAAAGTATGGTATCTACTTGCCGCCATAAGGCAAAAGTAATTGCATTGATGTTTATTGAAGCAATACTGAAGAAGTTCAATCTTCATATCGATGAATTCTGGATTGATAATATGGATGAAGCTCAGTTACAGGGTGTCACCATTGTACTCTATGATTTCTTCATACTTCATTTACGTGAATATCTCCTCGAGGTAATCACGCGTTACATTGATGCTAACAGTAAGATGCTTGCGGACCAGTTCGAGCATAATCCTAGAATTGCTCGCGATGCATCTCTTTCTGCATTCCTCAAAGTCGTTGATGAGGACTATGCGGTTATCGGAGCAAACGTTTATGATGTGTGCTTCCTGACCCTTAATAATCTCAACGAGATTGAATATATCAATCATATCAATGCAGATAACGAAATCCAACCACATATTAAAAGATTCTTCGAAGAGGGTAAAATCTCCGGTAACTTCATCGATGTTCTCGAGCAGATGATGGCTGATGTTTCAAACGGTCTTAAGAGCCATATGGGATTCGAAATCGTTGCTTATATTAAGAGAGCTCATGCTAAGAATCTTAATCATTAATGAAAGGACTGAATGAATATGGCTAGAGCTACTATTCAGAACATCTTCACTCAGCGTGAAGTAATCCATAAGCTCAGAGTCGAATCAGATAATCTCGATAACACTACACGTCAGATGGCTGATGACTACTGTGATATGGTTGCACAGATTCGTAAGAGGACCATCAGTAACCCAAATTCTACTACAGTGAAGTATGCTGGTAATCCTAACAAACTCGGGCTCGTATCCAAAGTTTCTTCAGTAGGAACTATCAATACATTCCCTGAACTGATTCAGTATGCTGAGAAGGTTATTAAACTTATCAAGAATGCTAAGTGATAACTAAACTTAATTTCATAGGAGGACTACCAACATGCAGGAAACTAATGAAGCACGCGGGCTGACAGAGCCCGTTAATACACAAATGGAGGAGACCGAGACAGCTACCGCTGCTATGTGTCTCGATGACCCGAAAGATATTCCAACGGTTGAGTTGACTACCACAAATGATAAGCTGGTAATCACTCATGATAATCCGCTGGTTGAAGCGGTTCTCAGAAAAGCTTATGAGAACGGTATTCCAGTTGAAGTAGTTAAGGATGTCGAAGACGTCGTTAACGAATTCAGCAAGAAGACTAAGATTGAGCTCGTTATGGCTAAGAGAGAAATCGAAAATTATAATGGTCTCAAGGAACTTGCAGCAGGACTTGCGGAATCAAGTAAGTCGATGTCAGCAACATCCAAGGCACTTACGGATTTCATTGAACCGAATTTCAATTTCGATGAAAACGAGAACGAATCCGACGCTGCCGAGAGTATTGAAGAGCCGGAATCTGAACCTGAGGACGAACTTGCTAACGAGATTGATGGTATGTATAAGACTCTTGAGAACGATATTGCAATCGCTAATATTGCATACGATGTCGTTTATCAGAAGTATATGGAAGACCATCCAAATACCACCGTATATGATGACCTTCTTGAGAAGCTTCTGAAGGATAAGGCAACTCTTGAGTCCGGTAATAATATTAATGCACCAAAGCTCATTGCATGCATCGATGATGTTATTGCTTGTATGCAGAAGAATGACCTCGAGGCACTCCTCGTACCATTCCATACAAAGACTGATAATCAGAAGAGACTTCGTATTCTTGCGAAGGAACTTATCAATGTCAAGCGTCCAGTTTACCGTGACCTCGAGACTATCGGTATTACTCAGGAGCATATCGTGAAGTTTATTAACTTCTTTATTACCGAGGCAAACTTCCGTGAGACATATGCAACGGGACCTATTGGTTTCCCAGATACACGTCTTATTCCAAACATCTGTCTCTTCTTCTTATATCATCTCTGTAAGATTATTACTAACTCTCGTAAGAGAGCTACATATGAGACTCTTAAGTATCGTCTCGCATTCATGCATGTCATTGACGTAGTGGATACGTATCCATCCACTACCAAGACATTCACTGAGAACAGATTCATTGGTGATGCAACTAATGAGAATGCTGAGCCTACAGAGCTCTCAATTGCTCGTGCAAAGGTATATGATACATTCGTACCACTTCTTATGAAGTACTTTGGTGCGATGAATGACCAGACATTGGTTAAGTATTCAGTAGCACAGGCAAGAAAGACAAAGTAAAAATATTATCCCATTACCCTTCAAGGGTAATGGGATAATTTATGCCGTGATTTTAGAGATAAGTGCATATATATTATATTAGTAGCAATAAAGGAAGTATCGCTAAGTTATAGGGCACTTAGCGACGTATAAAATAGCCCTTCATACTGGAGGTAATAGTATGAAAGAATCCGTTGTTACAAGAACCGTAATATTTGTCAATCCAGAAAGATTGACATTCGACACATCTATCAAAGATGTGTTGAAAAAGACAGGAAACGCGTTTGTGCAGTTACTTGATAACGAAGATAACGTAGCTGATACGGCGCGTGCGATTCGAGCAAACCTCGCAGATCATACATCTGCAGGAAAGAGCCCGGTTAATGTTGTGCTTTCCGGATTCGACTACGACCCGGAAATTCTCGAGGCAATCGAGAAAAATGGTTGTAAGCTTATCTGGGCTTGCTAAATAATTAAACAGCACCGCCAAGTAATCATACTTGGCGGTTTTGGAATTACCTTGGCGGTGCTGTTTTTTTTTTATACTTCCTTGTAGATATAATGTCTCTGAAGGTGGTCAACTGCGGTATTTGCACGATAGTTAATCTCGAATTGGATATCATTCGGATTTTCAGGAACTGGGTAATCCGGGATAGGTTCACCATCCTGGTCTACCGCATATACATTCCAGTCCTCAGTATTAGTATTAAACTCGGCGACTAAATCGACATGCTGGCCTTCATACTTAAGATACTTATCGCCATCATTACCGGCTCTCTTACTGTCATAATCTTCAGAGTACTGCTCGCCGATATCATCCATTGAATCATTATCATCTTCATCATAATCTGCACCGGAGAATTCTTCACGTCCTCCAACATCTCCGATGAGGTGCTGGTGACCCATACCGAAGAGCTGCTGCATGATATTGTTAGTAATAAGAGATTCATCTGTACCACCAACATTCTTATCGAGCTTAGCTTTAAGCTCAATCTTAGTCTTTGCGATATTATTGAGTTCTTTGAGTACACTCACTCTTGCAGTATGAAGTGATGTCTTCTGCCCGGCAAGTTCGGCCGTCTTAATAGCAGAACGGTTAAATCCTGTACCGCGGAGATTCTCGAGGTCTTTCTCGAGCTTAGCACTATCCTTATGCATTTCTGCGAGGATGTTACGAAGCTCCTGCTCATTAGCAGCAAACGCTCTGTCAATCTCGTTTTCACTTTCAGATACGGCGTTAGTTCGTGCATATTTACGACCCATACCGATGAGTGCAGACTTGAGTTCAAGATCCTCATCATCTACGTCGATAGTATCAATCAATGCATCGAAGTCCTCTTCCTGAAGACCTCCATACTTAGCAAGTTTCTTATCAAGGTCATCCAGAAGTAACTTAGGGTCGTCAATGCTGGTATGTGATTCTGAATCGAGAAACTTTGGAAGTTTCTTTGATTTTTTATCTTTCTTAGGTGTAACTACTTCGACTTCAGGAGCATCTCCTGAGAGGGATGATGATGCAACGAGTTGTCGAAGTCCATCCAATGTACTACTCATGATTGATTCCTCCTTATGAAATAAAATCATTAGACGGTTGTTTTCGGATGCTATTTCGTCAGAAGTTATGAGAGTATATATCATAGTGCAGTATAATACGGTTGCCACTGAACCGGTAAAAGTGGCTTGGCGAAAGGAGTACTTATGATTAGAGTTATTAAGAATGCGTCTGAATTAGAGACGAATATTCCCGGTATACGCAGCGAGAATGCTAAACGGTATTATTGTGATTATGCCATGGATCCATGGTCATCATCAGAGTTTATGTCCAGTGAAGAAATTCAGATTGGAGATAATGAATATCAGATACGTTTTATATCTGAGATAGAATTCACGAATTACGGAATCGATATAAACGATATAACCGAGATATATACTGAATTGGTGTTGTTGAAGAGGGCTAAGACCAGGGGTCAGGATCACTTATATTTAGTGGTACGAGATAAGCAAACAGACATACCCATTGGTGTAGTACTGCTCAACGTATTTTTATCACAGGAGGATGAGGATGGTATACCTGATTTCGACGCATTGATTGATGTCAGTATCGGTACTTGCTGTGAAGCATATGTCGTACGCGAAATAGACAATATTCGCACATTAATGGGTAAAGGTATGATAAACGAGGCAGCAGTGGTAGTGGCATATAATATGGTATTAGCATTGAAAGAACTGCATGTTAAACTGCGACTTGCTGATAATGATAAAGAATTCGATATTAATTATGAGCCGACAATCGACGACCTTACGGAATTCGTATCCATATATCAGGGATTCCTTAAGTCTGAACTTAAGAGGTTGGGTATCATTACGGCTCCCACCCAATATGAGAAGGACATCATAAATCTTGTCGATAATATCATGAATGCAGTCAATGATTCAGAATATGTAAAATGGAGGAAGAAACATCCATGAGATTTTTAGGAAATGAAGCTGAAGGGCGTCACGTGATGCCCTTATCAATCATTTATGATAACCCACGAGAGGCATCAGATATGTTGATGATTCTTTATAAGGACATCGATACCGGTGAGAAGTTCGTCAAGAATATCGAGAATCCTGAAATTGACATCTATATTGTCAAGGAGCAATATAGAAACCAGAGCCCAGCTGAAAATCCGCTTAATATGGACGGTTCATATCGTCCCGACTTCTATATGAAAGACCAGTGCGATGTGGTTAGGGTTAAGTATCGTAAGCGAAAGTATGCGGCTGCGAAAATACTCGGTATATCACCGGAAGATGTTGATGCTTCACCATATGTCGGCGGAACCGATATGGATATACGTCATTGGTACTTTGTAGAATTCTTACATGAATACAGTAATGATTTGCCAAAGCCTATTAGCGTAGGATACTACGATATCGAAGCCGATACCAGAGGTTATGGTACTAATGAATTCGGTGATAATTATGGTAAATTCCCAATTACTGCAATCACTTATATATCAGACGTTCGAAACCAGGTATATGTATTCGTCCTCAATTGTCCGGAGTTCGGAAGAATGGATGAGATTATAAATAATACCGAAGGTTTGCGTCGAGAGATGCACGAAGAGTTTGATGAGAAGTTCGGTACCATGGAGTATAACATCGTTATATTCGATAAAGAAATCGAAATGATAAACGCGTTTTGGGCATTGGTAAAGGCTGTTGAAGACGACTTCACCCTCGCGTGGAACGCACCATTCGATATCGGTAACCTGACATATCGACCAGCCGAACTGGGATATGACCCAGTATCAATTATTCATGACCCACGATTTGCTCGTAAGGTCGTGATATTCAATGAAGACAGAGCGACATTCGTTGCACATAAGAAGAGACATAAGATAACCTATACATTACCTACTATCCTGGACGACCACATGCGTATATATTCCGGTGTCAGATCAGCTAGAGGTAAGCTTCCTAGTACAGCACTCGATAAAGTTGCTAAACGTGAGAAGATAGGTGGAAAGAAGACATATGAGGGTGACATCAACCAGTTCATGCTCACTAACTTCTGGGATTATATTATCTACAACGTTAACGACGTTCATTTGATGAGAGCTATCAATAATAAGGTCAATGATACTGGAGACATTTATTCACGTATGCTTAACTCAGGCGTGTCGAATGATGAGGTATTCGTATCCACTACTATCTGGGCACAGTATATCAAGAATGACCTCGAATCAAAACGTGGTAGATTCTTGGCTAATAATAAGAATAAATTCCTGGCAAAGACCCAAGAAATTATCGAGTATGGCTTCGACAGTGATGCTGTTGATGAAGATGATGGAGACGATGAGGATGAATCCGATGAATGTCTCCAGGAGGTGCTCGGGGCTATTGCAGACCAGCAGAACCTTATCGATGAGAAGACGGGTAAGAAGAAGAAATTCGCAGGTGCTATAGTACTCGATACCCGTCGTACCAGATATACAGGTACTAAGATTAATGGTATGGAGTGCAACTTCGTACATCGACATGCCATAGACCAGGATATCACATCCGAGTATCCTACAGCAATCACTATCAGTAACCAGTCAAATGATACATTCGTTGGAAAGATTTATGTCGACGATGCCGATGAAATCAAACTCCCGTTCTATGAGCAATATAGCTTCTTGGATAATAAAGACGCTAGCGAATATAAGTGCAACAAGGCTGCACTTATGCTCGAGACAGCTATCCAGGGCGACTATATGATGGTAGGCGAGATAGCATTAGGATTACCTAAGTTGGCTGACTTAGAGAAGATGGTTATAAACATGGCCGGAGATAAACTTACGAAGGGAGATAAATAATCATGGCATATAAGTTGACATTCCCACTTGATGAATTTAAGAAGATGAATTCGATGCTCACAGAGTACTACTCAGAGTATTTCATTGATGATAAATCAGGATTGATTATGGGTACAAGTTTGAACGAGTATGCGTTTAATATAGCTACCATATCTCCCGATCTTTTATCAAAGTTATCTCTGGGCTCAGTTCTTCTTCATCCTAATTACATGCGTAAGCAAGTGGGTGACCTTAAGAAGACAATGACATACGTGTACAATGACAATGATGTATTCCGTGTGTATGAATTCGAGGATAAGATAAAAGATATACCAGATATGACCAAGGGCAAATTGGTAGTATCGTTAATTCATCATGAAGAGAACTCTATGGATGCAAATGCTATTCATATGCGAGATATTACCAACAGGATTAAGCCGTATGGCGAATATCTGAATCAGCATCTGGAATTCGAAGATATTCCACGACCATACTACATGTCTCAGTTTATAGCTAACGATATATTATCTCTGGAAGACGATGATGGTGGTCATCTTATAGTAACACGTCAGATGTTTCCAAAGTATCAAAGGGTTGATGGTATTTCGTGGACGTCCGTCAATCTAGATGATGAGTTCCGATTGGGTATATTTGAGACAAAACACCCCATTCTAACGATGTATACATTCGTCAAGTATCTACGAGGCATTTAATTAATATCCCATTACCATTATGGTAATGGGATGAACTATTCAAGCATGACCCATAACAGGAGGTAAAAGTTATGGCAAATATTTATATATGTACAGACCGCCAGCCTGTGAGTGAAGAATTCTCTAAGAGCGTCGCTGGCGTATCTCTTTTACTCAAAAGGAGTAAAGTTGATGGTAAGCTCGCTGTTATCAGCGCAGCGAGCGGTGAGATCCTTTGGGTGACGACGGCCATCCAGCATGAGGAACGAGACGTACCTGGTACTGATCTCGTTATCGTGACGGCGAATTCCAAATATACATTTAGAAAGATTGGTGAAACAGTATAATCTCACCAATCTCCTCACCCGCCAATTGGTGGGTGATTTTTTTGCTATAAATCGATACAAAGAGTATAATGATATCACTATGGATACCGTAACCTATATTAGTATGTGTGGTACATGTACATGGTTATAATCCGAACGATACCATTATATCAAAACTTCCAACGGGTATAGTGGTAGTGTATACATCTTATTCAGAGATATCAGATGTATACTTACGTTTTAACATATGATTGGTAGTACGAGGTTCGTTACTACCATTACAATATCGATATCTCATCGTCATATGTTAGTAGTGTTTGGCTGCCAAACTATAAAGCCTATCATTCTTATTTTCTTAAAGAACACAATTTGTCATCTCTGTCCCTGACTAACTAAGTTCATCCTCTACTCCGGCATATTCAGATGCCATTGAGACTCGATACGTTGATGCCGGTTAGTATATGCTCGCATGCAGTGATTATATCATACGAACACTATTCGGTGATAGCTATCATATAAGACTCCAATGAGCTTCGTAATGAGTAGATTGACGAGACTGGATTTAATTCTAGTAGCGTATCGAAAGTTATGCGGTTATAGATGAGCATTGATAGTTAAGCTGCTTTGGCTAGTAGTGCGATTATACACAGATATGGAGTATAAAATATCGCTATCATTTTATCCTCTCATTAGTGAGTAGAGTTGAGCTTCTACGGATGGGTTAGAGTTATAATACCAGGTATACCATTAATGGTATACCTGGTATTTGTCCCCGACTTAGCTTAGAATAGCGAAAAACAGCCATATAACCTATATAACCAATTTCAATAAGAAAGAGGTGGACTATAAGTATGGCTTCTAATAGAAGTAAAAGCAAAGTATTACAGAATGCCGAGAAGGCATTTAAGTACTCAGCAGTACCGGCTATTACGAGTAAAGTACCGTATATGACTGGTACTGCACAGAGTGCTATATCAGTCGCGAAGGACCTTCGCGACTGGACAATCAGAAATAACCCGTTTAGAGCAGTGAATGGTAACAAAGACCCATTGATTAGACAGATCGCCACTGCAACCGCAAATGCTGTTAAATCGGCAAAATTGGATCTTAAGTCTGGGGACTTGACATTTAGGAATCTAAATAAGGCTGTTAGAGATTTCGTAGGCGAAGATTCATTGTTGGACGGCTTTGATAATCTGGACATCGATTTCGGTTCCGACCTCGGGGACTCATTATTTTCGAATTCGGGACAGGACGACCAGACCTCTGATATTACCACCGCATCTGCAATGATGGCAGTGGGCGACACGTTGTCACGAACTCAGGCGGTTACCACAGAGGCGATGATTGGTGCTGTAGAACATTCGACAGAAAGAATCACTAAAACCCAAATGGTTATGACTGATACTGCAGTAACACGACTAATATCCAGTAACATGACTATAGCCGCCAGGACTTCGACTCAATTAGGTACGATCTCCGAAGACATAAAAGTTGTGAATAAAAATCTCTCGCTACTGGTTGAGCAGTCGAACAGTTTCTCTTCATTTATCAACCAGTCACAGAGATATATGGAGCATACCGAGCAGACATTGAACGATATTAAAGCATTATTGGAGGCCAGTCATTCTCAGGGTAAGAATGACGGATATGGTGGTAGTTATAATGACGGATTTATGTCTGGACACTTCGACATCAAAAAATATATCCACCATATATTCAATAATACATCCTCTGGTATCATTGCATCTCAGGTAATCGGTACCACTATGAAAGCTCTTAAGATGGAACTGCCCTCATTTATTGATGAGATGAATGCTTTCTCCATCGGAGATTTGAATCCTCTCAAGATGGGTATTGAGAAGCTTATCCCTGCAATTGGAAGAATTGCTGATTTGGATAAAACTTTCGAGCGGTCGATTAAGATGTTCATGGCCAGACTTGCAGAAGGAGAATACGGAGGATTCCTCAATGGCTTAGGTGTAGAGGGATTCGGCATGAGAGAGCGTAACCGTGTTATTTACGACTCGAGATATTACGAAAAAGGTAATATGCAGTGGAACGGTATGGCTCAGCGCGCTTTGATGGAGGTTATCCCAGGATACTTATCTAGTATGGAAGGCTATCTCAAACAGATAGCTGAGAATACATATAAAGGTAAAGATAGGTATGCACTTAACACATCGTCGCTCCGTCACTTCGATTATGATCTTGGGCAATTTGCAACTTTGAGTGATATACGCGAAAGAACTAAGAAAGAATTAACATCATCTCTTCAGAGTTCATATGATAATTTCGTTGAGATGACAGAAAAAATCACCAATGGCTCGGACGAGCTGAACCAGGAGCTCACCAATTATCTGCGAAAGATTAATAGCTCAGAGAACGATAGTAAGATTTCACGTAAAGAATGGATGAACGAATTTAAGGCTATCGTTGGAAAACATCGTAAAGATGGTATTACTGACGACCAGATAATGAAGGCATATGATGCATTGGTATGGGCTCGAGAGCAGTCCCTAGACGAAAGGAACCGAATTCGTACGGCAGCTGCACGAAGAGAATCCAGTGCATTTTATCTTGGCGATGAGCTCAATACCATGACCCCAGACCTGGTATATAAGGGACTGAAGGAGATTAAGCAGGATCGATATAATTCGCTATCTGAAAATGATAAGAAAGAGGCCGACCGTCAGAAACGAAACGAAGAACGGAGGAAGGGCTTCTTCGAAAAAACAGTAGCCAAATTGGGATTAACTGATGATGCTAAAGCAATAAAGGAAATGTTTAGCCATGGTGGTCCTATTAATAGAGGAGTGGACTTCGTATCTGATAAGCTTCAGGGAGTCTTACTGAATCTTATATACGGTGGCCTCAAGTCCTATGATGTCGGAAGTCAGAATATCCCTAATGACCAGGTAGCTAATATTCACAAGGGTGAAATGATTATCCCTAAGGATGTCGCCGACCAGATTCGTGCCGGTAATTTTGACAATGCGCAGGTTAAGGAATGGCTTAATATCACAGCAGGTTCTGTTGAGAATAGCACATCCGTACTATCGTCCATTCAGAGCATGTTCGTCGGTAACTCTAAGACCAAGTCTAAGACTCGTAAAGCTATGGGTGCTATGGTCGAATACGCCGATGACTATTATAAGGTAGCTATCGATGCTGAAGCTATCAAGGATGGCGACCTCAGAGGTATCTGGGTATCCATGCTCGAAAACATGGCTAACCAGACAGCTATTCTCGCACATAATGCCGAAAGAGATGCAGGATTCGATGATAAGGACGGTCGTAGTGACCTTTCTAAGAGAATTCTCGGTGAGAAGGATAAGAATGGCCTCTATAAAGGCACTATGTTTAGTCAATATGCTAACATAGGTCTTGACTTTAAGAATGCCATCAGACATGCCATGTATGGCGAAGAGTATATTACGTCAGAAGGCGTTAAGGTCGCTAAATCGGATGATACAGTTCTCTCTACTTTATCTAAGGGTATGAAGAAAGCTGGTGATACAGCTCTTTCATATATCTTTGGAGAAGATTATAAAAATACCAAACAGTTCAAGGCAGTATCAAAAGGCTATAGTGAACTCAAGGCAGGTATTACTGGTAAAGCATCAGACGGAGTTCAGCTGACTCCGGATGAAGAAAAGGCTGTCGAAGAAGCACTTCAGCAGACAGCTGATAAGGGACTTGAACTTAATAAGAAACTCATTGGTCACGTTAAGGGTGGCCTGTTAGGTGCAATTACCGTAGGTGGTATTGGTCTTATGGGTGGCGGTGGTGTAGTGCCAATGCTTCTCGGAGCAGGTGGACCTATTGGTGGTGCAATTATCGGTGCGGGTCTTTCTATTCTCACTAGAAACGAATCCTTCATGGATAAGATGTTCGGTGAGATGAAGGATGGTGAACGTGTCGGTGGCGTAATCTCCAAGGAGATGCAGGAAAGATGGAAAGACCTCGGTAGTAAGCTCCTTGGTCCGGCAGTACTTGGTGCAGCTGGTTCATTTATCTTCCCTAAACTTACTAGAGGTATACTTGGACCGGTTGGTTCATTTATGCTTGGTACTGGACCTATCGCAGGCGCTGCACTTGGTATAGGTGCATCTCTCATCATGAAGAGCCAGCCAGTGCAGGATTTGCTCTACGGTGAAGAGGGTAAAGGTGGTAATACCGGATTAGTTGGTAGTGTTAAGAACGCTGCAAAGGATTTCTGGAATAAGAATAAGCAGCATGCGGGTGCTATGGGACTTGGAGGTATCGGTGGTGCTCTCCTAGGTCTCAAGGGTGCTGGTGCATTAGGACTTGGTGGATTCGGTTTAGTCGGTAGCATTGTGGGCATGTCTATCCTCGGTGCATCATTCGGCCTTAAAGCCACATCTGATAAGTTTAAAGACTTCCTCTTTGGTTCCAGAAAGTTTAAGAGAGATAAGAATGGAAATCTCGTTCCAGACGGACGTGATGGTGATGGCCTTATCGGTAAGATTTCTCGTAAGTTCATTACTAGTGTCATGACACCTGCTCGAGTATTCGCACGTTCCATTTCACGTAACTTCACAGAGTGGATTCGATATGATGTTGCACATCAGCTCAAGTCTGCATTTGAACCATTTACCCTTGCTATCAAGGGTGGCGTCCAGGGTATTGCTGACGGCATGCATGCCGTTACCGATAAACTCATGGACCTCGCTAAGAAAATCACTAACCCGATTAAGAAAATCGTCGGTGGGCTTCTTAAATTTGCTGGTAAGACAGTAATGGGCGGTCTTAAGACAGGTGCATCTATTGCCGGTGGTGTAATATCTGCACCTCTTAAAGTATTAGGACACTTTGGTCGTAGATTCTCCAAGAAATACGATCCAACAGTTGCTGCTAATAATAAGAAATTCCGTTTTGGATATACCGATGCGAGTGGTAAAAAGCATCGAGGATTCTGGAACCCTCTTCAGAGGCTTGCTGATGCAAGGGATGCGTTCCTCGATAGCGATGGGGGCTTCTTTGACGCTCTTGCTGCGGGTGGTCATATGCTCAACCCATTCACTGCATATGCTGATGCTAAATATCAGTACTCCAAGGATACGGGATATAATAATGCTGCATTCTTAGGAGGCTTCTTCGGTGCAGCTGGTCAGAAGCATCGACAGATTAAGAAGGCTAATAGACGTAAAGATAAAATGGAGAGCAGGATTGCCGATTGGACAGCAGAGTGGGCAAAGAAGGACAACTGGAACGATAAGGTTATCCTCAATAAGAAGGAACTCAATGCACGTAATAGCCGTCTCAGAAAGATAATGGGTAAGGACTACGATAAAGTCCTTGATAGATTCGGTAATAAGAGCGGTTCTCTTACCAGTGAAGAGATGATTCAGTTCATGTACGACCCATTTGGTAAGAAGAAAAGCGAAAAGGATGCTCAGGCTAATACAGCTAAAAAGGCAAATACATTCCTTCAGGATATCAAGCATATCGCATACGAAATACTCCAGTTCGTCTCTGGTGGCAAACCAAAAGGCGCCCCTTTATCAGGACCAGTTGCTAAGATTGGTAATGCGTTGGCTCCTAAAGGTGGTTCCAAGAGAAAACAGTCCAGAAATAAGGGCGCTGTCGACAGTAGCATGTACGACTTCATGAAGCAAGCAAAAAGTAGAGGCTTCGGCAGTATTAGTGCAATTGCCAGTGCTACTGGTATAGATGTAAACGACCTCAAAAATTTCCTTGCTGGAAATCGTGACGCGATTAGTGGTAAAGCCAGACGATCGATGTTTAAACAGATGGGTTATATCGACACATCAACGTTCGGTGGTAAAGTAAAGAAAGCATTTACAACTCAGCATGCACTTGCTAAATATATAACCGACGGTCAATATCGTAAATCGGTAAATCAAAAACTTGAAAGTAAATCCAACGTGTTTAAATATGCATTGAATGCTGGATACCGTAAGAGTTTACATCAGCAGTATAATGTTACGAGTAGTAAGAGTCTCCTCGATTGCGTAATAGATGCTGGTTATTTCTATGGCATTAAGCAGGATAAGAAGGTCGATTATAGAAAATTATCAGCTGATACAGGAATCGACCCCGACAAACTGAAGAACCTCCTTGAGGGTCGAGAAGATGACTTGAAGGATGATGAGAGGACTATATTATATGATAAGGTAGGGTACGTCGGTGATAAGTTCCAGGCCGGTAAACTTATCAAGAACATGATAGGAACTAAGGTTAAGAATAAAGTCAATTCGATAAAAACCACCCTATATAATAAGACACAGCCATTACGTAATGCCGCTAAGAAAGTCCAGAGTGGAATCGGCGTAATTAAAGGCAAGATCGCTCCTCTTCAAGATAAGGGTAAGGAACTGTTTAAACAAGCATCAGAAGCTGCGAAGTTTAAGCTCGACAATAAGATGACCAGTAAACAGAAAGAATTCATGCATAAATATCTCACACCATATGAGATAAAGATATTCAAGCAACTGTCTATATCTGAGCGTAATAACATAATGAGATTGTGGGCTACTGATGATGGTCGCTCTGCAATAGCAGCATTGCAGCAACATGGCAAGGAGCTTAAGAAAAAGACAGATGCCAATCGTAAGAAGCTCGGTCGTAATGTAGCAATGACTGATGAAGAAAAAGCTACATTTGAATGGCTCAAGGTCAACGCTAAGAAATCTAAATTAGAGCCAGATGTACAGAAGACATGTCTTAAGGTATACCGTAAGATGACATCTACCGAAAGGGCAGAAATTGAGGTATATCGTAAAAACAAAGACGTTGTGGGAGCATTCACATATCTTAAAGACCATGCAGGAAAGATTAAATCGTTTGCTGAACGAGTTAAAGGCGCTGCGGGCGCTCTAAAGGCAGGTGCGTCCACGATAGCTGGTAAAGCCGCTGCGGGCGCATCCTCTATATTCGGTGCATTATTTGGAACAACAGGAGGTCTCAAATCCCTCGCTGGTATAGCGATAGGTGCAGGCGTCATGTTCCTCTTTAATAAATTCCCAGGAATTATGGAGAGTATCAAGACTATTATTGGTAATATCAAGGATTGGTTCATGGAAACTGCATGGCCATTTATTACTGATAAGATAGTTCCGGCTGCCAAGAAGATCTTTGAAGGAATCGGAACTGTAGTAGAGAAAATTTTCAACTTCATTGCCAACCCGGAAGAAGAGGGTGCTGCACTTTCTTCAAACTGGTTTACAGGAATGGATAAATCCGCAGAACAGTTGAAGGCTGAATCTGATACAGCTGCGAAGTATGGTTTATCAACTACAGAAGAAATGCTTAATTATGCGACTGGAGACCATGGAATATGGACTAGTGACATTGGTGATGGTGGTCTTGCAGAAATCGTTGGTAAAAAGGCGGGTTCTAAGTATACAGCTAAGGATGGACTTATTGCAGCATATGTAGTTATCGGTAATGAGTACATGTTATACAATAACCCATTTATAGCACCGACAGTCGAGCAGTTGTCAGCATTTATCGAAGATCCTAAAATCTTAAAAGCCGTTAAGAAGTTCTATAAAGAAATTGCAACACAACGTGGAATTAAACCGAAGAAGTATGATGATACATCGGCTTCCGATAGAAAAGCTGCTCTTCAGCAAGCTGTACAGTATCTGGAAGGTAAGTATGGTGGTCATAGAAACGTTCAAATCAACATGAATAACGCCGCTGGTATTACTATGGAACAGGCTGCTGCTAATGCAGCCGCAGAAGCATCAGGTAGTGTCGGCTCAGGCCACTTCATGCAGACTGACCCAAGATGGGCAAATGCTAGATATGCAAATGCTGGTCGTGGTAATTTCTCCACTATGGGTAATGGTGGATGTGGACCTACTGCACTTGCTAATGCGGCAATGAGCCAGGGTGTATCCACTAATCCTATGGCAGTAGCGCGTCTCTCCAGAAACGGCGGATATGCAGTAGGTGGGGGTACATCTGCTGGTCTATTCACTAACGGTGCTCGAAGACTTGGTCTTCAGTCTACAGCAATTGGAGCAGGCTCAATTAAGCGAGCACTTAGTAATGGTAACAGTGTCGTATTTGCTGGAAAGGGTAATGGCCTCTATACTAGAGCTGGACATATTATGTCTGCTCGTGGTATCGATAGACACGGAAATGTTATCGTTGATGACCCAATGAGACGCAATTCGGTAAGCGTCCCACTATCGACTCTTGGTAGAGGTATGACTCATGCATGGTCTATTGGACGTGGCGGTGAGACATATACTGATAACAAGGGTAATGTTTATGAGAAGATAACCAGTTTTGACCAGCTTAGTGCTGCAGCTAAGAAGAAAGATCTTACTAACTACTCCGACCAGGACCTCGGTATGCTCATGGCTAAATGCCAGAATGGCGAAGCCGATATTAATATAGCAGAATTTTACTTCCTTACATCACAACGAGAGATCAATAGAAAGAATGGTCTTGCAGACATGAGCTCTATGGACTATCATATCTCACTGCGTGGTGACGATAGTATGTTATATAATAACGTGCTTATGTACAACCAGACTAACGAGAAATGGAAGGATAAATTCCTCGTATACACTAATGACACATCAACTATCGGTAATGCAGGATGTGTAGTTACTGCATTCGGCTCATTATTGGCCAACTTAACAGGACTCAACTATAGACCTGACTTTATGACAAATGCCATTGCCGGAAAGACTCGTACTGGCAATAGCCTGATTACTATTCTGGGAAATAGTAGATCCCCAAGTATTTCCAATGCAACGCCTCAAAGATTTCTCATTAATGGGCATACGCATGGCCAGGCAACTAACAGTGAGGCAATTTATCCGAACTGGTATGAGCCACATGAAGGACCTTTTATGGGTAGTATGGATTGGTCTACTGGAACGATGACGTATCATAGGAATAATGATGAGCTCAGGTTCCTCGATACTATCTCGTCTGGACCATTCGTTATCTACGGTGGTTCGATTTATAATAAGGATATGGATAAAGTTTCTACTTATGGAACTGAACCAGGCACATATGCATCATCAATCTCTGGTTATACTCATATGCATCCGTTCTATCGCCCATCTGATGGAAAGATGTATACTAACCACGCATACTTGGTAGTACCTAAAACATTTGGTGGAGCTTCATCCGTAGCTCAGCAGGAATATTATCTGTATGACCCAGGAAGTGGCCAGCTTGAAAATCAGGGACGTGCATTATCTTACAGTGCATTATTCTCACCACATGGTGGTGTACAGTCAGTATTCGGATTTTCCGGTTTGGCTAGTACTCCATTTGGCGGAGTTCTCGGTAAAGAACCTGCCGTGGAAGACCTCAATTGGTGGCAAAGTATGTATAATGCTGACGATCTTGCGGAACTTTATAGGACATCGTCCGAGCATACTCGTAGGAAGTATCAGTATGAAAATTCATGGACTGGCACAGATACATCAACCGATGAGTCCTCAGACGACAGTCTTCTGACAAAAATTATGAATGCTCTCAGTGGTCTTGGTGATATTGCGATGGGACTACTGGGTAAAATATTTGGTGGTAAGGGAGACCTTCCAACCATGACCGATTATGCCAACCAGTCAGTTTATAACAACGGTGGAAGCGGAAGCGGTGGTAGTGGTGGATCCGGTTACGTTAGCAACGACGGTTCAATCTACTATAAGGGTGAGAAGGTCAGCAGTCGTGCTCTCACGATGGACCTCTCTAAATACTCGGACTATGACATTGCTATGTTACAGCAGCGAATTATGAAGGGTACCGAAGACGGTCTTACTATGAATGATTTCTATTATCTGACAGATAAGAGAAATAATCCCCATAAGCGTGTATCTAAGTCGATTGAAGCTATAACAAGCTCTATCGCATCATTATACCCTAATGGTGCGGATGTTACACCATATACATCATTACCAGGTTGGGCAACCGCCCTCAGCGATCATTACAACTACAATAAACTCGGAACTATATCTACTGCTCCAATTCAGTCGACTAAGTTCACAGCAAACGATATAAATGCTATCATGAATGCGATGCTCCGAATCTCATCTGACCGTGAGGGTGGATATTTCGGAATAGCTAATTTCAATAGTGCTTATGCGGACTCTGATGGATATCCCGCATTTGGTATCAGTGGATTCAACGGTCATTATGGAGGGGCGCAGGAAGTTCTTGGAAGAATGGTTGCATCCGGAGAACTGTCTGAAGAAGACAGGGCTATCGCACTGGAGCTCATTGATGAAGTGGGCAGAACGTATACAGGAAACAACCCATTCAACAAAAATAAACTCGATACACTGATTCGTAAATATTCGAATGTCAATAAGTATGCACAGGACGGTTATGCATACCAGCTCATGCAGAACTCAGCACGTCACGTGTTTAGTGCATATGATAACGGAACACTTCGTAGCGTTGAAGAGATGATTATGCTTAATCAGCTCTCACCTTACGGACCAGCACATATTCCAGCAATTCTTGGTTTACCAGGTGCTGGAAGTTGGGCAGAAACTACTGCTCCTAATAACCTCAAGACACTTAAGTTTAGTAGTGATCCACTTACAAACCTCGCATACACAATGAACGATTATTATACACGTAATACTTCAGCTTGGACTAAGTATTCTTATATGAAGAATGAGCTGAAGGAAGCGTATAAGAATCTCGGAGGAACGGAAGCTCTTGGTTTCGGCGGTGGTATCGCAGACTCGCTCAATTCCGGTTCTTATGATATCGTAGACACACCTGTCGCTATCGGTAGAACACCTAGAGTTGAAGTTGACTCTGCACCAGTTACTACAAGACTCGACGTAATTATCAACTATCTCAGACAGATTGCCAATACTGCTAGACAAAACCGAGCAGAAACGGCGGCAACTAATTTGGATATCGGACACGGAGCTATTGTTGAAAAGCGTAGCATGTCCAGTTCTGGTTCCAACAATATGCCGGCAACACCGGTATATACAGACATTAAGAACAGTGATAGAATGAAAGCGATTCATGATAGAATAGCCAGAAGTCCTAGACCTGTATAAAAATAATGAGGATAAGCCAATTGGCTTATCCTCATTTTATCGTTCCGGTAACAACGCTTTAATATGCTAATGAAAGAGGTGTATTTTTATGGCAGACGAATCAGATATCAATGTTCGTCCTCTCTCGGAGGACGAACAATTTAAAATACAAATCACAAATGATGCCGCATCACACGGAGGTTCGGGTCTATCAGGATATAGTGCCCCGAACGAAAGATTGACGAACAGGACGCATACCTCTATTCCCGAGGGCACATATACTGTTACCGGTAGAAGTAACTATGATACGTCATGGGTATGTATAAGTGTAAACGGAAAAGATGTATGGATCAAGCTCAACGGCGGAGGATATATTGATGAGGATGGTACTCCATATTTTAATTCACAATATTATTCCGAGGAAGACCGTGATAAAGCACTGAAAAGTGAACTTGATATACTTGGTACTATGAACTTTGAACAGTGGGCCACGGATAGTTATGATGAACGTACAGTAGGTGAGCTTGCGGGTAGTAATGAATGTATAGTGTACACTACCAATCAAGATGGACAGACATACAATATGCGCGAGAAGGTTGTAATGCACAGTACAAGCAGTCAGATCGAATATGGATCGGTATATGCACATTATATAACCTTGGCGACTAAAGCATATGGTGCACCACCGCAATGGACACCATATGTTGATCCTCGAGTAGGTGAACTGAGATTATCATCAAACCACGTGTTTCTATTGGGAAGAAAGTACTTGGAGACCGTAATATCAGCTCCAACTATATTGTCGTTATGCCCAGGTGTAATCAAATATAACTCAGCTCTTGGTGAACTCTTAGGTGAGAATTTCGATAATATGACCCCTGAAATGTTTCAGGCAGACAGTTCGGGTAAAATTATCGAGTTCCAGCCGTGTTGGTACTCCGACGTAGAAGGTGGTAACCACGGTTACCTCAAATATGTAATTACGTTAAATAAAGCTGCGTTAATATCGATGAACCGTACAGAATATAAGACCGGTGAAATTGAACTAAAGAAGCGAGAATTCCCTGGTTCATCGCAAACATATTACAATACTGAGCAAGTGTGGTATGATTGGAATAATTCGGACAATGACGTTACTCGCATATTCGGCGATACCGGGGGAGAGAACGCTATTTTAGACACCCTCTCAGCAATGGGTAATGCAGCAGCGGGATTTCTCGAATCCTTATATACATACAAATACGTTCATTTTTACTGCTCTGGTAATAATTCAACACGTGAAAATTTCGAGACTAGTGTCAGAAGCTCTATGATTGAGGATCTCATAAACTCATCGGTAGGCTCTGCAGTTAAGGATGTAGCGTATTTCATGGGTGGTATTATCGATGCCGATACTACACAGCAATTGGAAGAATGGGCCGATACCACATCTAAATCACTTGGCTCTCTCGGTAACCTTGTATCTATGGCGACCGAGGTATTTAAAGGTGCCCGATTAATATTCCCACAGATTGTCGATGACTGTACATTTGGTAGAGATGCACAGTTTACAGTTAGATTTGTTGCAGGTTCATCAGATATTGAAGCAAGATATCTGATGAGATGTGAGTTTAATCATCTTCTCGCATTGGTATTGCCAAGACAGGTTAAAGGTAAGATTGATATGTATACTACACCATTTCTTGTACGCGGCCTTTGTAAGGGACGTTGGAACTGTGAGATGGGTGTTATAACAGGATTCCAGGTGACGTATGGTGGGCAGGATGATGGTGCATGGACGCAGGATTCACAGCCAACCGAAATTGAAGCTACGTTCTCAGTTACTCCATTATATTCTAAGCTTGTTATGTCTTCATTCGACGATGCATCGACATGGTTCCTGAGAAATACTGGTATGATTGAATATGTCATGACGAACTGTGGTGTTGACTTGAGATTATCTCAGCTTGATATGAAGATGGAAATGGCCGTAGCTATGGGAGCTGAAGCTGCCAATCCCATGCGTATGTCAGACGGTATCATGGGTAAAATCTATAATCTGGCTCAACCGCTTCGTAACTTATTCAACTTCTAATACCACTTTAAATATGTAAACGACCTCCGAAATATATTTAATGAGTATATATTCTCGCTAAGACTAATTACGAGAGGAGGAACTTACAGATTGTCAAAAGCAATAGATAGACTGAAGGATGAATATGACAGAGTATTTGGTCATATACCGGATGATCCCAGTGGTCAATTAGAGTATCTGTGTAGTGAGTGGAATATCAGTCAGAATGACATTGATAAATTCCGTACCGATGTAGAACGATTTATCACCATGAAGACTGATAAGATTATGCTATCGCTACCAGTTACTCCATTGGCATCTAGACGTCCACGTTCATCTTCAGACGGACACTTCTATGTGCCCGATATCGAAAAACACCGAAAACTCGTACAAAGCTATATCGACTATAAAGGCATAGTATTCACATTATGTCATATAGATATCGATATCTACGTCGAAATTCCGTCGGCTATGACGAAGAAAGAAGCATACCTTGCCCAGATAGGTCTGGTAAGACCAACAGGTTCAGACTGGGATAACTATGCGAAAACATATTGCGACTGTATACAAAATGTGCTGATAACAAACGATAACCTGATTATCAGTGGTACATGCCGTAAGTTCTACTCAGTTAAACCGAGAGTTGAAATCGAGATTGAATATCAACCTTCGTTTGATTGTAAGTATAATGAGCGGCGAATTACTAAGAGCAAATCGTATTTGCAGAATATCGAAAGGGTGAAGTATAATGAGTACACGAGAAAAGACTGACTATCGAAAGAATAAGAAGTCTATATGCGAGATTTGCGAGAATCTCTTCTCCAAGTTTAATGGAGACTTTATATCTGTACCGAATAAGACTTGCAAAGAGGTAAACGACTTACTCGGATATGCATGTAGTGATAAACCAGCACTACAGAATGTCGATGTGTCTAAATACCTCTACGTTGTCGAAGTTAACGGAACGACGATGATAAGAAAGTAATCAGTTTAATATCCAGTAACCACTACGGTTACTGGATATTTTTTGTTCTTATAATAGCCTCCTCCAAAACAACGACATAACAATTTACACTCACAAAGAAGAGGTGTTAATAAATGGCTAAACGAAATACGAAAGGACCAATCAATACTCTGGTTCAGAAATTGATTCAGTCCATTGACCCCGATAAGATATCGGATTTAAATATAACCGACCGTGGTGACACGTTTAAGAAAATTATCAATAATGAGCTTGAGCTCACTAAAGGTATCTCCGATGGTAGTATCGTTGACTTCAGTCGTAGCCTGAATTCTGATATAGTAACCAAGAAGAATGCCGGTGATAAGTGGGGAAGTCCAGAACTCACAGGAGATGTTATTGAGTATATCAATAAGAATACCTCTAGCATGTTCCAGGACTTTGCTGAGAATGAACGAAACCGTTATATCCAGTATAATGATTACAACTTCATCTCGAAGTTCGTTCCAAAGATTGGTCAGGCGCTCAGAATGATACTGACCCATATCGTATCGTCTGATGACCTCACTAATACATTCAAGCGTCAGCTTGAATTCGGCTCACTCGATGTCGATGATACACAGACACTTAAGTTGGCACTCGAGAAGTTTGAGAAGGAAAACAAGCTCCTCTACAAGCTTGAGAATCTCGCATATAAGAATACACTCATCATGGGCGAATATTATGTGTACGCAATTTCATATAAGGACCTCTTTACCAACTATGCCAAGCTTCTTGCTAAGAAGCGTGAAGCGTCTGGTAAGGTTAAAGATAAGAAAACTAAGAAGTCCATGGGTTATGCTATGGAGTCTTATATGATAAGTGATGATGAGTATAAAGCTCTTGAATCGGCATACTCGAGCAGTGCCTCGGATAATGATCCATTGCGTAGCCCAAAATCCAGCTCCTTTAGAGAGGACTATGGTAGAGGTGCTGTTGTTACATGTTATGATTCCGAAATTCCATTCATTTTTGATGAAGATGTAGAATCGGATGACCCTAATCTCTATGAGAAGAAACTTGCTACTGCTCTCGAAGCAGTTGAGAGAAGTGGTGCCGCTCAGAAGACCAAGACATCTGTTGATGGAGTTGCCGATGGTACTTACGGACTCGGTGGTTCATATGATATCGCGGGTACATACATAAAGTTTATCTCCGCGAGAAATATCGCACCAGTAGAAGTACTTGGTAACGTTGTAGGCTACTTCTATATCAGCCATACCACAATTGATAAGGCTAAGAAGACTGTATCGATTGGTAATATTCATATCTCGTCTATGAAGAAGCGTTCTCCTATTGAGGATATCGCGAAATCTATGACTGAGAAGATTGCTCAGAAGTTCTCTGATAAGTTCGTTGCATCCAATACTCAGTTTAAGCATCTGATTGCTGACTGCATCATGGCTGCAGGCGTAACTAATACGGAGTATAAAGTACAGTTTATCCCTGCTGAGAATATCATACACTTTAAGGTGGATGATGATGAGAATTCTCGTGGTCAGTCTATCCTTAAGGATGCCATCCAGCCAGCTAAGACTCTTGCAGCAGTTAATATGAGAAAGGTACTCAACTACCTTAATAAGTCTGGTGATAAGACCGTAATGACAGTAAGAGGTGGTAATGCTGACTTCAGCCGTAAGAATCAGGCCATGCGTATTATCCGTAATATGCAGGAGCAGAATATCGTCGTATCTGACCTGCTTGGCGATTGTAATAATATCTTCCATAAGTATGCTGCAGATGGCAACATCATGATGCCAACATCAAGAACTGGTCAGAAACTGGTTGAACTTGAGAAGATGGATGGTCAGCAGATTGATATGAACGTTGAGTGGGAGAAGGAGCAAGAGAATGAGATACTTACAGCGATGGGTGTCCCACCACTGCTTCTCGATACTCATCTTCAGGCAGACTTTGCCCGTGCATTTACTACGGCACATGTTGGTTTTGCCGGTACTATTGCTAAGTGGGATGGTGACCTCGAAGAACCAACAACTCAGCTATATAAGATAATTATACAGAATCTGGACATCTCGGAAGAGCTTAAGACACGAGTGCTCCCAGTATTCGCGTTTAAGTTACCAAGACCGAAGTTTGCTGCAACACAGACAGGTGTTGAATCTATTCAGCAGGGTGTTCAGATGGCTGAGCAGTATATTCAGCTCAAATATGGTGAAAGTCCTGATGAAAATATGAAGGATGTTATCCGTGAAGTTAAGTTCGCAATTGTTCGTGAGAACTGTGCAACTATTCCTTGGGAAAGATACGACGAACTCGCTAAGAAGATTGAGATGGAATTCATTAGCATCAAGGATGATGTTAAGGATACTAGTATGAGTTCGGACAGCGGAATGGATGAATTCTAACAAAAAAAAATATCAATAACCCCCAGAAGCATTATGCTTCTGGGGTATCTTTTAGAACTTTATTGGTGATTCCAAGAAGAGCTCACCGAATCTATCGCTATCAATAGTAATGGTAGCTTGTCCTTCGTGTATATTGAATACCTGCCAATCTGCGGTAAACCCAGATATTCCGGCATGACCTCCACCATTACAGCACTCTCCAATAATGGTGGTGTCGTATTTATTAGAGTATAATGTATATGCCCATTCGCCTTTGTTGTTAATGTATTCCTTGATGGCGAAATCGTATTCTGTTTCCTTTCCGAATAACTCATAGTTGCCTACGTTAGTATTTACGATTACACAATTACCAAAACAACATCCTTTACCTGTCTTAGCACTCTTTACCGTGAGTACGAATCGTCTGGCATTTCTCATAATGTGTGGATAAAGAATATTATTTTCATACCATACGATTGATTTACCCTCGCTGATTATCTTATCCACAAAGTCTGTATCACCTTCAAGGCTATCCCATGCACATGGACTTTTAATCTTACTAAGATTCAATCTCAGAGAACCCTTAAAGAATTCAAGTGAACCCTGATATTCATTCTTATATAAGTCGTGGTCATCCACGAGCTTATAAACCGTAGGCATACCTCTCATCGTGAAGTACATATCCCATGCCAAGAATGTTGCAGAGTGATCAACGTTTACATGTTTATGAAATGCACATGTGCCATTAATCTTATACTTCGATAAGCACCTTTCGCTTGACAGGTGATGGTCAATATAATCGACTCCGACATGTGGAAGTGATGCAATATCGTCAATAATTGCGAAATCGTCTACCGTTGAGATTGCTACATCAACAATGATAACCTTCTTAAGGTTCTCGCATGCTGAAACTGCACCGGCGATATTCTTAGCAGCATTCTTAAGGCTGCTAATTGCCATTGGCCATATATAACGGTCACTATAACCGCATTCAATGAGATGCTTAAGCGCAATACGTGCAGCAGCTGCTCCGTCATTATCATCATGAAATGCGATGATTGCTGTTGTATCACTATTAAGTGTATTCACTGGGTATTTTCTTATAAAGTCATATCTAGTCATTATTATTTTCCTCCATTTTATCTTATCCATACATACTTTAAATCCCGAGATATCAACACGATATCTCGGGATAATCTAATCAATTCATAGCTATTGCTTCATGTGCATTTTCCTGCCACTCCGTATCAATTTCTGTCTGCCTTTTCAGATACATATATATTACATCTGACTCGAGGCCGGTTATTGTCATATAAGCCGTACCGTTGAGTTCTTTATTTGTATATACGTCATCCATGATGTTACGATTTAATGTAAATCCACCGGCGCCTGGATGTCCACCACCACCGAAGAATTTACATATCGGTGTAATGTCATACTTATCAGAATATATGGTATATGTATAATCACCATTCTTATTCTGGAAGTACTTGATGCACAGATCAAAGTCTTTATATCCCTCGCCATTCTTACCGAACAGTGCACTATTACCCCAACTGGAGTTGATAACTGCACAATTGTGGAAGTAAAATCTTTCGGCTTCAGATTCCAGCGCTACTTTGATTATCTGCATATTGCGACCGATCATAGGACATATTGAGCCATTGATGTACTGACCGATAATATCACCGGCAGATACAATCTGGTCGATATGTTCACCCCAGATGGTTCCATCTGCAATCAGATCATCCCACAGAGGGTCCTTGATATCATGCAGTGGGAAGAGTCCCGAACCATTGAAGAATTCGAGGGAACCTTCAAGTTCATGAGCGAAAATATCGTGGTCTGATATGAGCTCAAGTACCTGTGGTACGTCTGTACTGATCAGTGCCTGCCAAGCAAGTTTAGCAGCAGATACATTTGTATCCAGTATTACATGCTGAAATAATGCCTTGTTATAATGGATACCGTTGTAGTCAATACCATCAAATAACTTCATATATGCATCAACTGATGTCTTATGATGATCAATCCAAGTCGTGTCGATGTCGAAGTTAACTTCGCGGATAACCTCACCAAGACGAATAATATCTTCGGCTGTCGGGATACTGAGGTCAACGATAAAGATATGACCGATTTCATTTTCGTCGGTATTATATGAACGGATCATGTGCTCGATTAGATCAATCTGACCACCATTCAGTGTGACGTAGATACAGTTGATATCTTTGTCATCATAACCTAAAGCTCTGCATTTGTTGAGACATACTTTTGCTGCACCATAACCATCATTATCAGTATGGTGAAAGATAAGTGCGATTTTACCCATTATTATTTCCTCCTTTATTATATCCACCGTTTGTCATAGCGGTTGATAACGTCATAAGACCCATTAATGAATTCCAGGCCTTCTTACTTTTCTCTTCTTCCTCTCGGAAGAATTCTTCCCTCTCTTCGGGAGAGAGGGATTTGATATATTCTTCGCGGGCTTTCTGCTTACGTTCTTCATTAAGCTGATATTTGACTTGTTGGGCACGCTTTCCCATCTTAGCCATTTATATAAAACCTCCAATCGTTCTGAATATCTCACATACATCACATGACACGAATGAGTCCATTATGCCGAATATATGAGGTCGCTGTGCGGTATACTTCATTATCAGTTCACTGCTTCCTAAATGTGATGCCGGGATTATATGTTCGTATATACGTAATATACATCTACCCTCAGTTTTAAGAACGATAGTATCAACACCAACAGGACACTCGGTCAATCCTATTGGAAAGTATAACGCGGGGGTAAATTGATTCTTCGACTTAAAGTTGTTAAGTGAATAAGCTATCAGAGGACCTTTGTCGAATTCAGCATCACTCACCAATGATACTTTAAATCTTGATATTTCAGAAAGATAGTCCATTATTTCTTTAATCTTATAGCTGATACCATTTGACGATATAGTATCATGAATATCAAACATTCCGAGGTCGCGAACGCCATCAGAATATTCAACATCTTTACCAATCAATGCAACGTCACTACGGATGTCACATATCTTATTGATCATTTTTATAACTTCGTGTCTATCCATAATATTTCTCCTTTACATTATATAAAACTGCCGATTGTTTTGAAGATATCACATACATCGAACATCATCTTTGGCGGCATCATACCAAAGACATATGGATGAGAGCCGAATACTTCGAGCATCTTTTCCTCGGTAGATATACGCATCGCGTTTATTTCATACATATATACCCCCAGTATTCCCTTTGATCCTGTACGAAGACCGATACACATAATATCATTATCATCGTTTATATGTACTGGGAAATATAATGCGGGTAAATCCTTAACGGTCTGGATACCTTTACCCTCATAATATGCGAGACGTGGTAATTCTGTCAACTCATCATACAATAATACATTTATGTCCGTGCATTCTGACAACCTTCTGAATAAATATACAATGGTGTCCGTAACGAGATAATTCTCTGGGGTCGGCATTACGTTCTCAATAAATCGTGGATATGTATAATCCGCGGTTTCTGGTTCAGCTGCAGATGCTCGTTCGTATACTGCACGCAATATTTCCTGTATCTCGAGTCTGTCTTTTCTTGTCATAATAATTACCTCCATTCTATATCAATTGCATTATCATTGAACGTAATAGTACAGTTGAGCTTAACGTTTAGAGCAACATTGATATGATCATCAGTTCGCTCAACTGTTATAAGTGGACTGGATACTGGTATCGACTCATCACTAGCCGGTTGAGTATTATCTGGTTCGGATACATCATGCACAGCACCAGCCTTTTTGTCATAAGGGTTTGCTACCGGTATCTCAGTTTTATATGGGTAGTTTTTCGGCTTTTTAATACCCTTATTATTTGCAGGAGGGTAATCAGGGATAATTTCATCATCCGAAACGACCAGATCATAATTTGGGGTATAGCTACTGAAATCATAAGCTTTAAAGTCGTCTGCTCTGCTGGCTCCAGATATCCATGCTCTGACTGCACAACCAGTAACTCTGTACTTCTTTGCAATTTCATCTACTGGATATCCTTTAAGTATATCATTAGCAATCATATCAATATACTTATCCAATGGAAGTTTAACAACTTTTCCACCGCGTTTACTAGCCGGAGGTAGATGAGCTAATCTATCTCCTACCACATGTTTCCATGTTTTACCATACCTGATATTCGATATAGTCATAGGATCTACGCCGAAATCAGTAGCGATGCTAGTGATACTATTATTAGCGAGAAGTCTCTGCACGATTACTTCGACATTATCCGCTGATAATTTAGTTGGGCGTTTGCTAATGATCCGCTTGGGTGTATCGGTATTTATTACCTCAGATTTTGATTCATCATTTGGTGACTTGGTATCTATTACTGGTTCCGAATCTAATAAATCGACTACTTCGTTATCAGTCGTATCACTAACCGATTCATGTACAGTTTCACCCTCACTAATTTCTGGTATGACTTTCGGTTCGTCTTGTTCGTCCTTCTTGGCATTGCTTTCAATGACTTTGTAACCAGGCATTGTTGGATACATAGTCCTAATTGATTCTTCCAGAGACTTCTTCCTTGAGAATTTCTCAGGATGTTGTCTAAATGCTTCAATGTCAGTTTTAAGTACGCCGGTCATTTTAGAGATGTCAGCGTTAGATGACCCTCTAGCAATCATTTCTTTAATCAGTTCGCGATTGCTACTGTCAATCTTGTTTGCCATATGGCAGTCCTCCTTTGATTTTTAAAGTCCTACTGGTAATTCCTACTACTACCAGCCTTATAATGATATATGCTTTGCAATAGTATTTGAAAAGACACTAAAAATCCCCAGTAACTCTACGGAGTTACTGGGGATAATTTATCAGTTACCTGTACCGTCAACACCCTGAAGGTCGAGCTGGTAGTTGATAGCATCTGCAGGATTTGCAGTGCCTTCAGCATCGAGAACCTTGAAGTCGAGGTAGTTGTATCTGAGCTTCTGCTTGGAGAGATAGTAGTAAGCGAGGTCGTTTACATATCTACCTTCATACTTGGTAACCTTGAAAGGAATATCAAGTGCAACTTCACCTCTAGAACCAGACTCGTAGTTGAGGTGGGACTTAGAGATTCTTGTTGGGAAGCAGTGTGCGAAGAGACAAGCATATTCGATATATCTTGCTGTAGGGTCGAGGTCCATGTAGATGAACTCACATGTGTGATACTTTTCACCGTAATCAACTGTGAGGGAATTCTCAGTGTTGTCAAGAGCACCATGATAGTGTGCAACACCGGACTGTGGGTCACGCATACCTGTCATCCAGGTTTCGATGAACTCACGTACAGGAGAACCAGACTGTTCGTAAAGTGTGATAGTGATTTCATCAGTATCATCCTTTACTGCGGAGATATTGGAGAATGACTGAGCTGCCCAACCACCTTCGAGAGTGATTACGTCAGCAGACACGTCGCCGATACCTGTTACAGACTTGTAACCTGTTTCAATGTAGGACTTAAAGTTAGATGTAAGGCTCTTAAACTGAAGGTCCATGAACTTTGGTACTGTGTGCATGAAGAGTCTCGAAATACCAGGAACGTAAGGAGTCATGGAGTCGAGGTTCTTCTGTGTAACGTCAATACCCTGAATGAAGTAAGAGAACTTGTTATAGTTTTTATCATTCTTCTTGATGGCCTTATCAGCCTCAGTTATGGAAGCGGACTGAAGTCTTGTACCATAGTTGCTGAGGGAGCCTGTAGTTGTATTATCTGCCATAATTCAATTTCCTCCTTCCCTTAAATATCAAGACGGTTAACGTCGATATCCACCTGGAGATACTTGATAAGAGGCTTGTTCTGGATAGCAATGTAGAGGTGGAGTACACCAAGCTCTGCTTCAGCTTCGGTTCTGTCGAAACGAGCTGTGATAGAACGTACCTGAGCCGCAGCATACTTAGATGTGAGGTTCGCAGTATCTCTGTTGAATGTATTGATATCGGATGTCTCATTGAAGTTGTACAGATATGTACAAATAAGCTTTTCAACGTCCTTCTTGATAGCAAGAGCGATGAGAGCATTATTTTCTTCGGAGAGGTTGGATACAACATAGTCGTCGGATTCAGCAAACTGATTATCACCAACAAGACCAGAGTATCTGGTTGTCTGTGTAGCACGCATTACATTACCCTTAGGGTCGATTGCTGCATAGTTTACGTGAGCGTCAACGAGCTTGTCGAGGATATCCTGATCGATACTGTCGTCGAACACTGGGAAGACAGTATTAGGAAGGAATGAGTCAATTACACCATACTTGGAGTTAGCATATGGAATATGATAACCGCCATAGCCGTTCCAGTGTTTAGGAAGAGCCTGAGCAAGGTGATATGTAGAAGATACTGTAATAACCTTCTTGTTATATGGGTCCTTAATCTTACCCATATATCCGTCGATAGACATTGTCCACGTGTTAATGATATTATCATATGGTATGGTATCATTATATACGTTTTCACGTGACTGGAGGTCAGTACCGAGGTCGAAGTAAATTCTGAAGTCCTGAGTTCTACCAGCGCCAGGATCACCAGTAACGAGACCGGCAAGAGCCTCCTTAACTTTAGTGCTGAAGTCTGCATCACATGCATAATCCAGAGGACAACGATACTTAGAAAGGATATTTCTATCGATATTACCCTTGAATGCCTCGATAAACTGTGCATCAATAGCTGCCTGTCTGTCAGGGTTAGTCATATCGAATGCACCGTCAGTACCTCCGGCGAGTTTAATACCGTAAGGGTCATCGAAGTGGAATGGACTCGAAGAATGAATCTCATATCCAGTAATACCAACATCACCCTCTGCACTTGTAACGGTGAATGGCTTAGCAGCTTCCTTAGAGATACCGAGGATTGGGTCAAACGTATATGTTGTCAAGGCTGTTTCCTTATCGATGTACTGCTGATACTTAGTGAAAATGGTATCAAGTACGGATGTGTTTACATACATGTCAATGAGGTTAGAACCTTCAGATCCACCGTATGTATTAATCACGTTCTCCATGAAGAGAGAAGTTGAACCTACAATAGCATCAGGATGAAGCGTACATCTGTACTGCTCAACCTGTTTTGTACCCTCATAGATATCAATGTAGTAATTCTTATACTTGGATGTCTTGTCGGCACGACTGTGGTTGGAAATACGAACAGAGAAGTTGTTACCACATTCGCCTCTACCCTTATATGCGAATGACATAAAGTGCATAACCTGCCACTCTTCATTTACTACAGGTTCATCGGGCAATTCCAGAGTTTGGATGGCGTAAATTGTATCATCGCCGATAGCCTTACACTCTTCAAGAACATCTTCAACTTTCGGAGCGAGATTCTTGAGCTGGTTAAGATCACGAAGATCGGTAGAATGCTTAGTGATGAAACGAATGTACAATTTCTTACCAACCTGCTTATAGCAGATGTAAATGTGTGCGTTTGCATACATAGCATCTTTAGCTGTGAGTCGAAGAACCTGGAGGGTTACAAGACCTGTGGACGCAGCGGCTCTTGTGTTAAGGTGAGCCTGACCATACTTGGAGCAAGGACCGTGACCAAAGCGATCGTCGTATTCATCAATACCATGTTCAATGGTAATAATCTTACCGTCTTCACCCTTTGGGGAGAGGCCTACAGCCAAAAACTTATAGTTACCTGATGTATCGGTCGTATATCTTCTGACAGAATTGTCATTGATACGGGTCTCTATATGTGGATAGAGATGACCTGGCAGTGTAACTGAAGTAATTGTAGCTATATTTGCCATATTAATTCCTCCTTTTATAGTAATAAATTTTCATACCCTAATAATAGCGTACCAGAGTACGTAGATTGGATATTTTAAATAACTGTTCGTCTTCACCTGTAGAGGGTGATTACCATTACATCCAGAGAACCGCCTCGATTGGTGAACGGTTTTGCTCAAGACCACGTCTACTAATATTGACAGAGGTGGTCATCATACGAGACATATGCTCGAATATCTGGGAAGAGAATACAGACGAAACAGATACTACGCTTCGGATATTATACGGCTCATAGTTATTCTTAGACATATCCTTGCCATATTTCAAACGGAACGGCTGACGAGGATTCTGTCTATCACGATAAAGTTCGCTGATAATACACTGGAGATAAGCATCCGGAACTCCTGGACTACATCCATTGATTTCCAGATTCATCTTCCACGCCTTGAAAATATCTTCATACTTAATAGTACGAGGAATCTGGCCGCGTACCAGAATGTTAAGAAACTTAGTGCAGTTATCGATATTCTGTGGGCACTGGAGTGGCATAAGAATATCTCCTGTGGTATATTTAAGGACGATAAATTCCTCCGGTTCTTCGCCAGGATATAATGCAATCTTCCTAGATTCAGAACCCGAAGGATTGGTAATAATGAGCTGGGGGTAGTTTAATGTATACAGTTTGGAATCTTCAATCTTATCTTCAGGTGTCATCGCTACTCTAGCATTAACGAGTGCGATAATCTTGAAAGATTCACCGACGGATGTAGCTACTGCAGAATGCTCGATATCTTTATCGATTCTATCTGGTGAGAAGAGAATCTTTGGAATATAAAGTTCCAGTCTATCGGCTTCTACAACCACGTTACCATCTTTAATCTTAGTAAATGTAGCCATTAGAAACCTGCCTCCTTGTCATTGAGTTTAATCATATTATCTTCCTCCTTCTGTTAAACTTATGAAGTTGTCACGATTGTGACTCAAAAGGACAAAAAAAAAACAAATGAGAGCAGGTGGGATTCTTCCCACCTGCCCATATCTGTAGTTACTTCAGAAAGTCTGGAAGGTCCTTCTTAGTTGGTGCCTTCGGTCTTTCATTATCCTGGGTTCTAGAGCGATATACCCCAGGAATCATTTCCTCATCGTCGCCGTCTGCACCGCCAATAGCATTCTGATAGCAGATGTAAGCTGCCTCAGCAGAACGCTTTGATACTCCTTCGAGTGTCAGATCGATTTTAGTGTTACCTGATGCAAGCAGAGTAACACTATTGATTCTTGCGAACCCGATACAACCGACCTCCTTAACAATGACTGGAACGGTGCGTTCCATGTTATAAAGGAGATGACCTTCCTTGTTTATAACCAGGTTATCTCCAACTCTCAGGTCAATCTTGCGTCTTTCCTTGTCTGTCAATGTGATGAAAGATTCGATCTTCATTTGTTCATTCCTCCATTATGATCTTATTATATCAACCCCCGATGTGTAATCGAGGATGGATTCTAATACATACATCTCCCCTTCAGTAGAAGGAGTGATACCATTAATGCCATGCTTTTTAAGACATCTTGCAAACTTGGTCTTTGCTGATGCTAAAGCAATCATCCATGCCCATCTATCTGGAGCAATACACTTCAGCTTCCAGGACATGTTCGGATAATCGTATAGTGGATAGTTCTCTCTGAGGATTCTTCTACCTACTATATTAGGTATAAGCTCGAAGAGAATTATCTTCTTTTGATATGGATGAGTTCTCTCATATTCTTTCAGACGATAGTTCTCCATCTGAAATGTATCGGTTACTACAATATCAAATTCCTCAAACTTTCGTGAGTTCATATCGTAAGTACCAACTACCGCAATCTTCGCGGCTTTATGTGGGAGTCTCATCTCCCTTTGCTCCAAGGCATACGACTGAAGTTTATAGAACAATTCGGTCTTGTTCATAGCTTTCAACCTCCTCAAAAAATTGGCGGTGAGGTGGGGTCAACACCCCGCCGCCATGTGATGAACTATCAGGTTGTGATAGCCGCGAGTTCGTCGAATACTTCTTCGAAACTATCTTCGAGTTCGATTCCTTCGTCCTCGATGTCGATGTTTCTGAGTGCCTTTCTGACACCCTTGAAATATTTCATCTCAAGATTTCTAGAAATCTTGTCATGCTTTGCAAGCACATTGAAGACTGTGATTGCAAGCATCTTCTTCTCCGCTGTAGATTCAGCCAGGTAGCGGATAGCGAATTCCTCCGCGTCGAGGTTTGCGGTCATGAAGTTGTGTTCATTAGCATAGAAGTATGCCTTCGCAGCCTCGTAGCGATTGATAATGACACGGGCCTTCTTACTGTAACGGAAACAGTTCTGTGATTTCTTACCCATGATGATGATCACTGCACCGCTAGGTACAGTTACTACATCACCATCATGACAGATGTTGATTGTATCCGTAGTAACAGCGGCAGTCATGTGACCGCGGAGTCCGTCTGAAGCCTTGAGGTATTTCGCCTCAGTGATTATGGTGTACACTGGTGTCATTACACCATTGCCATAGTCCGTACGGTAGTTGGCGATGAGTTCACCGTTGATTGATCCTCTGATGATTGCACATTCCTTTTTCTTGTTTGTCTTCTTTGCCATAAAGCATTTCCTCCTAAATTTAATTTGGTTTATTCTGGGGCTTATGTATCCCCGCTTGCAACGTAATGATATATACTTTCCAATGCCTTTTAAAAGACTAAAATTACCCCTAACCCGAGTGATGGTTAGGGGTAATTTATCATGTTGACTTCTTGCGTTTACCTTTAAAGAGACCTCCGAGTACATCGAACAGTGTACCCTTATATCCCTTCCAAAGGTAATCCGACATATTGGGAGGTGTTGTCTTTCGAGCATTGAGTTTCTTCTGTACTGCCCTCAGATGTTTAATAACCGCATCATCGGCAGCGTATGTGCCCTGAGTTTCAAATCTCTGATTGAGAGTTGCTTTGATACATACCATCTTATGGATAGATGGGTCTATCTCTGCAGTCTTGTGAAGGTAAACGCGTACGGTAGTTGCACCGATACCGTAATCCTCAGCAAGAGAGCGGATAGTTGTTGATGAGGACAGCACATAGTCGAATACGATATTCCAATATGTGTTATCATCTACAGCCATTACGTTAAGCATTGGAATTCACCTCATTAATGTAGATTTAGTGTCATGAAAGAACGATTATCTTTCCGTGCCTATTAATGAGGTGTTCGTCGGCAGATGTTGTAATGATATCTACCGGGTAGCCTTCAAAGATGTCGTTATGGGTAATGAAGAATGCTTGCTCGGCATTAATCTTCTTAAAGTACTGAGAGAAGATGAGTAATAATGAGCGACGGCTTACATTATGAATTGGACCATCGACTTCGTCAAGTAACGGGATGTTATATTTAGAAGAGCTCTTCATCATCAGAGCAAATGATAATGCTATTGAGATAATGGCTCTTTCACCCTGGGATGCAGAAACTACATCATCGATAATACGCC